GCCCCAGGATCCTTCTGACGATCCCAAGCTTCTTGGTCATCGTCATCTTCGGCAAGGTCACAGCCTGCGCTGCGCGACTGTCCTCTGGCGTAGCTGTCTTCTCGTACGCGACTTTCTGCGCGTTTCGACGGTTCGACGCGATGATGTCACAGCAGATGTCGAAGCACTGATCGCAGATGACTCCTGGCAGCTTGTTGGCTATCGGTGCGCACTGGCGACAGTGCGCCTTCGTGTATGCGGCTATTCTCATCGCGCCTTCACCATGATTGCCGAGGCGACCGCTGCCACGATTAGCGACACGATCGGTGTCACGACGTGACCGACCCACGTTCGTGAGCTTTTGTTCTGATACTCCAGCACGTTCAACCTGCTCTCTAGCTTTGCCAAGTCGCTTCTTATCACTACGATCTCCGCGTTTCTGAGAGCACTGACCTCTGCGCCAAGATCAGTCATCAGCCTCTTGACGTCTCCGAGCTGTTCTCTGATGTGCTCGAACTCCTGAACGACTAGTTGGTCTCGCTCTTCGATTGGACGCTTAGGTGGCATCTGCCACGCTCTTGACGATGGCCACCACGACGATTCCGCGTGGATCCATCACTGGCGCGAGCGATATCTGAACTGTGACAGGATCGCCGTTCTGATGTCTGCCCTGCAGCGGTCGGGCGAAGTTCATCGGTCGCGTGGACGGCCGCTTGAAAAACGTGCGGATGTGCTGCTCGTGCATTCCAGCGAGCTCTGGCGGCAGCAGCTTGTGAACAGGTTGTCCGAGCAGTTGGCTGCGGTCGTAGCCAAACATGAGCTGCAGCGCTTCGTTCACTAGAACGATGATGCCGCGCGAGTCGACGACCACGAGTCCCTCGCCAAGTTTGTCGACGATGCGTTCGTATGTGCTGGGGTCGAGCTGAAACTGTGCGACGACGGCGTTGAGCTCCTTGATCTTCTCGATGACGTCGCTCATCGTGAATACCACTCAGAGATGTGACCTGCGAGCACTGCGTTCATGTGCTCGTCACATATTTTCACTTCACCACTCCCATCTGCGGCACTCTGTACTGCTCGACCGACTCCTCGCGCGACGTCGTCAGCGCCCGTGTGGTCTTCTCCGCGTGCTTCTCTGCTCGCTCTCTAGCTAGCCTGAGCAGCTCCATCGTGCGCTCGCGTGTTCTGTTGGTGAGCTGCGTGGTCGTCGTGTTCGGCGTGCCGTCTGTACCTACGCTCTGGTTGATCTGCACTGCGACGTCCGGCATCGCCAGGCCGTCGAGCTTTGCCATGGAGTCGACAGTCTTGAGTGCGACGATTAGGTTTGGTTCGACGTCCTGATTCGGACTCATCGCCCTAAAGTAGATCTCGCGATACATCGCACGCAGCTCGTCACGACGCTGCGTGATCGCGTAGTGTGTCGTTCCCTCGAGCTTCCAGGTCGCCTGAATGATTGACTCGTAGCGTCGGTACGTGGCAAGATCCAGGCCGTGTGTAGTCTTCGCCCACTGTCGACAAGCGACACGCGAGTGACCTGTGAGCATCATGCGCTCGAGCTCGACCATGAACGCCTCGACCGGTTGGTCGTCAGCGTCGATCACAGTCGTGCCGTCAGACAGCGCTGCGTACCTCTGACGTCGACTCCATCGCTCGGCATCGCGTGGCGTCGACGTTGCGCCGAACACCGACCCATCGAAGGCTGACGACTCGTCAGAGTCGGACAGAAGGACGTGCTCTGACGAGTCGTCAGCCAGGAAGTCACCCACGATAGCGGCGCTAGCACGCGGCGCCGCAGCCGCACAAGCGCGAGTTGACGTGCTAGTGCGTTCGTCTTGTACCGCAGCTTTCTTGGAGCCGCACAAGCGCGAGTTGACGCACTAGTGCGTTCGTCTAAGTCACAGTTGTCCTACGGCCTGCCGTAGGTCGAAATCACTTGTCGCTCACCGTCACACAGCGTTAGCTGGTCGTTGCACTCTGCAGCACACGCACCGACGTAGGTGAGTCCGCACCGCGTCTGGCACGGCTGCGTAGGGCTCGACAGCGCACAGTCACGATCTGCCACGACCTGTCCGCTGTCGCAGGCGTTCCACTCGAGCGTGTCAGCGAAGACGTCGCCGAAGAATGCACCTTCTAGTCGCGTGTAGACACTCGGCGCCTGAGGCATCAGCGCCGCGCTGCCACCACGCATCTCTACGATGGTCACCAGGCCCTCGACGCTGAGTTTTGCGAGCAGGCAGGCGCTGACCCATCGTCGCTCCCTGTAGGTCAGCGCGCGCCAGCGCCAGGCTGGCGCCAGGCCGATCTCGCCGAGCAGCTCGACGTCACCTGCGGTCAGCGTGTCGCCTGCCGACAGCGCGCACGCCGCGACGTGACTGACCAGCTCGAGCTGGTCGTCAGGCACTGTCAGAGCGTCACGCCACATCTGCGTGAGCAGCGGCCTGCCGGCAAGCAGCAGCTGGGGCGTCATGACGCCGGCCGTGATTACGTCAGTGCTAGACACACCGAGCGTCGGCGCACTAGTGCAGGACACGAGCAGAAACACGACCAGCGCACTGAGTCTCATTCGGGCTCCTTGCAAGTGTCGGGCCGCGTCGTGCGGCACGCGCGTTGCTTAGCGCACGCAAGCACGACGCGGCAAGACGCGCAAGGGTGAACTGTCGCTAGTGCGTCTTCCCACGCCGCAAGCGCTGGCATTCGCGCAGCAGCAGCTCGAGCTTGTCCGCGGTGTCTGCCGCGAAGCCCTGCAGGTGTCGCAGTCGGTGATCGTCGTTCGCTCGCAGCTCCGCGATGCGCCGCTCGATCGCCGCTGTGTCGATTCGGTCGGGTGCGGCATCGGTCGGGTGCGACATCAGCGACTCCCAGGCCGCTTGATGATCCATAGCAGAAACAGCAGGGCCAAGCATGCCGGCCAGAGACACACCACCAGCGTGGTACCGCGCCAGCGCTGGCCAGTGATCGCCTCGGCGGGGGTTGGGCCGCACCACCAGTCCACGGCGAAGACAGCTGAGACGCCCGCCGCGTACACAGCGACGCAGGTGATGAAAAATGTGATCATCGTGTATTCCTTGCTTAAGAGGCAGGGTTAGACGAGTCCGTACTTGACCGCGACAGCTGCGATCGTTGCCAGGCGTGCTGCGCGCTCGTCAAATGTGCGATTCGGCATGGCGATCGCCGACTCCCACTCGTCAGACACCGCCTGTGCCGCGGCCTTCTCCTCGGGTGTTCCCTTGCGCGCGCTGCGCAGCGCATTGTTGATCGTTGCGTCTGCTGCCTCGAACTGCACTTCAGTAAGTTTCTCCATGACTTGCTCCTTGTGTCCTCACGCTACATACGGGTGAACGCAGCCGTGACGAGACTGTGCACGTGCCGCATGATCGACTGCCTGTAGGCGGGTGGGAGCTGCCAGAAGAGCCGCATGTCTGGCAGCGCGTCGATGGCGTCTGCCAGGCCAGGCGGACCTCCGTCGATGGCTAGTTCGGCCGCTGCGCGGTCTGCGGCGCGGCGACCGAGATGTAGAGCACGCTTCAGCTCTGCGAGAGTCACGAAATCCATGACGCGTCCTGTGAGTCGGTACTGCTTGGGTTGTACTGCTACTTCCTTGATCTGAAACCAGCGGAGCGCTGCGACTCCTCGTAGATGAAAACCAGCGAGTCCGTGACTCCAGGCTACCTCGGGATGACAACGTTCATTCGAACCCTGTCACCCAGCACAACCTGCTCTTCGCCCGAGTAATGGCGACGTACATGATGTTCGCCTCCTCGCTCTCACCATCATCTGGACGGAACGTTCCTTCGAGGAGGAAGGTACGCTCCGCTTCGAGACCCTTTACCCGGTGTACAGTGCTGCACAGAATAGCGCCGCGCGACGCGTCATCGCTGAACAACTCGTTCACACGCGTCTCGAGCTCGGATACAGTAGCAGCACCCTCGCAGAGCGCCAGGACGATCTCGGCCTGGTCGCCGACGAAAACGATGCGCGCCTCTCTGGCTTCGTCCGAGAGCTTCTGAGCCTTCGACGTCTCGCGCTGCAGCCAGACGTTCAGAGCTGGCTCGATGTCAGCGATCGTGCGCGCGCGCAGCTTCCTAATGAGCACTATCACGCCGCGCCCTACGTCGCGACCGCGCACCCGCGCGCGCTTGCCGAGCTTCAACAGCGCCATGCACACCTTGACGAGTGGCGCGGTCTTCTGCTTAGCGAGCTCCATGGCGTCGTACGCCGCGTTGCTGCACGCTTCGAGAGGCCAGCCCTGCTCCTCCATCTCGTCGTCCGGCAGGATATCGAACTGTGCAGCTACGTCGTCGATTTTCTCTGACGACGCAAACGGATACAGCTCGCGCGTCTTGGTGTGCAGCCGGCCGACGAGCTTTTGCACGCGGTCCGGAGCATTCGGGATCACGCGCTTGACCAGCGAGAGAGCGCGCTCTCCAGCGTGGTCTGGATCCTCAACCTCCACGATCCAGTTGCGCTTGATGTATCGAAGACCGAGCGCGTGAAGGGTCTTCACCTCGACCTTGGAAGAGCCGACGCGCGCCTGCAACTCCTTCGCGATCTCCTTGTTGAAGGCTGCGAGAAGTATCGCCTTCTCTGGCGCGCGGCTGACGCCCTCGACGATGGTCGTCGTCTTACCAGTGCCAGCTCGAGCACGGACAACGAGGTGACCGCGACCGGTGGCAAACCAGTCGAACACGGCGATCTGCTGAGGCGACCAGGTGCGGGTCATGACTGCACCTGCTCCACAACGAACTTGGTGATTACGGTCTTGCTGTTGTGGCTGAGCCAGCGTTGGCAGTCCTGCTCTGACCACAGGGCACTACCGAGACGAATAATTGAGAACCAGGTCTTGCGATTAGCGCGGCGCTGAAACACAAAGATGTTGCGAGTCGTGGTGGTCATGTCCGTTGCTCCTTGTACCTTCAATCTAGCACCCGGTTGTCGCCGCGCAAGTGAATTCGTCAACTATCTTCGTCCATCCAGCTTTGCCGCACACACGACGCCGTCTACCGCGGCACCGCCGACACTACCTCATGCGACTGTTGCTCACGTAAGCTCCGCTACGCTTTCGTCGTGCAGGTCGACGGCGCACTCATCCACTGCGGCGGTGAGGAGACGAACATCAGGTGTGTGGCGATGATCACACTACACGCTTATGCTGCCGAGCTCGGCGTCGAGCTAGATCGTCATGCCGCTCGGTCATCGCGTGTGTCCCTCAGTTCAACCAAGTGGTAGTAGGCGAGCCCACCAGGTTCGTGAAGCCAGATCTCATAGCGCTTGTCTTCTCTCTTCATACCTATTCCTTCACACCCGCAGTAGCGCGGCCAACGAGCCAGCGCTCAGTATTGAGCGAGCGTTCTTCTCGGCGACAGCGACAGCCTCGAAGAGCTCGCCACTGTCGTCGCGAGACTGCATCGGCCTGGCGCTGGCGTTCGGTAAGCTTCATGCTGCAAGCCTAGCACTTGCTGGTGCACCTTGCAAGCGCGAAACTTATCACTCCTTTGTGACGCCGTGCATCGAGCGCCGCTGGCGCTTCGCGCCGACGTACTGACCATGTGCGTGAGCTGCAACTACCAGGCCGATGACGAGCAGAAGTGTGTGGTACATGCCGACATCCTAAGCGTGGTTACGCGAAAATGCAAGCACCTCGCCAGGATTTTCTGACGAGGTGCGCTTGTAGTAACGAGGTGCGTTGCTACGCGTCGCAGTCGACGCCTGGTGTGCACGTCGCTGACGCGCAGGACTGGGAACCGTCTGCGTTGATGTTGCACACCGCCACGATCACCAATCCCGGCAGCTCGATGCGCACGGCGCAGTGATTTCCGACGCACACTCCCCATGTCTCGTTCGTCGGATCCCCGCCTTGCGTCGCGGCGTAGTGCGCGGTGATCTCGCGCAGGGTGGGGATCGGCCCAGGTCCGAGGCAGTTGTCCGGGTCGAGTCGGCACAGATTCGACTGCTGGGTCGACGCGACCGGCTCATCTACGCACGCGGTTGTGAATACAGCAGAGACGACAAGCGACAAAATATAGATCCTCATGTCACGTTCCTTTTCTTCGGCACGATTGCCGAGGCGCCTCGCCCCGGACTCCAACCGGGAACGACCTGCTACGAAAGTGCGAGGCTGTCAGCTATTCAGCAACCGCCGCCGCCGCCGCCGCCGCCGCCGCCCTGATGGATCAGCTGGCTGAAGCACTTCGTTCGTATCGGATTCATCGAATACGAGTGGCTGTCATCATCATATGGTGGTGGATAGTATGAGTCAGGTTCCGGAAAATTGAAGCCCTCGCAGACCCAGCCACTCGGTCCAGCCGGCAGGTAGTTCACGGCGTTGAACGCCAGGTCGTGCGACCTGTCCCAGGCGGTCGCCTTGTTCGTGCTCGTCGAGTAACGAGCAACGAGTCGAGCGAGCTGTCCGTGCAGGGCTGTGACTATCGGACCGCTCGCAGACGGTGCGTTGTCGCAAGGTTCCCATGGGTACGCAGTCACCGCGTACATCCATGACCAGCACGTCCACAGCGTGTAGTCGTGCGGCGTGATGACGTCATCATCCGCCGGCATGTCCACCACCGGAATTGGTGCCTGCACGAGCCACACGTCGCTGACCGCGGTCGACACCGGGGCGTCGGCCGCGATCGTTGACGTGAACCTGAACTCGTTGCCGTGCTCGTCAACGTAGGTTGACGGCTGCGCGTCGAACGCGAACGAGTGGACACCGGCCGAGTCCAGTGTGACGAGCTCGGCCGGTGCGCTGAAGGCGTCGTGATCAGAGTCGCGCCACAGGCGAAGCCGTGACCAGACGCTGTCGTGCGCGTCGATCACACCATCTTCGTTCCCACCCTGTGACTCGAGATCATAGTAGGCGAGCGCCTGGAATCCATTGGGGTGGTCACTCATGACTTGAGTGGAGCCGTCGCCGAACAACTCGGACCCGTCGCCAATGCGCCCGTCGCCGTCGAGATCGATCGCCAGAAACGCGTCGTCGGAGCCGGACGCGGTCCAGGCCCAGAGCCCAGGCTGGTTCGGGTGGAGCGCGAACACGACGCCATCCTCGGCGCTGGTGAGGTGGATGCCGTCGCCGGCCGTGTCGACGATGATCGGCGACCCTGGGCAGCATCCTCCACCACCGTCGCCTGTCGACGTACAGAGCTGTTGACTCGTAGTCGACTGTAATGGCAGTGCAGAGCATCCTGTTAGAGTCAGTGTCAGTAGTAGCCTACGCATGTATCGTCCTTCTCGTCGGCAAAGATGCCGAACGGTGCCTCGCCATGGACTCCAACCAGTGTTCCCTGCGACCACAGGAGCGAGGCTGTGTTGCTCAGACGGTGTCTCGTCCGGACTCCTTCCAAATCCGAAGAGCAAACCTGCGACTACAGGCGAGACTTGTTGGTGCACTGTACACCCGGTTGGTGCACCGTTGCAAGCGCGAAATGCAAGATTTACTGTCTCTGAGGCGACCTCGAGGCACGTTTGGTGCACCGTTGCAAGCGCGAAAATGGCGTAAATGACGCCACGGTAAACCGCGGCATGCACTATATTACGGACTGAATGTCAGTGCACCATAGTGTGGCACTGCCTAAGTTTACCAATGATCGCACAGTAGTGCACCGCAAAGCAGCACGGTCGTGCTATTTGTTCGGTAAGCAACCGGCTAGTGCACCGGCGTAGTGTGCTAAATGCACGACGAACGGAGTCAAAAGACCTATGGTGCACGGTGGATAAACCAGTGAAAGCACCGCACTGCAGGCGCTGTTGTAAGCGCCAACACGTTCGGCAGGTGTAACGTCGAAGACTGACCTATGGTGCACCGGCAATTTGTGCGATTTAGCACAGTTAGTGGTGCACTAAAACCACTGAGTGGTCGTACTTAGCCCGGGTGCACGTGCGCAATGCCGCACGAAGACCATTTGTCTTAATGTGAACCTAATAAAAGTCGTAGGTGGAAGCAAAATTTGGTTTTGGTGCACTGGTCTGATAACCTGAAGCTATCAAAACTAAGCTAAGTGCTTGCCTACTTGTACTTTTGGCAGGCCCCCCTATTAAATTTATATAGCTTCTTTTCAACCCTTTATGAGTATAGGGGGTTGATTCTGTTGCGTAAGGTAAGTTTTTCGTAAACATGGCATGCCGGCTGGTAAACCAGCCGTATTCACGGCAAATTCTGCTATGTAGGTATCTACCTACATGCCTCAAACTGCAAGTAAGCGAAGCGTAAACCAACACACCAACTGGTAACCCACTGGTATTCTCTCATCATATTTCGGTAAACCAGCGCACCACCACTTCGCACTTGCGCACCCGGGTGCACTGTGTTAAGCTCACAAACTATGCGCCGCACCCACCAGACAGGTAGCGAATCAGTATGAGCGACAGTCCTCTGACTCCGTCCGAAGCGCATCGTCGCCTCATACAGATGGAGCGTCAGCGCGACGAGGAGCGCGCACCACTGCCAGTTCGCATCCAGTTTCCTCCGTCTCCGCCGATCATCAGCACACCTCCACGACAAGTTCGCGCCGCAGTCGCGCTCGAGCAAGTAACCCGGGTGTTCCGCACCGGTGCAGACAAGCTCAAGCACCGTCGTACTGTCGTGTTGAGCACAGTAGAGTTGTACAGAATGCTGACGTTCATGGGTGAGCACGAGACCTCATCAGAGTGGATCCGCCAGGCCGTTGCTGAGCGTCTAGACAGACTCACCAAGGGGGCCGACAGTGGCGATCAACGTTGATCCATTTACCACATGCTCGTCGATGCCAGCTTTCTTCGCCGGACTTCTGCACGACGTCGACGCGGCGGACTTCCGCACTCACCTGGGTCGCTGCGGCGACTGCCAGGACGAGCTGTACGCCAGGATGCAGATGCAGCTCATGCAGAAGACCAATCCTTCCTATAACACGCTGTATGCTGTGCACCTTCTCAGTGCGCGACAGCTGCGCCATGAAAGAGAGTTGCTCAGGCAGATGCGCCACCTGATCAGCCGACCGCTCCCACGCGCAACCCTCAGGCGTCGACGACCGAAACTGCGACACCTGTTCTGGCCTGTCTGGCTCACTATCTCTGTAGCTATGACGGTGCTGTGGGCTGGTCTCGAAGTCACTGGTGTCGACGCGACAGACTCCCCTGTGTCTCTGCTTCTACTGACGCCGGCGCTGCTGTCTCTAGTGATCGACGGTGTGGCGATGATGGTAGGAGTGCGGCGATGACCACACCAAAGCAGAAGTATCGCCGCGTGTGGTTCGGCGGTGACGACCCTGGTGTCGGCTTCGTGACAGTCGACCCACCGCTTCTTCCGGGCGAGGTCGAGATCGATCTGAGCGACCCACCGCCGACGCCGACGCCGAGCGAACCTGAGCACGAGCTGTTCGAGGTTGTCATGGACGACCTTCTCAGGACGCCGCGATGAGCCGCAAACCACCGACACCCGGGCCTGTCACCAAGAGCCGCAGGCTCCAGGCGCAAGCTCAGGCACTCTGTCGCGTCGAGTACACCGAAGCACCGTCACTGCTCCAGCGACTGTCGACGCTTGCCTCTAGTCTGCCGCGACCGCCGACTGTATCGCTCTACTCGCCTCCGCCGCTGTCGCTTCCGCCGCTTCAGCCGCAACCGACGTTGACCTGGCGCTCCGACCTGTACCGCTACGTCCTGGTGACGACATGAGCATCCTCGCGAGGCTCGAGCTCTTTGCCGCTCGACAGCGCGCGGCGTGGCGGGGCCTGGTTCAGGCCAGACCTCAGCTTCCGCCACCGTGCGACGCGTGTCGCGCTACTGCCCTCGCAATTAGCAAGCTCTGCGCTCGCGTCACCTCCCTCACACTTTCACCCGGATTGCCGCGTAGCGCGTGGTCCGTGCTGTGCGAAATCGACAGCGACATGCGCCAGCTGAAGTGGCCGCTGGTGTCGAGCATCGACGACGCGTTGCACGCGCGACACTGCAGGTACGTCGAGCAGAACGGAGCTTGCAGAGACTGCGGCTTCGCACGTGAGACTCACTGCCAGAGATGCGTGAGCAGTCGGTGACTCCTGACTTCGACGTCTCGCTAGCGTTCCTGCGTCAGCTCTACCCGAGCGGACCGTGGATGCTGACGAGCATCAGCGTCGACAAGCTGAAGATAGAGTCGCGTACGTTCACACCGAGCGACGAAGATGACGTCGTCAAGTGGCTCGAACTACACCGCTCGCGCAATCTGTACTACAGCGTGAACGAGCCAGTGGAGAAGGCCCACGAGAAGAAGAAGCTCGAGAAGACCGACGTGCTTCGCGTCCACTACCTGCACGTCGACGTGGACCCCCGGGCGCCAGATCCCGGAGACGACCCCACGGAGCACTACCAGCGCGAGCAGGCGCGCATCCTCAGACAGTTCGAGCAGTACGCCGTGCCGCCCACGGCGCTGGTGTTCTCTGGTGGTGGATTCAATGGTCTGTGGCGCTTGGACACGCCCGTAGACGTGGCAGCACACGCTCCCTCCCAAGAGGAGGCTGTGCGCCGCGCCATAGACGTAGAGCGACGCAACTGGCAGTTCGAGCTGGACTTCTCCACGCCTGACCACTGCCGCGACGTGTCGCGCATCCTGCGACTACCCGGCACGGTCAACAGGCCAGACGAGAAGAAGGTACGGCGCGGCCGAGTACCAGCCATCGCGCGCGTCATTTACTTCACGGACGTCGCCTACCCGCTCACACAGTTCGTGGCCACGCCGATCGTCGCCGCGAACCAGGGGAGCGGCCTCACCCGGGTTAGCGAGAACGTCAGGCGCGTCGAGTCGCTGGCTGAGCTGAACGTGCCAGACAAGATCAAGATTCTGATTGCGCAGGGCTTCGACCCTGACGACGCAAAGTTCAGTGGTGCTGACCGTTCTGTCGTGCTGTTCTATGTGTGTTGCGAGCTAGTGCGCCACAAGGTCGACGACGCGGTGATTCTGGGCGTCATCACGGACTCGCGCTATCAGATCAGTGCCTCTGTGCTCGACAAGGGCAGTAGCTCGCGTCGCTATGCACTGCGACAGGTGAGTCGTGCAAAGGATCGTGCGATCAACCCAAAGCTCGCAGAGATGAACGATCGGTACGCTGTGGTCGGCAACTACGGCGGCAGGTGCATGATTCTGATAAGCAAGAGTGAGAGTGTCGCGGCTGGCGACAGCCGGCTGGCCGTGGCTGACGAGACGAGCCCTAGTATCCGCGAGTACGAGTTCCAGCGACCTGTGGAGTTCTTTCGCGCGATGGACCACGACAAGATCGACTTCGTCGACCGCAAGGGTCGGCCGACCAGTCGCGGCGTGGCCTCGTGGTGGTTCGACCAGAACCGACGACGCCAGTACGACCACGTCGTGTTCGAACCCGGGTTGGACACGCCAGGCGACCTGAATCTGTGGCGCGGCTTCGCCGTCGAGCCACAGCCTGGCAGGTCGCACGTTCGCTACTTGGAGCATGTGCACGAGAACATCTGCAGTGGCGACGACGCCTCGTACGACTACGTCCTCAGCTGGATGGCGCGCGTGGTGCAGTTCCCTCGCACGCAGTCGATGGTGGCGCCTGTGTTCCTCAGCCCCGCGCGAGGTACTGGCAAGAGTGTGTTCTGTGGCCTGTTCGCGAAGATCTTCGAGCCACACAGCTGGATCGTGGACAACAGCGAACGACTCACAGGCAACTTCAACGCGCACCTCGCTGACCGCGTGCTGGTCGTCGCCGAGGAGGCGTTCGACCTGCGCGACAAGCGCCACGAGAGCGTGCTGAAGGAACTTATCACTGGACAGTGGCGCTCGGTCGAGAAGAAGGGTGTTGACATCGTCAGGCGCCCCAACTACGTGCATCTAATGCTGACCAGCAACAACGACCGCGTGGTGCCAGCGGGCGACCACGAGCGACGGTACATGGTGTTGAACGTCGGCACCAAGCGACTGCAGGACAGCGTGTACTTCAAACAGATAGTGAGTGAGTTCTGCACCACTGACGAGATGGGCAGTCGGCTGCGGCCAGACGGCGGAGGTGCGCACTTGCTTCACCACTTGATGTCGCTAGACCTGAGCACGTTCGATGTGACGAAGTATCCACACACCGAGGCACTGCGCGAGCAGCAGGAGCACAACCTCAGCACAGAGAACGAGTGGCTGCTGCAGAAGCTAGAGACTGGTGTATGGATGAGCGGTCGCGAGCGCTGGGAGGGTCCGGTGCTGAAGAATGAGCTGTACCAGAATTACACTGCGTACTGCAGGCTGCTGAACATACGCTTCATCCAGCCGTACCGAATCTGGCATCAGTGGCTGGTCAAGACGCTCGGCAAGGGCCGCGTGGTGTCGCGACAGCTGATCACCAGCAGCCACGACAGGCCGTGGGCTTTCGAGTTTCCACCGCTCGACGACGCACGCGGTGCGTATCTCAAGTGCAGAGGCTGGTCGACGTACGACTGGCCGCCGATCATGCGTCTCGTGGAGGACACCGGGCAGGCGAGGATGCAACTGCCAGGAGCGACGATCAAGAACGGAGGAGCGTTTGAGTGAGGTTGTCAGGCACACCAACGCGCTTAATCTCAGCATGCGAGAGCCGTGCAACGGCTGCCTGATCTCAGGTAACGCGCCAGACGGCGACGTGACGTACGAGATACGTCGTGCCAACGGTAGCGGCTGGCACTTGTCAGGGTCGTCACTACCTGTAAGCTTCGAACGATGGAGCCTGGTGAGAATGTTTCTCATCCGGCTAGATGTACGTGACATCGAGTACCTGGAATTCTAAGGAGAAGACTATGAAGAAGATCGCGAAGAGAAATCTCAAGCTCAACCTCGAAATCTTGCAGAACCTCTCTGGTGTTCACGGTGGCGCGCCAAATCTCAGCGTCGACGGCGAGGGTAATTCATGCGACACGTGCCAGTGCACAGACTTCTGTCCGACCAATAGCCCGAAGAAGTTCACGTGCGCTCTCGGCGGGTGCTAAGGCTGTGAGTGACGTGTTCGATGCTAGCGTCGCAGCCCTAGAGACGATAGGCTCGGTCATGAGTGGTGTTCGTCCGCTGCTGACACGCGTGCTGCGGTCGACGCAGGCGTCTGGTCGAGCGCCAGATGAGCTATCTGCAGTCTCGACCTACCTGATCGGCACCGAGGAGGACAAGTACATCACGCGCACGCTGTTTCCGCGCGTCCACGACTGTCGTCTGCTCGTCCACACACTACACCGAGCTGATCGAGAGCCACATCCGCACGACCACCCGTGGGACGAGGCTGTCTTCCTGATCGTGGACGGTGGGTACACTGATGAGCGATGGTATCTGCAGGATGACGGTGAGTGGGGTTGGGTGAGAAGAGAACTGCGGCCTGGAATGGTCAACAAGCTGCGCGCGATTGACTATCATCGAGCTATCGAAGTGCTGCCGGACACGCTCACATTCGGCGTTGTCGGCAGACGCGTGCAGGAGTGGGGCTTCTTGGTGGATGGTGTGAAAGTGCCACATGCGGACTATCACCGCGCCTGACTGCCGCGTGTTCGTGCTTGCTGCGACAGACACACCGGGTGTACCGTAGGCTTGCAGCGTGGATCTATTCGATAATAGGCTCCATCGAACTAGAATGCCTGACGATAAGCCCACAGTCTTCTACTGCGATCCGTGGCACTGCGGTGTGGGCGCGTACTGAGAAAACAGGGTTGAGGAGAACAACAATGCTGCTGAGAAGACTCACTCATCGCTACGATCGTACTAAGTACCCCAAGTCCAAGCTGCCGGGACCTGCGGTCTGCATGTTCGAGGCAGAGGTCAGTTTCAGTGTAGTGCCGACTGTCCACGACGTGGCGACCGTGCGGTCGCCGCATGTCGGAGCGACAGTGCGTGCGATCAACCGTAGCGAGGAGCAATGAAATGCAGAAGAGACTGAAGCTATCCCTGAAGCGCGAGACTATTCGGTCACTGACCACACTCAACCAAGTTCACGGCGGCCAGCTGCCGCAGGACTCCGTCAATATATGTCCTGGAACGCAATTCGCATCATGCGATGGGCCGAGCTGTGTCGGACCTACGTGCCACTGTCAGAGTGGCGTACCGCAGAGTTGTGAGGCGACCTGCACTGGCACGATCATCACGTTCTGAGGAAGCAGCATGATGCAGCCGTCAAGCTACATCTATGAGTGTGAGTACGGATCCTTTCGTCTCACACCTGCGACAGGCTACGACACGCTGTTCGTAGCAAGAACACCGCACATCCTGTCGCATCTCGGTCCGACGGTGCGAATGATTCTCCGCACAGTCACTCACTTAAACGACCGGCTGGTGTGGTACCCACTGCGCCAGTGGAGCATTATGCCAGAGGAGCTGAGGCAAGTTATGCGACAGGCTTATCACGAGCTGAACAGCCCTTCTGACAGCGAGAAAGTGTTGTTCCTGAGAGGGCTAGTTCCATGTGCGGTGTAATCGCATACTTCCCACACGACGCGAGCGATGGTTTCGACTTCGACTACGCGCGCCTGATTTTCACCCGGGTGATGCAGGAGTCGAAGGTGCGCGGACTGCACTCGTTCGGTCTGGCGCACGTCGAGACGTATCCTGTACCTACAGAGTATTCTCCACACCAGCGAACTGGCTCTGTCTCTGTCATTCGAGCTCACTCTCTCGAGTTGGTGACTGATGCGTTCCAGCCTGCCTGGCCGACGATAGCTCACTGCCGCTACTCCACGAGTGGCGATTGGCATGTGCTCGACAACTGCCAGCCGATCGTCGTCGGCGATCTCGCTCTGGCTTTCAACGGCGTGATCCACATGGGTACGAAGGAGGAGTACGAGGCTGCGTTCGGCGTGAGATGTGTGTCAGACAACGATGGCGAAGTCTTCCTTCGTCGCCTGATCGCCGGGCAGGTGTGTCGTCGGTCAAGATGATCTCAGCGATGATCAGTTGGCTTCAGTGCTTCCTCTCTTGCAGAAGACGCCGCGTCCCACAGTGTGGAACACTGAGACCGTGCTCTGCGCCTTCCGCAAGTTTCATCGCGGCAAGAGATGGATCGGCTATTATCTCGACCGACAGGCTGTCGAGATATGTAAGCTGCAGAACCACGTGCTGTATGGCGTCGACTGGCAGGTGCTGTGGGACTACCGGGCAGAGACGTACGATCATGCGTGGCTGGCGGAGCTGCACGATGGTGTGACGGAGAGAGGGCTGAGTGTGGAGTGGAAGGACCGACAGTTGATGAAGACGTGGCGCATAGTAGAAGGGAAGCGGCATGAGTGACTACAAGCAGTTTCTAGATGACTGTCCCAACTTTAGGGAGACGCCATACGACAGCCTTAGCGTGATCGATTGGTTCACAAAGAGATTAGCACTCAATCATGAGCAGCACATCCGCGCGTTCTTCAAGCGGCCATCCACATACTCCAGCGAGCGTGTGAACAGGTTGCCCAAGGAACTCAATCCAGTGCATGTCGCTGCCACAGCCGACATCATACTCAAGCCCTGCGTCATGTGCAGCTGTCTCACACAGCGTGTCGTGATGGGTATTGAGAGTAACGGCACGGCTCGCTTGACGTACGTGTGTCCTCGCCTTGAGTGCAAGAAGGACTACGCGCAGCAGACACAGCAGGAGTTCGAGGCGCGACCAGCACCGAAGCGGTCGCGAAGATGAGGACCAAGATTCTAGTCCTCTGCCATGGAAACCTCAACAGGTCGCCAGCTGCAGCCAAGATTCTAGCCCGTCACAGGCCAGGGCTGCTGATTCAGTGCGCTGGTGTCAAGGCGACTGACGGTCACGTGATCGCCAAGAAGATGCGAACGACGCTCGAGGCGTGCGGCTACGAGTCTACAGGACGCTCCCAACGCGTTACCAGGGTGATGGTGGACTGGGCGGAGCTGATCCTGGTGATGGACGAGAAGAATGCTGGCAGGCTGATGGAGAACTGGCCTGAGGAGTCGGTTCAGCGCAAGATCCGCTACGTCGGTGACTTGGTCGGACTGACGAAGATATCGGATCCACACTTCGCTACGACCAGCGACGCACACCTGCAGGTCGTGCGAACACTAGAGAAGGCGTTTGCGTCACCGGCGTTTGACAGCTGGTTGTGTTGGTGATTATGACAGCCAGAGTCTACAGCGGCGATCGCGTGATCATAGACTCCGTCACCTACGTCGTGCGTTGCGTAGAATGGACTATTCACACTGATAAGGCGAAGCAGCGATGAGTACTGTCGGTATGGAGCACGAGTGGGCTGACGTTGACCGTCGCTGTTTGCTGCCGACACACCTCGGCACGTGGTCAGATCAGGACTACACCATCGTCAACTCGAGTGGCCACGCCAACTGCCCGACCGGGCGCACGTGGCGCTGGGGTGGCGAGATCAACACGCTGCCGACTGAGTCGGCAGCTGGTCAGGCTGAGATCGTACGACAGCTAGTCGAGTTTCTTGACCCGAAACCAGTGGTCAATCATCGCAGCAATCTTCATGTTCACGTGAAGCCTGACGTCGATCTGCTGTCTGACGTGCATACGCTGAAGCAGGTGGCGCGCTACCTGCGGCGCAGCGAGAGTTTCGTCTACAACGTGCTGGAGCCAATCCCGAGACCGACAGAGTCAGAGTATCCGTCCACTAGCGACATGTGCTGGGCGGTGAAGCGCTATAAGCGCCGACTCGTCAGCCATCACTACTCGCTGCCACTGTCACGTTGGATGGAACTGCTGTCAGCGACGACAGTCGACGGCGTCAAGGAAGCTCATGCTGCGCCGACGAGGAACGGCAAGCGAGCGTGGCACATCGCTCCACGTCCGGGAATGAATCTTCGCAGTCTGTGGAAGCATGGTACGATCGAGTATCGTCACTTTCCTGGTACGCTCGATCCAGTGGAGATCGAGTCTTGCGCCGAGTGGTGTCTACGCTTCACTCAGGCTGCGATCGACGACGGACCAGAGGCAGACGAGCTCTGGAGACAGCGTGAGTGGAGGATGCCCAGGTTCGTAGCATGCGATCCTGCCTTGGAGCGAGGCTACCATGAGACGAAGTTTAAGTGATGAGCATGTGAATCGCAACGGACTCGTCTTCGTGCAGAATGCGTCTCCGACGATCTGTCGCACCAGCGGCCTGCGGTTCGCGTCTTACTATCGACGCGTCTGCACGCGCTGCGGGTTCTCATTCGCTGGTCGCAGGTGGATGCGACACGACCACGTCGAGTGTGATGGGATGCGTGCTGAGTACAAGCGAGACAAGTCTGCAGCAGAGCACTCAAGGACCGTATGCCTGAGCCAACGAGGAGGCAAGATGAGCACAAACAAAAGCCATTGATGGAGATCGTGAAGGCTGCTGCCGCACGTTTCGGTCAACGACCCGAGTATCGAGCGAGTGTGGAAGCCCGCGCTGAACTTCAGCGAAGAGCGGACGCTCGAGCCTCGGCAGGCGTTTGCGCTGAACAGTCTAATCATAGAAAGAGGCACATGATGCTAGTCCGAATGGTCAGTCACAGTGGCTCGTGGATCGAGATAGAAGTAGCTGATGACATGGATCTTCGCGCGACGATCGTCGCCGAGGACACCCGGGTGGTTCCGTCTCGTCGCGTGTTCACATACGCGCATCATGACGAGCGCTACAGCGTAGTCCGCTTTCTCGAGACGGAGGAGGCCACCAGGTACGTGCCAGATGTTCGGTTGAGCGAGGTTGTAGCGCTGGCTGTGCTGAGAATGAGGTGAACAGACTTCTTAAGCGTCTTTAGGTTTATTCATCCTTGTAGTCGTGTGTGTATTAGTGCACCATAATAGTCCAACTGTGCTGGTCATCTTGTATCTACTGATTCGCATCCTGCCGCCGACTGTCGTCGGTCTGGCGAGCGTGCAGGTGTGCCACACAGACGACACTAGATTCAAAGCGACGTGTGCGGAATCCAGTACTCAGACGGCCGTAGACTGGCTCTCAGCCATCCTCTCACACAGAACAACTAGCGTCTGGCTTGAACCGAATGCGCTGTGGAGGCGCGAGAGAAGTCCAGAATGAGATGTAATCCTCACGCAAGCTCTGACAGGAGAGCAGCGGTACGGTTCGACTCCGACGTGAGGCACCAAAGATAGACCCAAAGCAAGGAGTAGACATGATCAAAGATAGACCCAAAGCAAGGAGCAGACATGATCAAAGCGAGTGATGTTAGAGCGCACGCGTCCTCTGACGATGTTCTGCAGCGTCAGGCGATTGAGGAACACTTTGACGATGCGATACGCGACGCCGAGAAGACTGGACGATGGCCTGCGGAGGTACGCAGAATACGCGGCGGGTTCACTACCAGCAATATCGATGCGGTGGTCAAGCTGTATCTAGCGTCTGGCTGGAGTGTGAGGATGAGGCCAACCGCAGACGTGATAGCTTCTCTCACTCCGACAAGCTTCGTGTCGCGATGATGGTACGACTGGAGACCATTCACGGTTCAGTCATACAGGTTGAGGTCAACACTGTCGACTGCCGCGCCTATCTCGTTGCAGAGTTGCCGAAGCATCGAGCTGCAGAGTTCGGCGGTGACCTACGAATTTTTCCCTCACAGCGCGCACAGCCGCTGCGACGCGTGTTCGAGTATGACGGTGAGCTACGAGACGTGCCGCGCTTCGTCGAAGTCGAGCGTGAGATGCCGGACATATATCTCGACCAGAAGACAGCACTCGCCATCCTGAGCTTGAGATGAGAGATGATCGTGATCGTCGCGTCGTCTCTGGCTGCGTGCTGCTGGCGACGATAGTGGCAGCACTCCTAGACGCGAGACTGGCGTTCGTACTTGGCGCGGCTGTCCTCGCGATCTGCGTGGTCTTTGCTGTAGTAGAGTACGTGTGTCGCGATGACTGAGACTGACGACCAGGTCGCGTCAGCTGTCCTGTGTGGCGCCGGTGCGCTGGCCCCTGTGCCGGTGGGGGTGCGGTGCTGCAACGCCGGCCGACGGCACCCTACGCGTCCCTGCGGGCCAGCCGGCCAGCTTGGTGCCAGCCGGCCCGCCCAGCGGCCTAGCCGCGCTACAGCGAGGATGAGGAGGTTGTCGGTGTCTAACTGTCCAGTACACGGTTCAGATCCGCACGGTGTTCTGCGACTTGTCGCCAACGTCGAGGCGACTGAGGACGTCAGAGAGTGATTGCTCTCTGACGGAAGGTATCCGAGATGGCTGGTAAGTCTGCACACTATCTCTTAGAAGATGTAACACCCCGCCTCTTGCTCACGCGTATACTCGAAGCCTGCGGCAAGTATGGCACGCTGCGTGAAGGAGAGGGTGCGTCGGCGACGACTACTGACAGGTTCATTATAACACAGAAAACCCTTGACGAGCCTAGAAGTCTCACTGAGTACTGCGACGATACGCTGCGTACACCGAAGGTGCGTCGTCGATGAGCGATCCAGCCGTCAAGACCACTCCGCACCTGCATCAGGCGAAGATCTATGACGATCATCGTGACTCGCAGTGGTTTGGTCTGTTGTGGGAGATGGGACTAGGAAAGTCTAAGACCATCAGTGACGTCGCTTCACATCTTTTCTTCCGCGGCAAGATCCAGGGTCTTCTCATCGTCGCTCCAAACTCAGTCTATGCTGAGTGGGTTAACGAGCTGCTGCCGACGCACATGGCTGCACCACACGTGAAGCTGTGCTTCCGAACGGACGAACACGGCGACAAGCGTGCGATGCGTCGTGCACTCTTCCTGAACCCAGGTGAGTGGTCTGGGAAGCTTCGTGTTCTGTGCATGAGCTACGACGGCGTCAAGTCGCAGCACGGAAGCAAGCTCGCCGCAGATTTCGTGCTGCTCTACAAGACGATGATCGTAGCTGACGAGTCGACAGCGCTGAAGAACCCGGAGACGCAGACGGCGAAGGCCATGAAGAGACTCCGCGCCGGTTGTCACTACGCGTGGATCGCTACCGGCACACCGATCGCTCAGAGTCCGTTTGACTTTCACTCACAGGTAGAGTTCCTGTGCCCTGACTTCTGGAAGAAGCATGGGATGAAGTCTTTCGGAGCGTTCCGGCAGCAGTTCGGCATCTACGAGCTGCGGCGTGCCGGAGCACGTGCGTTCAACACACTGGTCGAGTACCGCGATCTCACGCGACTGTATGCGATGATCAGACCGTTCTGCTCGCGTCTAACTAAGGAGGACAGTGGCGTCAAGCTGCCACCGAAGACGTATCGCACGATCTCCTTCAGAATGACGACGGAGCAGCGGCGCGTGTACGACGATCTGCGGAAAGAATTTCTAGCTGAGCTAGACAGTGGTGCAATCGTGGAGGCGCCGCTGGCCGTCGTCAGGCTGACGAGGCTGCAGCAGATCGCGAGTGGATTTGTCACAGCAGTTGACGAGACATCTGGGCTGGAGCAGTCGCACACCTGGTCGTTGGAGGATGGCGAAGTCCGAGCAGCAGCCATCGTTGATCAGATGTCTGGTCAAGAATATGACCAAGCGCGCAGCGACAAGTCATCGCGCGTAACTCCTCTAAGTGCATCTTGGAATGAAGGCGAGGTGCACATTCCATGTGGCGTATATCTTGGCGACAATGACGCCACCTGTCCGCAGCTGACTTGTGTTCGTAACAGAGGACATGAGGGATTGTGCGATAACGTGTGTGACGAAGAGTCGATCGATGCGCTCATCGAACGATCATCTTTCGGTGATCCACTTACCAAGCAGATTCGCTCCATGACGTTACCAGACGTTACCGCCGTTATCCTCGCTCGCGCAGCAGAGCTCAGCGCGGCACAGGTCGTCCCACGTCACGTCACGTCGCGCGTCACTGACGTAGTGCCACCTGACAAGAATCCGCGTCTCAGGCTGCTCGTAGATCTCGTAGAGCAGGCTTCGCACAAGGTCGTGGTGTGGTGCCGCTTCGTGCGCGATGTCGACAACGTGTGTGCTGCGCTCGGCAAGACTGCGGTCCGATACGACGGCAGCGTCAAGCAGAAGGATCGCCTCACTGCTCTGGCTAAGTTTCGCGACCCGGCGGACGACACCAGGGTGCTAGTGGCGAACGTGCACAGCATTTCGCAAGGTGTCACGCTGACGATTGCAAAGACGATGGTGTACTACAGCAATTCGTTCTCACCAGAGAAGAGGCTACAGAGCGAGGATCGCAACCATCGCATAGGACAGGACGTACCAGTGCTGATCGTCGACTTGATGGCTGAGGATACGGTCGACGAGAAGCTGATCGACGGTCTTCGCAAGAAGTTTGACTTGAGCGCTGCTGTGATGGGTGATCGATACAGGGAGTGGCTGCAGCCGGTAAGAAGAGGTGATGACTGATATGAAGAGCTGCGAGCTCTATCTCAAGCTGCGCAGCGTGCCGGCTCTTGTCACTCTGTCTGTGCCGATCGACGCCACTCAGCTACTCCTACGACTCGTAGAGCAAGGCTACCGGGCTAAGAAGGTTGATGCGAGGACGGTAGTGGTGGAGGAGTAGCGTGAATAACGCTAAGCTAGCGTTCGCAACACGTTACGCTTGTGTTCTACTGCAGTTCTAGTGCACTATAGGTGGGTCATGTACTACAAGCTGACAGGATCGGCGACTCAGATTCAGCGCGTCATTCAGCACTTCTCGCTCCGTGTCGAGCGGCAGCACTCGTCGACAGACGTCGACGTAGAGTGTGATGATGAGGAGTGTGACGACTTAGAGATCTTCGCTGACTCGCTCGGCGTAGCGTGGAAGGAGATCTAGATGACGAGTCGAGAGTGGGCGCGTAGATTCGCAGCGACACTGTCAGCTGATGAATTGTCCGACGTGGTCGACGGCAGCGACATCGAGTTTTGGGAGGAGCTTGACCGTCTCGACGCAGAGCGTTCGCCGGTTCGCTATGCAGACGACGTGTCGCTACCGTCGCCAGAAGAGCTGTCTCTCAGTGACGAGACTGTCTCGCCGACGGAGACTGACGAGTGGTCGACTGCAGAAATGCCGAGAGTGGTGCTATGACTACTAGTGTCGACCTTGAAACTACTCTAGCAGCACTCACTGCGCGATGCGCACGGCTGAGTCAACTAGATGACGACATATCCAGTGGAATCCAGTCCATAGAGCAGTTGCTGCATGGTCACGTCAATGTGCGGATTTCGATGTCGATGCCGAACGACTTGATGCTTATATTCGGCAAGTGCGGTGGTAAGTGGTGCTTGCTTGTTCAGTCTATCGACGGCGCGCAGTCTACGCCAGTCTGCAGTCTGCCGCGCGACGAACGTGTCGCTTTGTTTGCTGATGATCACATCGAGACACTGATTCAGACTGCAGTCGGTCAGCTCGATGAGAGAATCGCAGATCGTGAGAGAGCAATCGCCGCAGTCCTGCGACTCACAGCTGCACTAACTAATACGCAGCAAGGAGTTCTGTGATGGTTGACGTGCCAGACTACTCTGACGAGAAGGAGACCCCTTCTGAGGATGCTCTTCTGCGTCTGCGTCGCATGGCCGTCAAGATGGTAGAGCTGCAGCAAGAACTCGACGCTGCAGAGTCTCGCACAGAGCAGCTGAAGAAGGAGCGTGATCGCTTCTCGCTAGACCTCATTCCGACTCTGATGAAGGATCTCGGTCTGCTAGAGATCCGACTCACAACCAACTTTCGCGTCGTCGTCACCGAGGATCTTCGTGTCGGTGCTCCGTCGCAGGAGCCGGAGAAGAAGGCTGCCTGGATGGCTTACCTGAAGGAGACAGGCAACGACGGTCTCGTTAAGCGCGAGGTAGTCGTCTCCTACGGTCGCGACTCTACAGCTTGGGCTGAGCAGCTGATCGCCAAGATCAAGGAGATGGAGGTAGAGAAGCACGCTGAGGTCAAGCAGGTCGAGACGATCCACCCGCAGACACTGAAGGCGTTCGTCACGAGAGAGAAGATGCTGCATCCAGAGGTGATCGATCTGTTCGGTGTGTTTGAGCAGCGTGTGGCGAAGGTGAAGAGTAAGTGAAGGCGCTTCCGTGGCTGCTGTTGTGAAACAACAGAGGAGATGAGATGAATAAGCGTCAGTACGTTCTCAATCAGACACAGACGCGTCTGCATCACTGCCACTGGCCAGACTGCACTGCGCAGGTGCCTCCTGCCATGTGGGGTTGTTCGAAGCACTGGTTCACACTGCCGGTAGAGCTGCGCAACAGAGTGTGGGCTGCGTATTTCCCTGGTCAAGAGATCGACATGACGCCGAGCGAGACGTACCTGGAGGTGGCTGACGAGGTTCAGCGCTGGATCAGACAGCACTTGGAGAGCAAGACTCAGCAGCTTGGACTGAAGATCAAGTGACCAGACTACCGACACCGGAAGACCTCGGGCCTGTCGACTACTCCAGCAACGTGCCACCACCGCGCGGCTACCACTGCGGCAAGTGCGGCGTGCTTGGCGTCAAGTTGTGGCGTGACTACAACGTGTTCATGATCCATCAGTCGTTGCTCTGTGCCCAATGCGCATGCGTCGAGCAGTCGAACGAGCGCAAGTCGTACGACATCCGAGTACATGACAACGGCAAGGTGAGCGTGACCACTACGTACAGCCCGGTGACTGAGCCAGTGCTCTGGAAGTTTTACCGTGACGGTGACGAGGGAGGCGACCAGATAGGCTGGCGCGTTCCGGCTATCCCGACTGCCTGCGGTACGAGCTACTGGAGATACTCGAGCGTTCCGATCGACGCGCGCGATTGGTGGTTCCGCTTGCCGATCGTCGGTAGAGATCAGGTCCTCGTATGACTAATCTAGCCCACACGCTCAGTGGCATGCAGATTCGCATCGACGTCGAAGATGAGAGAGTCTATGTCGACACGTTTGTGTTTCAACCACTGAATGCAACCAGTTCCGAGTTCTGGTTGGCGAAAGTCATCAAGACAATCGGCACCACGCCGCAGACTAAAGAGCAACTTCTCGCACTGATGCAGATCATCGGTCGCGAGATCTGGCAGCATCACCTACGACAGTCCGAATCCAAGCAAGGAGAGCAGAATGGCGACTGACAGGAAGAAGAAGGAAGAGACTGCGATGCAGGTTGCCGATGCGCCTGGCGCTCTGGTAACGCCGAGCTATGGCGCTGACGCCGGTGCTGGCTTCGAGCAGCAGACCTCAGCGGACGTGACGATTCCATTCATCACACTGTTGCAGAGCAACAGTCCGCTCGTCAAGGATCGTGCCCACCCGATGGCGCTCGACGGTAACATGGTGAATACAGTCACTGAGGAGTACTACGATCGTGATCGAGGGGTTCTGTTCGTGCCTGCCACGACGCGACACCTGTTTGCGAAGTGGGTGCCGCGCGATCGCGGCGGCGGGTTTCGCGGTCACCTGGAGCCAGACGATCCGATCGTGTTGACGGCGATTAGGACAGCGCCGAAGTTCGGCAAGTACCAGATGATCGACGAAGAGGACGAGGACAAGCAGACGCTGCAGCTCTCGGAGTGCTTCTACATCTATGGCATCGTGTGCGACGAGAACGGAGGGGCGAACGGCATGGCGCTGCTTGGCTGCAGCTCGATGAAGATCACGCCGTACAAGAAGTGGAACAGCCGACTCCGACGCATGTCACAGCCCCCTGTCGGAGCGCCGATGTATGCGAACCTGGCACGTGTGGTGGCCGACCCAGAGAAGAATGCCAAGGGGTCGTTCTTCGTCTTCGGGTTCAGGCCAGGCGACCCGCGTGGCATGGTGCAGTCTCTGCTCAGTCCTGACGACCCGAGGTTTGTCATGGCGAAGGCTTGTCGCAAGCTCGTCGACAGCGGCGAGGCGAAGGTTGACTTCGAGAAGCAGGACGCACCAGGAGAGGAAGCTGAGAAAGCTCCATTCTAACTTTCGGACGCTGTCTGGCAGACACAGCGTGAGGGAAGTCTGCAGCTGTCTAGTCGCGGCTACTCCTTGCGCGACCCCTCAGCCAGGACGGCGCACCTGGGGCAGTAGTGCGCAACTCTCCGCGAGGAGGGGGTCACCGGGCTGCGAGCCCGGCTCTACTCTCGTAGCTCAGTGGACAGAGCATCTGCCTTCTAAGCAGAGGGACGCTGGTTCGAGCCCAGTCGAGGGTACCATATGATGAGTATTATTTCCAAGCAGATCATGATCGAGCAAGGCTACGTTCCAGCGACGTGCACGCTGGATGACAGGCTGGCCAGCGTGCTGATTCTGTCGGCTGGCAGAGATATGTGCGCAGGGTGCAGCATGGACAGAGCCGTGTGTCACGGCAGGCCGAGGCAGACTGACGACACTAACCTGATCAGAGTACAGCAGATGTGCAAGGCTGCAGAGTCAGACGAGGAGACATCGTGAGTCTCGTCTGGACCTCGCAGCAGGACGCTGTTCTGCGCGACGCCACCCGTTGGGTGGCTGACAGGAAGGCGCCACAGGTTCTGTACATCGCCGGATTCGCCGGAACTGGCAAGAGTACGCTCGCGAAGGCGCTCGTAGAGTCCGCCAAGCGCACGTGGCTGTACGCAGCGTACACAGGCAAGAGTGCTCTCGTCATGCGCCAGAAGGGCTGTCACGGCGCACGCACCATTCACTCATTGATCTACCGACCAGCAGGCGAGAGACAGTCCAACGGACTGCGGCTCGCAGAACTGGAGAAGAAGCTGCGAGACGCGCACGAGGCTGAGAAGAAGGCGATCGAGTCGGCCGATCCAGGACCGCAGCGCGCTACTTCACCAACAGCCAACCCCGGGCTGGACTGCCCGGGGTTAGACTTCAAGCGCATGTCTGACGAGATGCAGCGCGAGAAGATAGCGAGACAGAGCAATGCTGTCATCGCAGCGACCGCAGAGATAACGAGACTCGAGCAAGAACTAGCGCGCGCCAAGCGTGACAGCAAGAGTCAACCTGCCTACCAGCTGTGGGACGAATCACCGATGCGCGACGTCGACGGTGTGGTTATCGACGAGTGCTCCATGGTGGACGAGCAGATCGGTGCAGACCTGTGCCACTTTGGCAAGAAGGTGCTAGTGCTGGGCGACCCTGCGCAGCTGCCACCGGTCGGCAGTGGTGGGTTCTTCACCAGCCGCGAACCTGACCACATGCTGACCGAGGTGCATCGCCAGGCGCGAGACAGTGGCATCCTAGACCTGGCGACCTACGTGCGCGAGGGAGGCAGCGTCATGTCTCGAGCGGCAGACCGCTGGTCCGCGGCGGACTGCGACGTCGTGATGCGAGGCGATGCACCGAAGTTGCGGGAGCGAGTCCTCGAGTCTGACCAGGTGATTGTAGGACTGAACAGAACGCGACACGTATTCAACGCGCGCCATCGTGAGCTGCTCGGTCGAGAGACGCTCTGGCCGGAGCCAGAGGACAAGGTGATCTGTCTGCGCAACGATCGTGAGGAAGGGCTGCTGAACGGCAGCATGTGGCGCGTCTGCGCGGCGACGCGCGATGCTGAGAGCCAGACTGTCGGTCTGGAGATCTTGCCTGATGACGCTTCGGAGGAGGCGCAGCGCACTGCCGTGCGCTGCTGGGAGCATCACTTCGTAGGGCGCGAGACTGCACTAGAGGAGAAGGGATGGTCAAAGCGACAAGAGCAAGAGTTCGACTACGGGTTTGCCATCACGACTCACAAGTCACAGGGAAGCCAGTGGGGTGACGTGGTGGTATTTGATGAGAGCCGAAGTTTTAAGGGAGCCGACATGCAGAGACGATGGCTGTACACCGCGATCACTCGGGCTGCGAAGCGACTGACGGTGGTCGTGTGAGTGGCTTCAGACCGACGTTAGAGCAGATCGCTCTAGCGGCCGCAGCCGCAGGTCGATGGTGGGCGGATCAGCTGCGCATGGCGGCAGGTGTCACTGACGGCGCAGCACTACCTGACCCGACAGGGCTAGTTCGGGAGGGAGTAGAAGGTGTACAGAAAGCAGCGATGCTGGACTACATCTGTACGCAGCTGCGTGCGGAGAGCGGCACTACTGCAGCGCACTGCGACACATTCGAGGATCTGCTGCAGACTGCGATCGGTGCGCACCTAGCTAGTGATCGTAACCACTGGCGCGACTGTCATGGATGGGATGACGGAGGGCCAGAGATGCTCCTCTGCGTAGACTATCAGCCTGACCAGACGCTGCTGACTGCGCTGCGCGCCGCAGATGTCGAGAGAAACATGGCTGAGGCTGTTGGCCTGCCGCTAAAGACTGATATGCTAGTCAGCGCGCGACGAGTCGAAGTGTCACACGGCTACGGCGCACCGTGGACCTGCATCTACGGTCCTCTGTGGGGTTCTACGAGGGCTGAGTATCAGCACCACGATGAGAAGCTGTATCAAGCGCAAGTCTGGTACGCCACTTGGTTGCGCACACTCATGCCCGAGGATCGTGATCTCGTCGATCCAGTTCTTGGTCCGCAACGACCTCGCTGGCAGGGTCCTGTATAGTTCGTGCTTGCGGCGCGATGTGTACCAGGTGTACCGTAACAGGCAGCGTCATGGGCAGTCGTCCCTACTCTCACGATCAACTCACGGATGTTGATGAGATCGCAGCGCAGCTTGCGAGGCGAGCAAGTGCACGACTCAGGTGTGGTCACAGGTGAGAAATGGACTTGGCAGCGGGCTTGGTGAAGGCTTCACGCAGCAGACTGCTGTGCAGCGCCAGCGATACAGAGCTGTCAAGCAACCACAGAAGATCGACGTGCTGACGCAGTTTCGCGATCAATACTACGCCGGACGTCGCGTCGATATTGAGCTGCTCAGGGCGACACGGCGACATCTGAGCACTAGGCTTCAGGTACTGTCAGAGCAGACGCAGAACAAAGCACGCGTGCGACTGCTGACTAAGCTTCTACACAAGTGGGTTGAAGTCGTGCGTGACGAGATGACGAGCAGGAGGATAGAGTGATCACACAGACACCTCTGATGCGCGTCGGCACGTACGTCTACGGCAACGGGCACGACATTCGCAACGCACCTGTCGCACTGCTGTGCGGCGCACGCGACTACGTGATTCTGCGACTGAACCACACGCTGGCGAGCATCGTGTCGACACCAGAGCTGCTGAACAGTCGGAGACGCTGCACGATCAAGTGGTTGACCAGGTGGCTCGTGCTGATCTCGCAAGAGATCCTGAGACAGGAAGAGGAGTTCAACTAGAGCCGTGGCACTGTGGTCTCTGGATGATCATCGCCTTTCGACGTGGCGTCTCGGCAAGCGCATGTTTGACCTTGACGGTGAACTACCGACGTCACCATCAGGACTGATTGTAGGTGAGTGTCGCGGCCCGAACACTGACGGTCGCACGCCGCTGTTCCCACACCCGACAGGCAGCACGGCAGGAAGACTCCTGCAGTACGCACAGATGACCCACAGAGACTATCTAGGAAGACTGGAGCGTGTTAACCAGTGTGTTGATGAGTGGTCTGACGTCGAGGCAATGGCGCGACTGAGAGAGATCGTCGGCTGGCTGATGATGCAGCAGCCGACACCGCGCGTGCTGCTGCTTGGTCGGCAGGTGCAGCGAATATGGTGCGTCTCGAGCCAGAGTAACTTCGGCAGCGAGGTGTGGTGCCACGATGGCACTGAGTTGCAGGTCGCCTGGATAGCCCACCCCAACGGACTCAGCAGGGTGTACAACGACCAAGACACCCGGGTGAAGGCGGGGAGGGCGATAAGATGGTGCGCTGGTCTAGAGGAGATGCTGTGAGACGCATAGAATATGGAGCATAGCATGAGCGATACAGCGAACGGTGACAAGTCTTGTGAAGAATATCTGTTCGAGGCTGAACGTCTTGCTAAGACGAAACTTGGTCTCAAGATCGAGCTGACTATCAGTGATGATGACATCACGCCGATGCTGCGCGCCTGTGTTCGTGTGCTGCTCGCGAAGAATGGCCTGACTAATCTTGCTCACGTTGCCGACGACATGCGGCTGCAGGTCAGCCACGGTGGTGTCTACAGTGATATAGTCTCTCCGCTTCGTTTCACCAACAAGCTCTGAAGAGGTCTTAGATGGCAGACACGATTGTTGTAGCACCGATCGACATGATCATCTTCTGCCCTCGCTGCGGTAGGCAGCATGTCGACGAGGCGACGTCGACGTGGGCGAATCCGCCGCACAGGTCGCACCTGTGCCTCGAGTGCAGCTGGGTTTTCCGCGTCGCAGATGTGCCGACCAACGGTGTTCGAGAGCTCTTGACGCATGGTGCGGGAGACAATCTACCTATTCGCGGCGTGCAGTCAGTTGAGAGAATGACCTGTCTTCGTCACTACGGCATCGATCCAGGAAGCAAGTAGAAATGGTCGAGCTCGTCACTCACTTCACCGAAGACACGACCACCCGGGTGGCCGCGTTTTACGCGTTCATGACCGAGCGTGAGAACATTCGACTGCGGCGCTCGCTTGGGTGGCCGCGCGAGGAGTGGACCTACGACGCTGTGTTCAGGGAGTTTTCTTTCACTAACGTAAAGCGTGAGCATGATCGCACGACAACGCTCCTGCGTAGGCTCTATGACGAATACTTTGGCGAGCAGATGCTGGAGGACTTCGGTCCTGGGTGGAGAGAGGACGATTATCAGAATGCTAACGATGATCTCAACCGTCTTTTGCTCAATTGTGTGCTGTATCGGTACTTTGGTACGATACACTCGGCTGAAGCCATCGGATGGTGCAGTGACTGGACACATGAGGAACGAGACAGAGTCATCGGTCTCGGTCGACAGGGGGATCTACCATTCACGGCGGCCTACATCGTGCCGAACTGCGGCAGGTCACAGCCTAAATACGAGATCGTGTGTGACATCGTCGACGGTGTGCGGCCGCGCATCGAGGAGATCGTCACGCAGCGCTCGTGGGAACACCAGATAAGAATCCTGAAGTCATGCTGGGGTTTCGGCTCCTTCATGGCGAAGGAGGTTCTGCTCGATTACATTCTCGCGACGCAGATTCTGCCAGACGACTGGCAGACGTGGACGCCAGTCGGCCCGGGTGGCTGTAGAGGAGCTGGCAGGGTGTTCACTGGGCGTCTGTGGCGCCTTGCAGAGCCTCTCGCACTGGAGGTGACACGTAAGATCTACGAGATGCGCAGCGAGTACTGGCGCAGTGACTTCGTGAAGCTGGATCTGACTGACGTGCAGTTCCAGCTGTGCGAGTATGACAAGTACTCGCGCGTCGCAGAGGGAAGACGACCGAAGCGACGGTTTAGACCAACAGTAGATGCCGTGACGCGTGGTGACGAGGCAGACGCGCTGGAGAGATTGGCAGAGCTGTGAGTGACACGAGCATACTCGACGATCCTAGAATCTCTGTGCGAAAGAGAAGAGTGCTGCAGGAGATCGTCAATACGCTACGAGTCGCGCTGGCACATGGCGGTGTTGACAGAGAACAATACGCAGCCGGCTGTGAGCTGAGCTCTGAGGTAGCAGGAAACCTGTACGATCTTATCGTCGAGCTAGACGATGATCTTCCAATCGAGCTAGACGATTGACACAGATACTACTCACTCTGCTCAACGTGCTGCTGTGGAGCTGGACGACTGTCATGCGGCCAGCCTACTTCAGGTGCCCTGTCGCTTGGCATAACGAGGGCGTGACTGCGGCTGGCTACTTCAGGTGTGTTCGCAAGCCTGTCGGTCCGATGGAGTGGGACGGTACGTATCAGAGACCAGAGCGATCTGTCGTCCCACCCGGGTTGATTCTTGGTCGAGTATACTGTCGTGTGGGAGAGACACCGGTCGTAGTGGATGATCGAGCGATTGGATGTCGACGTGTCTAAGAGACAAGATAAGGAACTTTGGCTTCGCTCTGACGTTACAGTTCTTCTCATGCTCGATGAGATGATCCGACGTCGCTTCAGGGCTAGTCGATACCAGAGCGCAGACTACCTGACGTCTGGCTGTTACTCGCCGCAGTGGCACGCACACGGCTGCGTGAACTATTGGAGTCGCCAGGGCAGGGTGTACGCCTTGGTCGAGCTCAAGTCGAGGATGGGCTACTATTGGTCGCGCGGTTGCCGAGAAGTGGATGTCGAAGTTTGAGGCGCACGTTAGAGCGGTCAGTGACGATAAGATCGCTAGAGAGACAGCTAAGCAGCTGCAGAGGTAGCACCACTCACAGAAGGATTACCGTGAAGCACGATCTTGTTACAGTTTTACTCTTGGTAATGTTCGCGTCAGCGTGCGTAGACGTCCCGACCACTAACGTCGAGACTCAGAGCGCCGTATGCCTCGACTGCAGACCGCACGGACCAGGAGACCCGCCAGCTCCGCGCTCACAGACGATCGCTGGAAGTCATCAGTACGCTGCTACTAACTACCCTGGCGTGGCCTACTCGGAGGAGCCAGTGCAGTGTCAAATAAGTGATGGAAACAACGTGTGCACTATTCACCTATATCTTGACGTCGCTGACATCGTCATTGAGTATAAGTGCACACAGTATCAGAGCGAGGATGGCGATCCACCGCGGTGTGTCGGAGTTAGCTAAACGAGTCGCGTCAGCTGTCCTGTGCTGCACCGCTGTGCGCACCCTGCCGGTTGGGTGGGTGCCGCACTGCACTGCAGCTGGCGCATCCCTGGCGCCCCTGGCTGCAGCCCTAGGCCGGCGCAGCGGCACCGCAGGCGTCTAGCGTGTCTTTAGTATTTAGAGTTCCTTTCTAAATGATCTCCCAGAGATGGCCCTTTAGCCTCGCCCTTCCTGCCTGACGCAGTAGTCGTAGTGCCATGACCGCAGCAACCTCGTCTACCTCCAGCACCATTGCTATCTCAGGCACACTGAGAGGCCATGGAGACTTCTTGAGAAGGTCTAGCAGAGGACAGCTGTCGCTGAGTTGTGTCGGCGCAGGAGCGAGTGTGAGTGCCACCATGCCGCGGGCCGCTTGCACGGCGCGTGCCGCACAGGTGCGGCGCAGCGCTACAGCGTTAGTCCTCGGCGTGTCTGGGGCGCACGCGTGCCCTGGCACAGTGTGCGCCCGTGACTAGGCGATGTATCCTGGCCTCAGGTCACGACGGACAGTGCCTGCCCGGCACCGCGGACTGCATAGAAGATCTATGCACGCTTGAGCGAAGAACTATAGACGTATTTGAGGCGAATTGCTGCGTGATCACCAGTGCGGACGGATGGCCGGAGATCAGCATCCCGACAACTGGTCTGCGATCGTCGATGCAGAGAATGACCTTGTTTGTCTCGTCCCGCCGCATGTCTCGCAATACGCACCGCCAGCGACTGAGCAGGATCAGCAGCTAGAGTCGAGAGTCAGAGCGCAGATTATCTGTGACATGCTCAACGCCGTGCAGAATAGAGAACTACGATGATATCAGTGATCGGTGACATCATGCTTGACGAATATATCGAAGGTGTCGTAACGAGAATCAGCCCTGAGGCTCCAGTGCCGATCTTCCTAGAAATCTCACGACGATTCAGCCTTGGTGGCGCAGCCAACGTCGCTTGTGGCGTCGCCGCGATGACGAACAACGTGCGTGGATTCGGTGTCGTAGGTGTAGACACTGATGCTGAGTCAGTGAGAACCCTACTACACAGAGCAACACCTAATCTCACTGCTCTGACAGAGCATGGTCGTAGAACGACTAAGAAGTCACGATACGTTGTCGGTGGACATCAACTGATGCGTGTGGATGCTGAAGACACGAGTGATGTTAGTTCAACAGTGACCAGAAGGATCTTAGAGACTGTCTCTGCTCAAGAGCCAAGTGTTATCATTCTATCAGACTACGCTAAGGGAGTACTGACGCAGGAACTATGTCACAGCGTGATCAAGGATCGTCGCAATAGAGTAATCGTAGATCCAAAGAGACCAGACTGGACGAGATACGCAGGTGCATACTTGATCACACCAAATACTGAGGAACTGCTGCTCGCCAAGCAGTTTGAGTCTCTTGCTTGTAAGGAGAGTGAGGTAGTTAGATCACTGATGACACGTCATCAGATTGCTAACTGCCTCGTGACTCTTGGTAGTCTTGGCATGAAACTCTACGCAGAAGACGGATCAGTCACGCACATGCCAGCTGTTTCGCGCGACGTGGTTGATGTGACCGGCGCTGGAGATACTGTTGTCGCTGTCGTGGCAGCGCGGACAGCAGCTGGAGACGATCTGAGGAAAGCTGTTAAGGTCGCCTGCGTTGCTGCCGGCATAGCGGTGACCAAGCGTGGTGTCTACACAGTGAGGAAGGAAGAGCTGTGAACAAGATATTCTCATTCGTCAAGGTCACGGATAGCTCTATAGTGGCTAGTGCTAGAATAGCCAGATTCGTGAGCGATCTGATTGAGACGCCACTGTGCTGGGACGCTGCGATCGGTGATGATCCACTAGACGTACTAGTCATAGTCGGTGGTGCATACGCATTCGCAGGTGATGACGTACTGAGCTCACTCGGCGAAGCGATTCGACAGACGAGGCGACTTGTCTGGATCCAGAATGACTACACAGTCGTGCCACCGAAGGATCAGTCTGGCGCTGAGTCTCCATTTCGCAGAGCATTCAGAGATCGAGCATCGTCTGGTGCTGCACCGACAGATTTCTGGTCTACGGTCAAGACTATGACCAGACCCGGACTAGTGGTCGACAAGACGAAGACAGGCTGGCGCGTCGGTGAAGACTCAAGATACGTGAACTGGAACGCACTGACGTTCGACACAGCGGATAGACGATTCGTCACAGCAGACGTTGACACTGACAAGGAGTCACTGTTCTACTATGGTTCATATCGTGATGGACCTGGCAAGAAGTGCCGAGTCAAGTACTTTGATCAGTACTTCGTGGCTCCAATGACACGAACAGTAGTCAGCAGTCCTTCGTCCAAGTTCGCCGAGAGATACAGTGACGTGACGTGCGTGCCTAAGCTGACTGGTAGTCTGAGCCACGCGCTGTGTCGATACGGTCTTGGACTCTACGTAGAAGATCCAAGGTCTCACGAAGAGTTTCACTCACCTGCAAACCGATTCTATGAGATGCTCAGTGCAGGACTGCCGATGATCTTTCAGCCAGAATCAAAGCGCATGCTAGCAGAGGCAGGCTATGACGTCTCAGAGTTTACAGCATGGCGCAGCGAGGTACCTGGGATGATGGCGATCAATGCGACAATCGCCGCTAGACAGCGAGAAATGTGGTGGGAGACTGCCCTTGCCGAGAAGAAATCACTGGAGCGACTAGTTCAGTCAGCTTGGGTGAAGGTGACTGGGTGAAGATACTGATTCCTACTCGGGCGAGGCCTGATCGACAGATCACAGCAGACGCGTTATGCGAAGCTGGCATCCCATACACACTTGTTCGCACCATCGGGGATGAGACTGTCTATCCTTCTCACCACGATCAGGTCTGGGCGCCAGTGAGTGGCATCATGGACAAGCGGAACTGGATCATGGATCAGACACTCGTGGGACAGTGGGCTGGCGGATTTTGTGCTGACGGCAAGCGCATCGATCCAGGTAATCAGAAGATTCTGGTCATAGACGACGACGTCAGATTCTATCGTGTCGACGAGCTCACACTTGATACGCCCGGACGCGAGGTACAAGGATATCGCTTTCTACCGAGCTGTCGGCATGACTTGCGCGAGATGGTTAGCCTGATCTCTATGCGTCTTGACGACTACGCACATGTCGGTGTAGTGCGGCGCTACGGCGCGCACCAGATGACACAGCCATTCACGCTCAATGCGAAATGTCTGCATGTGCTCGGCTACAATCTCGCAAGATTTCCTAAGCCTTTTCCGCGGTACAGACTGACTACTGGCAGTGACGTTGACTATCAGCTGCAGCTGACGTCACTCGCCGGCAGCTGCTTCCTGACGACAGAGTTCTGTCACGAGGAGGCACCGATGCATCGCGCTGGCGGTTGTGCCCTGTGGCGAACGCCGCAGTTGATCGCAGAAGGAATGTCAAGACTGCAGGCGCTGTGGCCTGACTATGTGTTCCTCAGGACAGACAGTGACGGCACAACAGCCTGCCGTGTTGCGTTGAAGAAACTTGCGCTGGACCATGGTCACCCGGGTGTTCCGGCTCAGATCGAGGAGGCACACCGGGCTCACGTCGCTGCGCTCGAGGCGAAGAGACGCAGTCTGATGACTGAAGAGCAGCAGACAGAGTCTGATCGCCGACAGGCTGACGCGAGCACAGCGTCGCGCGAGCGACTGAGAGCGCGGATGGACGCGATGACTCCGTCAGAGCGCAAGGAGTTCCGCAGACAGCGACGCGAAGTAGCTGAGTTGCGGAAGAAAGCGCGCACTGAACAAATGAAGGCTGAGCTGCGTCTGCAGCTGATGAGTGAGACGACACAAACACCGATAGGAGAAGACCCATGACGACAGAGCAAGACACTGATAATACAGACGAGACAAGCAGCAGCACTGACCAGGAGCCAGCTGTTCCAGAGGACGGTGATGACGAGGATGAGGAGGAGGATGAAGATGAGGAGGACGAGGAAGATGATGAGGAAGATGATGACGACGAGTAGCTGACCATGTCTCGGCGGATTCTCATACTCGGTCCTCACGGGGCTGGCAAGTCAACACTCGTGCGGCAAGTCATGTCGCTGCACGAGCGTCGAACTGTCGTTCCTGGCGGTGTCGGTGAGCTGCCGCTCGGCTACGAGCTGCGTCGCGATTACGATCAGCCTGCAGCGCAGCTGGTCGTGATCGGCAACTATGAGGAGACGCTTCGGGATCACTACGGCATGCATCAGTTCGAGCGCTATCGGTCGAATTTCATCGCAGCGTTAGAGTACGCTACGACTGCCGAGTGCTCTGTACTGATGGAGGGTGGTCTCACACGGCGGCGAAGACTAGAGACTGAGGAAGGGAAGCGGTTCTGTGATGGGCTGCTTACGATATGGCTGTGTCCGGCCAACGCTGCGAGATGCATGCGCGTCGGACTGACTGACGAGCAGTATCATCGTAGTCATGCAGCGTCGATCGCTGTGGCGAAAACAGTTGAGGATAATGGCGCTGAGGTGCATCGCACCTGTCATCGCGAGGATGCACTGAAGTGGGTGTGCGACGTCGTCGACGATCGCCTGGACTACAGGCGAGCAGCAGTCTTTCAGACTGACTATAGGTGAAACAGCTGCTGTTAGACGTTCGTGCATTGCTAACTACGCGGTAACCGTAGTATCCTGGCACAGGAGGCTTAGGCATGTCTATTCAGGTCCTCACGCACCTCGGCCATGCCGTGGCCACGCGCTTCGCGATGTGCGAGTCACTCGGAAGGCCGGTGTATATTCACTTGGTGCTGGACGTGTCGTGGTCTAGGGACGTGAAGAGATACGTGTACAGGACAAGAGGTTGACATGATGCTGTTGACACTGCTGAGCTTCGTTAGACACGATGACAGCTGTGACCGACTCGAGTGCGACTGTGGTCTATATGTTCTCATAGATGCGCTTACCGTCGCTGAACTGACGACGCTGGAGACCGTAAACTCAAACATCGTAGAGTCATACAGGCGCCAGAAGAAGATGACTGACCTACACGGTCTCGCACTAGAGTGGTTCAAGGGACATGACCGTCCGTGCGAACAGAATGGCGAGTGGAGACATACTGACGAGCATAGTGAGCTAGACCGTAGGCTGCGCGAGGCAGTCGGTGCATCACCAACAGTGACCAATCGATGAGAGTTATTCGTGCTCGCAATGTTCACGAGGCTCTGCCTCGAGCGATGCAGATTCTTGCAGATGACGGCGTCACGCAGCCGTCGCGCAACGGCGACGTAGTGCGACTGACGGAGCCGGTCTCAACTGTCTACACACGACCGTGTGAACGTGTCGAGTTTCACCCGTGGCGCGACTCGAATCCTTTTCTGCACTTCTACGAGTCACTGTGGATGCTCGCAGGTCGTCGCGACGTGGCGCCACTGGCGCGCTACGCAAAGCAGATGGAGCAGTACAGCGACGACGGGGAGACGCTGAACGCTGCTTACGGGTACAGGTGGCGTCACGCCAGCCCAGTCTCGTCGCAGGGTCGGCACGACGGCACTGACCAGCTTCCTGTCATCTGCGACGCTCTCCGTGCTGACCCGATCTCTCGTCAGCAGGTACTGCAGATCTGGGATCATCGCGAGGATCTAGGCACGCAGACCAGGGACCACGCTTGCAACCTGACCGCGACGTTTCAGGTACAGAATGGGCGACTCGATATGGTCGTGTTCTGTCGCAGCAACGACGCCATCTGGGGCTGCTATGGTGCGAACGCCGTACATTTCTCCATGCTGCAGGAGTACGTCGCGCGACGAGCAGGATTCGACGTCGGTACGTATACGCAGATCAGCGTGAACTGGCACGCGTACACTGATGTGTACGACAAGATGCAGGGAAAGAGACTACGCTGTGACGACATAGTCAGAATTATCAGATCTTCAACTGGAGCCAAAGTCATCGACAGCGTCAGTCCGTACGACAGTCTTCTGATGAGCGTCGCGCCGTATCCTATCGCCGCAGACAGCACAGATTTCGCCCGGTGGGACGCTCTGTGTAAAGCGTTCGTGTCTGCAGACGGTCAGTTGCCTCAGATGTGCAGGCGCCAGGACTTCATATATCCGTTCTTCCGCGATGTCGCCTGGCCGATCGTTGCGGCACATGATCTCTACAAGGATGGTGTCTATACCTCGCCGCGAGGTGACAAGAAGACACCGTGGGACGACATCTATGCGACACTAGACGAGTGCCAGGCGAGCGACTGGCGACTGGCGTGCAGGATGTGGATGATGCGAAGACAGGCTAGGCACGTGTTGAAGACTGACGCCAATGGCTAATAGGACTGCTGCCGGCCTGAGCCTTGGTCCGCAGATTGGCACGGATGGCTTAGTGAGAGATCTATTTCGCTGCCTTAGAGGACACGAAGAGCTGGTGCAGTTGAGTACAGCTGGTGCAGTTGAGTACAGCTGGTACAGCTGGTGCAGCTGAGTATAGCAAGGAGACAGTCTGATGCAGACTAGCGACACCTTCCTTCATGCCCTATCTCTCCGTGCTTCCGGCTACGTCAAGCGCTGGCACACCATCCACACGATGCGCGAGCAGAGTGTTGCGTCACATTCTGGACAGGCTGTCTCGCTGCTGCTGTGTCTTCATCCGTCGCCGTCTCTGAACCTGATCAAGGCAGTACTCTGGCACGACTGTAGCGAGCGAGTCGTTGGCGACGCACCGTCACCCGGGTTGCGTGCGTTTCCGGAGTATCGGAGGATGTACGAACAGCTAGAGATGGTCGTGGCGCTGCGGGATCACCCGTCGATGTACGACGCCATCGTCGCTCTCAATGATGACGAGCGACAGTGGCTTCGAGCAATAGACGTGCTCGAAGCATTCCTCTTCTCACAAGAGGAGGTAAAGCTCGGCAACAGTCAGTTCAGTGTAGTGACTGGCCGATTGTACGACGCGCTCAACATGGAGGGAACGCCAGCGCCGGTGATTGCGTTTCGCGACTGGTACCTACCTGAGGGAAGAGACAGGAGCTTCGCGTGATTACGACTGTAGACTACTCTAAGACGCCGCACGTTTTCAGGGCTAGTGGCATCCCTGACACTTGTAGTCTGTGTGGAAAATCGTATGAATCTTATGCTGTGCATCTAAAATTACCTGATGTGATGAACAGCGATGCGCAGCTCACTGCTGACCTCAATGAGGCGAGGGGGAGCTTGCGTGCGGCTAACTTGGAGATTAGACAACTCAAGGCTGACATTCACCTCAGAGAGAAGGAGCATCAACGGACACTGATGTCCGAGTCGACCGATGTTCGTTACAGACATCACATCCAATTCGTCTCTGGAGACGATGTTGCTCATCTTCTGAAGAAGGACGAGGAGTACGGTGCTTCGTGGAAGCGTCGTGGCGGCGTCGGGGCCTACATGATGATGATCCGCAAGATCGATCGAATCGTGGCACTGATCCCAGAGCCTGATGGCCATCCGACTCACGGCTTCGACGTGTTCGCGATGCTGGCGGACGAGAGCGTAGGTGGGAGCGAGCAGCTGCTGGACACGATGAGAGATCTGAGAGGGTACCTGACGCTGATAGAGGCGGAGCATAGAGTGCGCACGGGAGATCTCTCGAAGCAGCCAGTCACGTACGAAGAGGTGATGAGCACACCACCAGACCTCGTGTGTCCTGGCTTCAGCTGTGGCCGCATACCCGTACTACAGACTGCAGAGACTACGAGCTGCAGTGCAAGAGAAGCCAAGGCCAATAGTCAGCCAACAAGATCCGAGACCGCGACACATGGTGCCGAGCCGTCTGAAGACGACGACATACCATTCTGATGTTCATCAAGATAATACGCAGAATTCTATGCTGTCTTGGTCGCCATGGACCGCTAGACTTCTGGTGCGACAGTTGCGAGCACTGTCACAGATACGTAGATAAGTGACCAAATACAAGCCTTCACACTCCCTCTCCTTCGAGATGCCCGAAATGCGTCAGGAGGTCTACTATAGACCTCACTCGTCACTGCTCCCGCACGTCGACTGGACGCCGCCGACCGCTGCCGAGATGCCGAGCTGGAAGGACGCGAAGCGTGTCTGCATCGACCTCGAGTGTCGCGATCCGCAGCTGCGCGTACTCGGACCAGGGTGTCGTCGGCGCGGCAACTATGTCGTGGGAGTGGGCTTCGCCATCGAGGATGGGCCTGAGTTCTACCTGCCGATGCGCCACGAGAGCGGCGACAACTGCGACTGGGACGTGTGGTCCTACGTGCAGGAGCAGATCAGAAACTTCAATGGCGTGATCGTCGGCAACGGGATGCAGTACGACCTAGACTGGCTCTGCCAGCCGAATGGCGAGGGATCACCGACTACAGACGCTGACCACCCTGTGTTGAAGAAGCGACACATGGACGTCCAGAATGCGGACGTCATGATCAATGAGCTGTATGACCGCTACAACCTGGAGATTATGTGCGAGCGACACGGCCTGCCAGGAAAGGACGAGCGACATCTACGCGATGTGGCTGCGATCTATCGTGCAGACCCCAAGGTCGACATGTGGCGCTTTCGTGGTCGCGACGTGGCCCGCTACTGCACGGTAGACGCGCGTAGGCCGCTTCAGCTGCTGAGACGACAGGAGGAGCTGATAGAGTCAGAGAAGGTGCAGTCCATCTGGGCGCTCGAGTGCAAGGTGACAAGGCTGTGCGTCAAGATGAGGCGACGTGGCGTGCGCGTCGACCTGGACAAGCTGGAGCAGGTGGAGCACAGAGCACGTGAAGTAAAGAGCGAGATGCTCCACAAGGTGTCGCACGCGACTGGTGTCAGGATCGGGATGGAGGACATCTGGAAATCTGTTGTGCTGGCTCAGGCACTGAAGGTCGCAGGCTACAGTGTGCCGAAGACTGACGTCAAGGTCAGCAAGAAGACAGGCAAGGAGACCGGTGGCGACAAAGACTCTGTCGACAAGTTCTTCTTGGCGAAGTGTGGAGAGATCGGGTCCTGGCTGCTGCGAGCACGTGGATGGGATCAGATCGAGAACAAGTTCGCTGCACAGGTGCGCAAGTACGGCGTTGATCACGGCATCGGACCAGACGGAAAGACACACTTCCGAGCGCACTGCACGTTCAACCAACTGCGTACGAGCGGAGGTGGAGAGGACGGCAGTGAAGGTGAGGACGGCCGTGGCGTGCGCTATGGTCGGTTCAGCAGCACTGACTTCAACATGCAGGGTCAACCAGTTCGCGATGACGAGTATGGCGAGCTGTGGCGCAGCGTGTACGTGCCTGACTATAGCAGCGAGGGATGGTGCTGCAGCGACTGGTCGCAGCAGGAGCCACGCATCGGCGTGCACTACGCAGAGCTGCTGAATCTTCCAGGCGCCAAGGAGTTCGCTGATGCATACAGAGCGAATCCGCGGCTCGACATTCACCAGAAGCTAGCTGACCTCAGCGGTATCGTTCGCAAGATCGTTAAGAACTACGTCAACGGTCGCCTGTACGGTATGGGTGACCCTAAGCTCTGTCGCAGCATCAGCAAGCCTCTGGTGTGGAAGACTGTTAGGGGTGAGGAGCGCGAGGTACCAGGACCAGAGGGTCAAGCTATCATCGATCAGTTCGACAAGTTCGCACCGTGGGTGCGTGGTCTCGTCAGGGAGGCTGCACGTCAGGCTGATAAAGTCGGTCACGTGTGGACGATCCTGCGCCGGAAGTGTCGCTTTGTGAAGCTTGGTGAGGGTAGAAGCGGGCGAGGACGATACGACAAGACGCACAAGGCGTACTCCAGGGTGGGTCAGGGTGGAGCGGCCGATCAGGCGAAGGCTACCGCCGTCAAGGCTGACGAGGATGGCATTCCACTGCAGATGGTCGTGCATGACGAGTTTGACTGGTCGTACTTTAGCTTAGAGGAGGTTAAGCACATGAAGGAGCTGCAGCTGACCACCGTGCAGTTCAATGTACCGATGCTGGTCGACAGCGAGGTCGGCCGGTCGTGGGGTGAACTGGAGAAGATAGAGTGATCAGGTACGTCTTGGATCAGCTGCTGTGCTTCGTCGATTGCTGTGAGGATCACAGCTGGTGCGAGTACAAGGGCCTGCCGTGCAGACGCTGTCTCAGAGAAGATATCCGTCTCAGACGGATAAGGTCGTATGAGTCGCGCGGTCGACTGCCGAGAGCAATAGTGGTATGAGATGGAGATCGTGGACTCTTGCCTCAGCACGAAGGCTTCTGCAGCAGTTAGAGCCAGAGCTCGCTAAGCGTGGCTGGCACTGCGGTCTCGTCGGCAGCGTAGTCATCAACGGCCGAAGCGACAAGGACCTTGACGTCATCGTCTATCAGCACAAGCAGACGACTCCGTGTCGAATAGACACGATGCGTGAGGCACTGCACGTGTGTGGACTCAGGCAATTCATGACCAGAGAAGAGGTAGTCAGCACCTGGCGCAGGCAGGGCACGGCAGACGACAAGTGGGTGGAGATCTGGACGACTGAGGACAGGCAGAGACGTATTGACCTCTTCGTGATAGGGTGAAACGCCTGAGATGGCGGACATCGCGGCTAAGACCTGCATGGCGATGCTTGGAAGAGTGAGGTTTGAATGAGTGACGATTTTCAGATTGCCGATCCTTATGGCGATGAACAGCACAAGGGACAGCGCTATACGCATCTCGTCGTAATCTTTCGCGAGCAGGAGCCGTCCGTGGTCGGCTTCTGTAGTCTCAAGGAAGCTATGAAGTACGCTGACGACGCAGGTGCACAGTGGTCGGAGACGTACGTAACACAGATTATCAAGGGGCCGCTCGTATGACTGCCATCGTCCTCGATACGGAGACAACCGGGTTATCACCGGATAACGATCGCATCATCGAGATCGCCATCCTTCCGTGGGATGGCTCTGACGCCTTCCTCATACACGAGCGCATCAACCCGGGTGTGCCGATCCCTCCGAAGATCACTGAGATAACAGGTATCGATGACTCTATGGTACGGGACTGTCCTCGCTTCGAGCAGTTCGCGATGCGCATCTGTGAGATCGTCACTGCTTCTGACGCCATCCTCGGATACAATCCTGCCTTCGACAAGTCGATGATCGCAGCAGAGCTAAAGCGATGTGGCTACGCGCCGACTTGGCCTCTGCTGGTCGACGCTAAGCGCGTGTGGGACATCTACGAGCCGAGAGAGAAGCGTGACCTGCAGAACGCCTACAAGCGCTTCGTCAGCGGTGACGGATTCGATGGAGCGCACGGCGCTCGGCGTGACACGTGGGCTACACGAGAGACGCTACGAGCGCAGATCGATGCGTTTGGTCTGCACGACGTCCCGTGGGACCAGCTCGATCCGGAGAGAGCGTTGTGGTGGGGGCCAAGCAATCACGTTATCGTCGTCGATAGCATTCTCGTCATGAACTTCGGCAAGCATGAGTCCAGGCCGTGTGACGAGGTAGACGTCGGATTCTGGAGATGGCTGTCCAGCAAGGACTTCCCTGACCACATGACCTTATTAGCATTGAAGTGTATAGAGCTGAGCAGAACACATCGTGGCGAGCAACTGCGTAGAGCGATCAGCGACTGGGGTATGGCGTACAAGGAAAAGATGACATGACTACAGACATCGATCTAGAGCTTCTTCTGCTCAAGGCGCGTACCATTACAGAATCGATGTCAGCAGAGCAACTAGCACACGAGCGTCACCTGCAGCGCATCTGCTTCGTCACGGGCAATCTCCTTCTATCTGCTGGCGAGCTCGGTGCGTCTGACGAGACAGCGCTGTGTGACAGAGTGCGCGCAGCGGCGGGACCATGCCCGTGTGGGAGATGTCTGTGACCAAGACGATCCTCGACCGCTACCTGTCGCTCGATACTGACTACGGTACTCAGGCTCATCAGGCTGCGTTCTCACGACGCATGCTTCGCCTGCAAGAGCTCGAGCCATGCTCGCGTGACCACACCGACGACTGTGTCGAGATACGTCAGGAGGACGGCTCTAAGAAGGTGATAGTCTGGTCGACGCATACGTCCAAGTGTTACTCACAAGAGACAGTCGAGCGTGTGCGAAGAGAGGAGCTGTCGTGACGCTCACACAGGGATGGATTAGTCACTTCTACGAGATCGCACTGCTGGTATCGACGCGCAGCAAGGATCCGTCCACCCGGGTTGGCGCGCTGGTGGTGGACGACGCACGAAGGATCGTCGGCAGCGGCTACAACGGGTTTCCTCGCGGCGTAGATGACGATCCTGCGCGCTACGCAGATCGTCCGGTCAAGCTTGCCATGGTCGTTCACGCCGAGGTGAACGCGATCCTCAACGCGGCGAAGTCAGTGCGTGGCTGTGTGCTCGTGTCTATGCGCGGTCCGTGCAGCGCGTGCAGCGGTGTGATCATACAGAGTGGCATCGACCGAGTCGTGTGTCCTGATCTGCCAGCGAACAGCAAGTGGCAGGACGACTGGATGCTCTCTCAGCAGATGCTGAGAGAGGCAGGCGTGCCAGTAGATCATGCACCACTGCCGAGACACGGCAGGACGCAAGAGGAGTACTACGTAGACGGACTGCGCGTGGTGAGCAACTACCTGCGCCCGTCGCATCGCGCGGACTGCGACAGTGTCGGTGTGGGACCATGCAGGAATGGATGCGACATGGAGCCGATGACTGACATGGCTGAAGAGACGATCTCCAGACTGTTACGAGGTAAATCGCTATGAAGATCATAGACCCAGGCCATCACTACTCGCTAGACAGGCTCGACTTTGACGAGACTGAGGATCCTGTGCTGTTGCGATTCGTCAAGCGGATTGGCGACAAGTTTCCGGGCAACACAGCGCCTGCGTACGACGGCACTACGACACAAGAGGTGCTGCGAGTACTGATAGATCGTACGAAGTACGTCGATGCTCAGTCCCACTGGGAGGAGAACGATCTAGTGCTGCACCACCTGCGCACGGCGCTGCTGTGGCTCGAGTACAGGGCAGCTAAGGCTCGCAGAGACGCAGAAGCAATGCGTCTGGTGTGGAGTGATGGCAGTATCGAACAGCAGCCGACATGTAGCGTCTGCGGACACGTGCGGTGTGACATAAAGGAACACTGATGCCTCCTGGATGCCCGGTGTCCGCGTGTTCGATTCCTGCTGATGGCACACAACGTAATAAACCCTAAGGGACACTCAAATGCAAGTCAAGATCCACCACCGCTGGAATACTGAACCCTGCGCCGTCGAGATCGTTCCGGACAATTGCGACAATCCCATGCGCGCCGCGATCATCCAGGCCGTGGCGCGCGGCGCCGACCTCATCGGCGCCGACCTCACCCGCGCCAACCTCACTGGCGCCAACCTTACCAACGCCAACCTTACCAACGCCGACCTCACTGGCGCCGACCTCACTGGCGCCAACCTCGCCGGCGCCAGCCTCACTGACGCCAATTTCACCGACGCCAGTTTCACCAGCGCTAACCTCACCCGCGCCGACCTCGCCGTCGCCAACCTCACCCGCGCCGACTTCACTGGCGCCAACCTCACTGGCGCCAACCTCGCCGGCGCCAGCCTCACCGACGCCCGCCAGGACTTCCGTTTGGTGTTGGATGCTGCGCCAAACGAAGTCTCTGGGCTCCTGCTCGCACTACGCGAGGGTCGCATCGATGGCACACAGTATGAGGGCGAGTGTGCATGCCTCAAGGGCACCATCGCCAACATCCGGCACTGCGATTACCGCGATCTGGGCGATGCCGACGCGCTCAGACCAGACAGCAAACGGCCATCGGAGCGCTTGTTCATGGGCATTTCGCCAGGACATCTTCCGAGCATCAACCACGTCGCGAAGATCGTGGAGGGCTGGATCCTGGAGTGGCAGGCCGAGCGGGCATCCGCGTAGGTCAGTCACCCTGAACGTCTGTGGACATATGCGATATAACAGAAAGGAACACTAATGTCTCCTCATCATGATGACTGGATCGGCGTAGATCTAGACAGAACACTCGCTGTTCGCAGCTCAGGCGACTCACTTCAGCAGATCGGCCCTCCGATTCACGCGATGGTCAACCGTGTGAAGGCGTGGCTTCGTGCAGGCAATAACGTGAAGATCGTGACTGCACGTGTTCACCCGTCGCACGACGACGCTGATGACCAGCGTCGCCTGATACAGCAGTGGTGCGTCGGTGTGATCGGTATTGAGCTCGAGGTGACCTGCATGAAGGACCACAGGATGATCGAGCTGTGGGATGACTTGGCGGTGCGAGTGGAAGAGAACACTGGACGACAGCTTTCACCATCTTGTGACAATCCTTCGCCACGACCACAGCACGACGTAGGTGCCCTCGGTTATATACGCGAAGCAGTCGAGCTATTGCGCAGACAGCGAGACCAGCACGGAGACAAGAGCGACAAGTATGACGAGTTGACCGTCGTCGCGCGTAATCTTCGCGATACGTTCGAGTGGCTGTATCCGCTACATTGGACCGATCCAGAGCACGTGCCATTCAGAGAGAGGAAATGGTGAGCGAGGAGTCCAAGGTCCGCAGCGACATCGTCGCCATCCTCAAACCTCTACTGGCCTTTCCGGTAGAGAACACAGCGGCAGTTGGCTGTCCGGACGTGTGCTGTCTGCTCGGATGGGTAGAGGTCAAGCTCGCAGAGAGGCCAGTGCGACACGATACTCGTGTAGACGTAGCTGTGCGGCCTGCGCAGCGTCTCTGGATGCGCGCCTGGAGCAAGCATGGTGGACACTGCTGGTGGCTCACCAGACTGCGCGGTGGGACTGACCTGGCAGACCTGTGGACGCTGCACATCGGTGGCGTCGGCGCTGATCATCTCGGTCACTGGACCGAGAGACAGATGATTCAGCATGCGCTGTGGCACGAGCAGCGGCTGAACAGCGTACCGCCTGACTTCGTGAAGGTACTGCTCGCTGCGGTCAGTCGATGAGTGATGATCTCTATGATAAGCTGACAGACAGTGCCGTCTGGTTTCGTCTAAAGGAGATGCTGTCACATGCTATCATGAGCCTGCCAGAATCAGAGGAGAAGCAGCGATACCTTAGCTTCATGAATCATGAGTGGCCTGGTCACGCGCCGAGATCGCGCGAGATAGCTACACTGGTCAGCAGGACGACGCTGCTGCAGCGAGAGAAGGACAAGCTAGTGCTGCTGCTGACCGTTCCGGTGAAGAAGTGACTAACGCGGCAGACCTAGACAGGAGACTGCATGTGATCGAGTACGTAGCGAACTGGTTCAGAAGGAGACATCGATGATCAAGTACTTTCTAGACAAGCCTCACTGCCCCAGCCTGGATCTTCGTCTCGAGCGTCAATCCGCTGGCGCGTCTGGCTACGATCTGATGGCCAACTTGTCCGTAGCGCGTGAGATGCAGCCTGGCGAGCGATGGTTCGTGTCGACTGGCCTGTACCTCGAGATGCCATCTGGTGTCGAGGGACAGATCCGAAGTCGCAGTGGGCTCGCCAAGAATCATGGTGTGATTGTGCTGAACGCGCCAGGTACGATCGACAGCGACTTTCGTGGCGAGGTCTGCGTGACCTTGCTGAACACTGACAGATCGCAGCCACACACGATTCACCCGGGTAACAGAGTGGCGCAGCTGGTCTTCGCGCCGGTGGTGGGTGCCGACGTCTACCAGCTGGCAGTGCAGCGCAGCTGGGAGCCTGTGCGGGTCGGCAGTCGTGGAGAGCTGTCTCTCACAGCTCGAGGTGCCAGTGGCCACGGAAGCACAGGACAGTGATGACCACCGCCAGCGTGATCGTCGAGAGACTTGTAGCCAACGCAGGCGCTGGCCGCGGACTGTGGGTCGGTCTCGATATCGAGCGCAGTCCTCGCCACGAGCTGCTGAGGCTAGAGCTCGAGTCTACGCCGAATCCGACTGGACGTCTTCGGCTGACCGAGGACACGCACGTCACGATCGCGCATCTTGGCAGAGAGTGCGGTAGACGCGAGGTTGAGGCAGCGGTTACTGCCTGCCATGTTCTGTCGAGGATGCTGCACGTGACTAGTGTCAGCGTTGAGGGACTCGGCAGGCTGCGAGATCATCTCGTGGCTGTCATAGCACCAAGATGGATTGACGACGTGGTGGCGCACGTCGAGCGATGTCTCGCCGACAGTCATGTTCACGCTGATCGCTCGTTTGTCGGCATTCGTCACGTGTCGATCGGCACTGTGGCAGGACAGAACGTGACGATGATGATGCCGAGGATCAGCGGCTATACACTGCGCATGCACGAGTTGATGACGGTGTGCGGCGACGATCGCATCAGCTTTCCGCTGCTGGCCGAGAAACCGAGTGTCTTCTAGGATGCTGAGATGGCTGAGAAGAACAGTGGACGACGAATATGAGGGACTGCGTCTGCGATGCGCAGCTCTTGCGGCGGAGCTCCGCACGAGAGAAGATCTCGCACAGCGCGTAGACGATCTTGAGGTCGCCCTGAAGGACACCATAGACGTCGCACTCGGCGACGGTCGCGAGCCGATGGATCACGCTCGACAGATGCGTATTCGCATAGCGCAGCGTGTACTGCGTGCGAGGATATAGACCAAAGCTTATTCGCGCTTGTGGCGCTGCGGTGCTGGTGTACTATAGGCTGTAATGGATGAAAAGCTGCAACGGTGCCTCGACGAGCTTCGGCGTCTCCGAGAGGGATTTGCCGAGGGTTTGTATACTGAGGAGGAGGCGGCCGCGACTGCCATCGACACGGTGTATAATACCTTACGTGAGTCTGCACTCGGACGAGGAAGGGGATAGTCATGGGACAGTGGCGACTAACCACGCGCGAGGATGGACCGGCGCGCGTGATGCTGATGCTAGCGTACGGCAGTCGCACGCTAGGTGTGGTGAATATGTCGCGTGGGGAGTATGACTCCCTATGTCGCTTCGTGATGAGTAACTTCGTCGCGATGGTTGGCCAGGAGCTGTTCGACAAGGTGCAACAGAAGCTCTGGCAGGACGCGCAGCGCGCGTGTCGCGAAGATGCGGAGCTTGCGAAGCAGCGGTTGATCGACTTCGGCTGGTCCTTCGATGGAATCAAGAGCTTCGCGCATCAGATGACGCTGCATTTAGCGGAGAGGTTGTTAGGCGAGCTGCCGGAGTACCTGAGGTAATACGGAGGCTACTGTGACTAGAGAACAGGTCAAGAAGATCGAGCAGATCAACTCTGCTGCGCGCGAGGCTATTTGCTGCGCGATCGGCGCGCAAGCTGGTAGTGTATCTGCAGAGCGCTCTAGACAAAGTCTAGATGAGTTCAGAAGACTTGTCTCTGCTGACCCTGTACTGTGGCTGGATCTCACACGAGAGTGGAGCAGCGTCTCTAGTGCGTTCACAGGTGGTGAGTGACAGCCGTCACGGTCACGCTGCAGAAGTTGTTTGAAGACTTCGCAGCCCTGACGATGGTAGGCTGGCAGGAGATGTCGCGCGAGGAGATCGAGGCTGACTATGGCATCAGGTTTGAAGAGGTCAGTCCAACTGCACGTGATTTCGCGCTTGCTGCCGTCACAGACAACGTGACTGCTGTTCGCTACGCGTGGACGCTCGCCAACTCTGTCGAGCTACTTGACGTGCATCTGTTCGTGTTTGACGGAGAGAACTGTGCGATAGAGCGACACTATCGGGTGCGCGCGACGGAAACAATCTAGCAGAAGAAGGGACTATGAAGAAGACTGAAAGACCGACTGCAGCGCCAGCTGCGCCTCGTCACGAGTATCACAGCGACGGACTGCATCGCATCGTCGCCGGTGCGCTCAGCAGTGACTGGTTTCGGTATCAGCAGGTCGCCGTGCTGAAGACACCCACCAGTGTTCTGCACGCGTGCACTGACTACTACCACGGTAGTCTGCCGACCAACGCTGTGTTCACCATACAGGAGATACTGTGAGCGCTACATCGTCGAACAAGACGACTAGAGCTGTCTCTGGTCGACAGAAGTCAGCCGGACGTGCTCTGCAGACGTGTCGGCCGATGTCACAGGCCGAGTGCGACGCCAAGGGCTACGGTCTGGGGCTGGCGTACGGCATGGGCGCGAAGAAACGCAGGGCACACGTCACTCGCACCAAGTCTCGACGCATCGGCCGGCGAGCGTCGTGGCTGCGTGACGCTGCGGTGCTGCTGTACACGCAGGGTGATCCAGCTGAGCACCCACTTCGCTCATTGGTCAAGGTTACGACCTACGGCCCTGCTCTGTTCAGATGATGGAGCTGCGCCAGCTGGAACCCGCTCGTGCGCGCCACAGGGACCCATCGAGCCTGTGGGGTCATCCGATGTGGAAACTCGAGCGCAAGCTGAATGGGTGGCGATTTCTCATGCACTTCGGGCGAGACCTGGAGCGCACGTATCTCACCGGGCGCAGGGTCAGCGAGCGCACTGGTGTGTACAGCGAGAAGGGGTTGCTGGTGCCGCAGCTGTGGGTCACCAGGTTGTCTCCACCTCATATTGCCATTCTTGTCGTTGAACCAACGACACACGCGATCTGTGCTCTGCAGGCGAGTTTTCGACCAGACGTTGGCTACACTGTCCTCGACGGTGAGATCATGCCTCCACCCGGGTGTGGCTTTCGCGACGTTGCCTCATTCATGAACAGCGACTACCGCCAGGTGCAGGCGACGATCGCGAAGTGGGGATCACCGTCCTTTCATGCGTTCGACATACTGTTCGCCGACGGGCAGGACCTGCGGGAGCAGGCGATGCTCGACCGTAGACAGGCACTGCTCGCGACGATAGCTGGTGTCAGCAATCGACACGTCATGCTCGTTCCGCAGCTGTCGCCACAGCAGCTCACGTACGATGAGATCGTCGCCAATGGCGGCGAGGGTGTCGTGCTCAAGCGAATCGACGCACCGTATGGCGAGAGCGGTGCGTGGATCAAGGTGAAGCGCGTCTCGACGCTGGACGTCGTCGTGACAGGGTTCACTGCAGGGAAGGGAAAGTACTCAGGTCAGGTGGGCGCTGTCAAGGTCTCAGTATACTCATCATCAGGTGAGCTGCTCGAGATCGCGCAGGTCAGTGGAATGAGCGACACAGTGCGACAGCAGATCACCGACCATCAGAGCGACTGGCTCGGTAGAGTCGTCGAGATAGAAGCGCAGGAGTGGGGTAGAGACAGGCTGCTACACCCACGCTTCGTGCGCGAGAGACCAGACAGCGATGCGCGAGCGTGCACGTTCGACAAGATGACACAGGACCTCGGACGTGGCGTCGAGGAGAAAGCAGTCGTCGCAGCGACTGCGCGAGAGCAGACGGAGCTGAAGCTGTGACTACGCTGTACCAGTTGGCGTGTAGTCTCTGCTACTCGAAGTATGAGAAAGAGACGACGTACCAGCCGAGTCATCAGCCACACAGCTTCTGCGAGCCATGTCTAAATGAAGCCATGTCTCGGTGGAACGGCATCGCGCGACTAGTCTACGAAGCTGTAGCGCGCGCTGAACGCGCAGAGACAGAGCTGCGCAATGTTGAAGATGTTCTGCGACGTGCTGCGCCCGCCGGATGCCTGTCAAGCACCACTGAGAACTCTGTCGTCATGGCGATGCGCGTCGTCTCAGAGCTGAGAAGAGGAGGCTAGTGAGATGAACTATGCGGTCGGCTCGGTTCGTTTCACACTGCTGCTGCAGATCGCAGACGTCGAGGTGCTGTGCTCTGATGGCGAGTGGGCGATTGTCGGTATGGTGAAAATCACGCCAGACGGTCTGGCAGACTTCGTCGCTGGTGACGCTTCATGTCAGCACAGCGGCACCATCTACGACGTGATGCAGTGGCTCAATTCAGTCGGTGCGTCTCTACGCACGGACGACCAGTGATCACACCCGGGTGTGCCACTGGTGTGCCACGCTTCGTTGCTGTGGCGAAGCTAAGGCCAGCTGCGCCAGTCGCAGCGCCAGTGCGCATCCGCAGCCTGTGCGACTGCGGCGCGTCGTGCGCGAAACGCACCGACAGCGTCTGCGCGCGCTGCAAGTTCCTGGACGGTAGCGGACACACAGACGGCCTAGTCGTGAGCATGCTGCGCGATGTGCGTCGGCTCACGCTGACAGAGCTCGTCACAGAGCTGCAGATGGACGCGCGCAGCGCGCACCGCGTGCTGTCGCGCATGGTCTCGCGCGGTAGACTAAAGCGCGTGTTGCTGGACGTCGACATGCCGCGCGAAGGCGGTGTGAGCACGCGTTGGGAGTACCAGCTGTGCGGCTAGCGTCGATTCTCAGCATAGCGGCCACACCACACAAGATCTCGACCAGAGTCGTGCGCGTTCAGGCTCACGTTGTATGACTCGCCTGCGGCGAACATCGTCAGTGCGCCGGTAGTGAGCTCCTTAGGGAACCATCGGTCGGGGATGAGAGCCATTGCCCACACAGCGGCAATCGTGGTGACGCCTGCCGTGATCAGGATGGTGTTGCTGGGATGCGGACCGACGATGGGGTTGTACTCTTCGACGTTTGGGTCCATGAGAGCCCGGTGGGTCTGTCCCACGTCGCACGCTATCGCAGCCGTAAGCTCGATGGCCAGCGCGACGTTGAGGCGACTGTGCGCGGCCTGTGACATGCAGCTGCTCGTCAGAGCGGCTGAGACTACAATCTCAATCATCCGAGCCATAGGTTACTTCCTGCCTGTGCCAGAAGCCCGTTTCGCGTCCAGGAGCGAATCATCCGACAGATGCTGGACTTCTGAGCCTCAGCCCACTCGACTGTCGACGCGAGACCAGTCGGAGACTTAAGATGGTTACGTGCGAGGATGTTGATCGCGTCGAGTCGTGCCTCGTCTGACTCGTACGCTTTGACGATGGTGCTGTAGCGAGCACTGACAGAACCGTCTCTCTCGACGCATAGAAAGGTGACCCTAAACGATTTCAGACGCATCCTAATTCTCCTTAGCACGTGGTGCGGTACGGTGCAAGCTCGTTGATAAATTAAGCAATCCTCGCGCCGCACTCAATCTGCGCGCAACCGCAGGCTTTCATAGAACATGCGCTTAGCCTGTACTGAGCGCTAGCGCACAGTCTTCGCAAGCGGCACTACAAAGTATCACTCTATCCTAGCGTATTCACAGGACCTAGCCGCGACGCGTCAATACTGAGCGCTGTCGCTCACTGAGGCGCCAGCGCACGGTACGCGGCGACGTGAGAACAACAGTTTAGCGAGTCGCAGCCGCGCCGCTAGACGCGAAACCAGCACTTGCGCGGCTTCTTCGCCGCGGCATGCAGCATGCATTTCAGGTTCTGCGTCGGGCGGGCAGGGCGGGCAGGGCGGGTAGGGCGGGCACTGAAAACTGAAGAGACCTACCAGTAGTGACTGAGCGACCCCGAGCGTTACGCCCCAATGGGCGGACTAGTACGGGACACCGCGAAGGCAGGTAGGCGGACCCGACGGGTCATCTGTAGTCTGAGAGAAGACAGCCAGCGGTGCTGGCAGGTTTCTCTGAGACTACTTGCGCAGCGCCAGCGCTGCTACAATTCCTCTACAAGGAGAACGACAGTGAACAACAAGAGTGATGACGACAAGGTGATGCAGGCTGCAGTACAGGTTGCAAAGGCAGTGTACGAGGCCATCAAGGAGTTCGGCCCGGACGGAGTGCCGAGTGGGCACCTGTACGCTGCAGTGAGCAGCGTGTTCTCCAGCCTGGAGACGTATGAGAGCATGATCGACATGCTGGTGCGCAGCAGGATGGTACGGCGTACGAGTAATCACTGTCTGGTAGCAGTTACTGGCGAGGGTTAAGGCCAGTGCGTTCGCCTACTTGGCGAGGTCCCTCAAATTCTCTTGCGCAACGTCTTCGGCGTTGCTATCAAGGAGTCACAATGAAGAACGTCATCCGCGACACCACCACCCTTCTGGCCCTTGCCACTCTCGCCGACGCAGCGACCCGCACCGTGCGCAAGGTCGGCCAGACCCTGCGGTACAAGACCACGCTGCCGAGCGTGACCAGCACCGACGCCCAGACTGCTGCTGTGCACGACGCCATCTGGGCGCTGGCGCAGGCGGGGAGGTGCGTTCGCCTGTACGAGGGTACGGTCATCATGACCCCTGTTCTCGCCGCAGACGGCGCGCGCAGCTGGGACACCCGGGTGTCCCGTCTCGACCGCACCTTGAGCGGTGCGGTGGTGGAGGTGCGGCTGTGATAGACACCTGCGGCAGTTGCGGCTGTGAAGCAAGGCGTTGTGCGTGTGTGGTCCCCACCTCGCGCGTCTACGCAGCCGCGAAAGGCGCGGTTATACCGCGCAGTGACGTCACCAGCATGGCGAGGGAACTCCTCGCTGTTCGCGCTGAGCGCACCAACGACGCCCATCGCGAGCAGCTGGACCAGGCTACCGCCACCGTTGCGCGCTCTCTGGCGCGGCAGTTCCTGCTGAAGGTTGCGAGCATCACGCTCACCGCTGACCAGCAGCATCAGCCTGACGACCAGCAGCTGTCCGCCTTCTTCGAGGACCTCGCCCGCAATGCTGTAGGCGGTATTCAGGAGCTGATCGCCCGTGAGTGACGTCACGCGACAGGAGCTCGAGCTTCTGCATTCCTGCACTGCCAGCGTCGACGTTCGTCTCGATTGTGACCACGCGCTGCGTGGTGACGAGACAGCGCTGGCGCGCTGTGCGGAGATACTGCGGCGCGCCAGGCCGAGCGGCGTACCGCTTCGAGGTGAGCGGTGACACCGCTGTTTCGGCGTCGTACATTCTGGTACGGCGCGCCGCGCGACGCACACGCCGCGCGCGTCCTGGTGATACGCACGATGCGCGGCGTGTGGGGAGAATTCTGGTGCGTGAGCGGAGCTCTGCATGCCGGGGAGGGTTAGGCCCGGCGCGTCTGGCTGCGGTGCGCTGCGCACCCACACACAGCCAGGGTCCCTCGTAGACAAGGACGATTTCATGCAACAGTCGACGAAAAGTGTTGCGCCCGGCGCGGCGCGGGGTTACGCTGTTTCTGCCTGGACCTGCACTGCGCAGGTCCCGGACGCCCGCGGCAATCGCCGCGTGGCGTGCGAAGCGAGTAACCCGTCACAGTCAGATCGATGCGCCGCGTGCGGCGCCCCACGTACCGACAGGAGAGATAACAACATGGCGACACCGAACAAGCCGAACAAGTCAGCTACCACTACCACGACTGCCGCCGCTGCCCCGAACAAGCCAGCGACGCCCGAGAAGGCGACCGTCGCTGCGACAACCGACCAGGAGCGGAACGGACCGCCGTTCGCCAGGCCAGACGCGGCGAAGACGTCAGCTGTCGCGACCCCCGACAAGCCTGTTGCGCCGGTCAGCGCGGTCGCCACGACGCCGGCGAAGCCCGACCCGGCCGACCCGGCGACCTACAAGGGTCTGCCGCGGCTGCGGTTCTACTCGGTTGAACCAGGTAAGGAGGACTACTGTGTCCGGATCCTGCCGATCTTCTTGGACAAGTACGGTCCTCCGAAGGACCCGTGGGGCAACACGATGGCCCTGCGCCCCAAGCAGCTGGCCGAGATTGGCGGTGACGGAAAGCCCGCGAAGGTCCGTCGTATCGAGGCCAAGGAGGCGGAGGCGAAGCTGCTGGCGTCTATGACTGATGCCGAGAAGCTTATCTACGCCAAGAGCAAGCGGGAGGCGAACCAGGCCGCGCGTGAGGCCAAGGTCGCTGCGCAGAAGGCCGCACTGATGGCCGAGCTCCGCAAGGAGCTGGAGGGACAGGGTCTCAAGATCGTCCAGGCGTAGTCTGGATGGCTGACAGGGGTTAGGGTCAGCGCGTTCGCCTGACAGGTGACTGGTCAGGCGAGGTCCCCACAAGCAAGGAGCCACACGCATGCGGATTATCCTGACGGACGGTACGAGTCAGCAGCAAGTCAAGTCGGTAACGGCGTAGTCAACGCCGGTGTCGTCGAGTATCACGGACGATACTACGTATATCGGAGCAATAAGACGCCCGCATCGGATACGCCAACCTTCGAGATGGTCCACTGCCACAGCGTGAGTATGGAGGCAACACACGAGCAGGACGATGCACCTGACCGTGACGTCAACTTCGGCGATGCGCAACTCAACGTCAGTGACCTGCTCGCGGCGCTGTCTCGCTGTGAGATCACTCACAGCGAGACAGATGCCGATATCGCGCGAGAGTGCGCCGCGACAGCAAGACGCTCTGTGGAGCGAGTTCTCAACATCGCACCTCAGATGCCACACCAGGACGCTGTCGCTCGTCTTCTCTACCACTCGTGGGCTGACGTCGGCATGCGCGTCGGACTGCCGAGCTACGAGCACCTGACCGCTAGCGAGCGAGGCTTCGTCAGTGCAGCGAAGATGACGGACATCGCTGGATGGATTGCGAGACAGGTGACAGTGTACTGTATTCGCGTATGTATCTCGGGACCGAACCAAGTCTACGGGTGGTTGCACGCTGGTAGCGATCTTGACGCGGTGGAGATCGATGACAACGCTACTGCGCCGTCTCAAGCTAGTGCAGTCAAGCGTATTCTCTCCTGGCCGACATGCGAGCTAGCGCAGCGCTACTGCGACAAGCTTGTCCCAGGTGAGATCTGCGAGCTGACCGTCGAACAGCTGTGGGTCGCGTGTCGTGCGTAGAACCGCCTACGAGATAGTGCGCGACGCCGACATCGCTCACGCTGCCTCGCTAGCCAGTCACGGCCTGGTCGAGATGGCGCGAGAGCTTCTGCGGCGATACCCGGGTGAGGAGCTACCACAGTGCGTTGCAGAGGTTCGCGTCAGCGTGCCGCGCGTCCTTACACCGGTGCGACGCGCCTCGCCAGCTGTCGCGCCAGCGCGCGCCGGTGCACCCACCGCGCGGCGCCGCTAGGCCGCGCCAGCTGGTCCAGGCTGCGCGTTTGCGGTGCGGGTGGCACCAAGGCAAGGGTGCGACCTGCGGTGCAACCTGGGGCAGCCTGTGCGGCCTGCGGCTAAGTAGGCGTAACTACGCGCCACGCAGCAGTGACTGCCTGAGGACCTCAGGCAGTCGCTTGCGCTTTTCCACACAAATTGCTAGAGTTGTCGCACAAGGAGCAAATCACTGTGAAAAGCACCGACAACCAGAGCCTTTTCGAGCCAGTCTACTACACTGGCGCGGCGCGCCGCGCAGGCTGGTACGTGGCCGACCACCGTCGCGGCCTGACCGATATCTTCGTCGGCGGGCGTCACGCCACGGCTATCGAGGCACAATCCGAAGCGCGGCGTCTCGAGATCAGCGAGACACGCTTGCGCCGGACGTAGAGCGATGCTACACCAGGAACAGGAAACAAGATGACCTACCAAGTTCAGATCGTCACCAACGAGAACCATGTATTCGACGTCGGCGCGCCGTGCTCCTCGTTAGAGGAGTGCACTGCACTCGTCGCGCAGACTGAAGAAGCAGCAACCAACCTACAGGAGTGCTGCGACGCACTGCCTGTAGATCTCGCCAGACGCGTGTACGCCGCAGCGCCAGCCGCTGTGCGTCACTTCGAGGGCTGCACGCCGCACGTCCAGGCTTGCGACGGCAAGCGGTACGTGCTGGCTGACGAGGCGACTTGGGAACTGCTGCCGTGACCTTACTCTAATCAGACTAGGACGCTGTGGCGTCGTCCACGATCTCCTCTACAGAGATCTCCAGCTCTGCGTCTGTCGACGGGTCGTACGCAATCGATGGTCTCGGTCGCGGATCAGCGTACGCCGACAGCGGCGCGTGCGGGTCGTGCACCGGGTGCGCGCTGCGCGGCGCAGGTCGCTCTCCTGTGCGCTCGCGTCGAACCTGCTCATGCTCCAGCTGCTGCTGCTGTTCCTGGGTCATCTCTTCAGAGTCACTCATGTTCTACCTCTCTAGCGCGAATGTCGCGCCTCCTGCGTACTTGGCGCGGTAAGACTCGAACGCGATCGTCGCCGTGTCAGCGTCTGCAGAGCGTGCAGCCACCGTCGAAGACGGGGCTGTTGTTCGGTCTGCGACGATACGTGCGAACGCACACCCACCGACCGTCAGACCATCAGCCACAGCTGTAGTCACGACCAGAGTCCAGCGGTCTGCCGCGCCACCGTCGACAATTCGTTGTAGTTTCGCTACCTCTGCGACGATTGCCTCTGTGACAGAGGCGTCCTGCGCAGCACACGCCACCACTGCGTGCGAGATCTCCGTGCGCGTGTTGTGCGTGCACGACAGTGTCAGCGTGCACCACAGTGTGGTGAGTAACAGCCGTGTTGTGAGTCGTGTCGTCAGTGCATGTCTCATGATGTCTTCTCCACTTTTGCTATGATCGCTGCGCTCTTGCCTGCGTCCGCCACACCCTGCGCGCCGACGTAGGCGAGCAGTGCCCAGTAGACGTGATCGAGTAGTTGCTCGTCTACGCGTAGACCGAGTCGTCCACCGACATAGACTGCCGTGGCAGTCACTGCTGCGAGAAACTTCTTGCTGCTGATGAGGTCTATCAGAGTCTGCTTCATCCGTATACACTTTCTCACCGCAGAAAGTGCTGAACAATCAGCACGGCGATGGTGCCGGTGACGCTGCCAATCGCTGTGATGGCCCCTATGAGCCACAGAATCTTGTGCTTGAACAGCGTCAGCGAGTCAATGTTTCTCTGCATCTCCATGTTAGTTTCCTCTAGCTTGACGATTCTGCGACTAAACGCGGCTATCTCACCGCCGTCGCCGTCAACGCCGATCAGTTCTGCAAGTCTTAGCTCCATACCGTGCAGCAAGGCGTTACGTTGAGCCGATATCTCGGCCCTCTTCTGAGCTGCTAACATCTGCTCTAGCTGTATTCTAGTCAGACTTTCGTCGTTTTCCATCTCATGGGATCTCCGAGTGCCACCCGAGTCCGCCCCATCGTCTTTGTTGACTCTCAGTAGGAGGTGCCATCCTGAACAGGCGTGACCGATGCAGTCACGGTGTTAGCTGACTTCTGCACGTACAGTGCTGCGAACCCGCCGACGTCAGGTATCATGAAGTGATACGTACCGACTGCTAGAGCTGTGGCCACGATACCGAACTTAACGACACCGTACTGGTCCTGGAACAGACCCCAGGTGTCGTCAGACGCGTCTCCAGCGCCGCGCGTAAGCCGCACCCACAGCTTCACGTCTGACGCTCCACCCGAGATGGCGACGGTCAGCAGAACCTGTCGCCAGCCTGCCGTGTTGTACACGAAATTGGTGCCGATGTTGACGCCGACGTCGCCAGTCGGTGCCGCAGTCGTCACAGTCGGATGATCTACGCTCTTGTCGAATATCTGTCTCGGCACGAATAACTCCTAGAGCGGCGGTAGAACAGTCGCTGACGGAAATATAGAGAGTCTACTCTGAGAGACTACTTCGTACGGTTGCAGGTCAGCGTCGAAGATCGCAGCGTTCCACAAGTACGGGTCAGAGTCTCCAGTTGGCTGAAGCAGCGACGTGCGCGCTCTGACGAGCGTCGCCACAAACTGGCCAGTGTATGTCGTCTGATCGAGCACAACGACGGCTGTGACGAGCTGTTTGGTGAATGCGTCGCCGACCTGCAGCACGCGACTGCCAGTGCCTGTCGTAGCGACGACTAGAGGACATACGACATTTGTCGAGGCAGTGATCGCACTCTCCACCAGCGCGACAGTGCTCACACCCGGGTGAAAGTGGATTGAGACGAGATTGTCGAGACTGTCGATCGTGACACCTGCAGGTGCGTCAGCCACTAGCTGCACGAGGATAGGCAGTCCGATGTTGCCACTGACCATGCGGCCGCGAAGGACGCTGTCTAGACTGCCGGCACCTACGCCGGCACAGCTGAGCGTGTCAGACGAACTGATCGTGAACAGCGCCGGCACCTTGGCGTCTGCCGTCACGGACAGGTATGCAACGGCTGGTGGCGTGAGGGCGATCGGTGAGCCGCGAAAGTCTCGCGCAGTCATCCTGAACGGAAGAGCGCGATCCGCAGTACCTCGCATGTCCTTGGTGACTATCACGTCATTCCTTCTGTGACGACATCTCGACAGTTGACGAGCCGTCGACTAGGCGCGTCTGTTGTTCGTCAGTGTCGAGTACGACGGCTGCCGAAGACCCATCTTTAGTCTCTGCGTCTGCAGAGACGAGACTGGCGTGCGGCTCAATAGACTCAGAGCGTGTCTTGACAGTCGCGTCTACTGCGACGTTGGCGGCACTGCTGCCGTTGCTCGCTTGTCCGTACGCAGACAGGCTAACGGCGTCGGCGCTGGAGCTGAGGTCTAGCGGAGAGACAGTCACAGTCCGCACGCGATCCAGAAGGTAGCCGGACCGAGCACACAGCCGTTCGGCATGTTGGTGTATCTCACCGACAGCTGTTCACACGCTGCGAATCCAGACGAAGCGTTGAACTTCGCTCTAGGCCCGCGTAGACCGTTCGACCACACTGGTACCCCAACGGAGTGTGACGGACTGTCCCGAATCGCAGGCCCTACGTCTGGGCTGTGGAGACGCTCGAACGTAAAGGACGTTATAATCTCCTCGACACTGTTCGTGGCGTTTGCAGACGCGTTGACACCGACTAGATTCGCGGCGAGAAAGCTGCTCAGCGTCGGAGACTGTAGAGAACCAAATGTGCCGAACGACGCGTCCAGGTTGCCGGGGTCGCGAGTCGAGCGCCATATGGAGTATCCAAGGAGTCTACCGTGACGACACGGGCACGGCACGTACAGCGTATTTGTTCCGCTCGTGGCTGTGACACTGTTTCCACTATTGGTGGTCGACCATCCTGCGACCTGCCTGTACGCCGTCGGGTCGACAGTGAATGAGCGCACTCCGAGCGGAATGCGAAGATCGTGCACTGAGACATTATTGAGTGCAACTGCGTCCTTGCCGAAGATTGGTGCGTTACCTCCTGTCGTCCAGCCATTACCAACGACGGCGTAGCCTACCACACACCCACTCTCACCGCTGACTGTCGGATCGGGGATCTGTGGACTGGCCGCAGGTGTTCCGACGACTACAGATGGCGCGCACTGTACGCGCAGTCGCTTGCTCAGCGTAGAGCTGACTGTCAGTGCGTTGACACCGCCAGTGAGATGAGTTGCTGCGAATGTGTCTGCAGGGTCAGTCAGCACGCTGGCAGGCGTGCCTGCCGACTGAATCTCGATCAACGTAGAATTCGCCGTAATCGCTGTCTCAATATTGAGCACAGTCGAGACGCCCGTTTGATAGAGAATAGTGATCGTGTTTCCGCTCTCTGAGTACGTGACGCCGGTGCCGGTAGTTCGCTTCTGCAGTGCCATCGTGATCTGGTCACCACCAAGTCCGCTGACGATAGCTCTGACGATCGTGTTGACATGAGCCGTGAGTGTCACAAGATTGAGTGACGCCTTGACGGGCACGGTCTGCGTGACGCGCGACGTGGGAGCCGCAGAGACTGTAGTCAGTGAGATCTGTAGCAGATCGACACGCGGGTTCGTCGCATCGCCATTCGTGAGAGTCCACATGTCTTGATTGCTGACACCTCCGACCGGAAGTGCAGCCCCGTCGTCGATGAAGAATGGAGTCAGGTTAGGAAGATCGCCAGCAGGAGGGAGACTACCAACCTGACCAAGTGGCTGAAAGATTGGCCCGAATCCTAGCGCGATTTTGCTGTTCGTGGATCCTTGCTGAAGCGCAGCTACACCCGGGTGCAGACACCTGGCGAACTGGACGTCAAAACCGTGGTCAATACCCCAGAAGTCAATGTTGACGCTGCCACGAAACTGCGGTGCAAGCGTGTCCAGCGCTTGACTGAGTAGGGCGAACCTAGCGTACTGCTGCAAGGTGTTCAAGTCTGCGTGAGTGAGCTCCTCACCGTCATTGAACTGTAGTCCTGCTGGAAAGATCAGGTCAGAGCTCATGAGTACTCCTGGACTAGAAAACTCTTAGCTGCAGCTCGCTTGGCGCGAACAGCGTCAGTGACAGCCACCAGGCAGTCAGCGCTCGCTGGAATGCGAACGATGATCATCGTGTCACCGACGTGGCTGTCTCTGTCTAGATAACATCGCCTGTCCAGGTACAACGCGTCACGAGGTAGTTCAAGCATGAAGACCTGCCCACCGCCATTCGTATCGACGATCTGCTGCACAGCCTGCAGAATCAGGTCTGGTGTCAGAGCAAGTGGGGGCGTCTGTACGCGAGCTCTGAGTGCGTCGTCTGTCTCACCATCTTGTCGAAAGAGACCCACTGACCTGGCCGCCAGCTCTAGATAGGCGTCGTCAGCGAATGAGACGACACCCATTCTAGACCAGTTGCGAAGCGTACCGTCAGCAATCGCCATCATTTCGGCGAGCACATACGCGTCGTCAGTGTTGTCAGGTCGATCTGGTCGCCCCATGTCTTGAGGCACGACTGACCTGTAGAGACCGACTAGTCCTTCGACGACGTCAGCCTCAAGCGGTATCGTGAAGCTAGGAATGAGTCACCAAACCGACTCTGATGACCTGTGACGACGTCGTCGGTGCCAGGTCTGCGGCTGGTACGTTGACTCTACACGACACAATGGACTGCCTGTCGACGTTCTCTACTGCTGTCGAGAAGATGGTTCTGTAGAACGTCTCGCCTGGCTGTAGTCTTCCAACAGCAGCCCGACCAGCTGCGTCAGTTCTTGCAAACAGAGCATTGACGTCTACGCCGGCTCTGACGACGAGAGAGTAGTCCACGTCTATCGTCAGCAGCGAGGCGGCGATGACGACGACCGTGTCGCCAGCACTGCGCCACGCTGGAGGTCCGTTTATCACGGCTCTAGCTGCGTCTGCGAGCGCAGTGTTAGAGTTACCGTCAGCATCGCTTACGTACATCGTGATGACACCACCACCGCTGTTGACCAGACTGGCTCGCTTGACGCCTGGAGTGAGCTTAGCGCCGAATATCAGAGCGTCCTCTGTACCTCTTCTTAGTACGAGAGGAAACGCAGCCGTGCGCGCCTGCAGGTCCGCGTCAGACTCAGCAGCTGATCCTCCAGCGAAGCGAACGCTGTTCGTCACGCTGATTCCTGTCAGTGTGATTGTGTCGAGGATGCGAGTTACAGTGTTCGCCTCGGCATTACCGATAGCGTCTATCTGAGTACACGTGCAGGTCACAGACTTTGACGTGTCACTGGTGGCGAAGATAGCGTCTACGTCAGTCGTGAACGTCGGGAACGCGCCCGTGACAGAGTCTGGGTCAGTCGCGACGCGCGTACCTGAAGGAATCACGCCAACCGGGCCGGTGCCGATGCGACTGAACGTGACAGTACCTACGGCAGGATCACCAGGATCCCAGTCGACACCGCGATCGTGACTGACGACGTGGAGATCGTCTCCCTCCGCACCAAACAACAGCACAGATCTGAAGCCTCGAGCGCCGACACCTATGATGGCGTTAGCCATCGAGGCACCGGCACTCACGTACGCGTCGCTGACGTCACCTGGCCGCACGACGATCGACGGTCTTCGGGACTGTAGCGTCGCAAGACCGATGTCGTACAGATCCTGATATGACAGAACTGCACCTGCCACTATCGTCTCCCGCTGAGCACTGTGAAGACTGACCTGCGTGCGCCAACTGGCTCATAGTTGATCGACAGCCCAAGGCCATGCTTGTTCGCTAATCTCACCACGTCTGCACCGACGAATCTACCGACACGCGGATTGAGCAACATACGTCGTCTCACCCGGGTGACCATGACGTCAATCAGCGATCGAGTAGCGCTCGCGAACACGGTGTTGACGACACCCATCCCCCACTCTGGTCGTCGTAAGAGTGAGCCAGGACTGGCCAGTGCCTCGCGCCGTACAGACTGCTCTGCTGCATCTGAGCCAGTCACAGTACGCCAGTCTCCAGCAGAGATCTCTAGGCGACTTGTGAACATCACGTCTTCACCTGACAGCTCTGTCAGTGCTGGAGGCGTAGACCGAATCGGTGGAGGTGACGGTAGCAGGAAGACAGCCACTCTATGTCAGCTCCCCTCCGCTGACGAAGCGGATGTCGATGTTTGAGCGCCACCACCCGCCATTCGGCAGTATTGTGATCTCGAAGGTGTTGTTAGGTAGGTTGACGACTTTAGAGTGATCGCCGAACAACGGCATCATCTGGCTGCGACTGCCGTCGTAGACAGTCCATGGTAGCGAGCCGATTTTAGCGAACACATAAGGCACGTGACCAGCGCTGCACTGCACGACACCGACGATAGGTGTGAAGCGAGCGATCCTAGGGTCTGGGCTGAGTAACGATCCGTCTGCAGGTGTCAGCGATACTAGAGAGCCAGTGCTCGCACTGACTCCTTCGACACCTTGCCACACGACAGCTGTGCCGAATCCTGCGTGTGTGTACTGAAGAATCACAGCACCTGCAGTCACGGCGTCGGCAGCGACACCCTGATAGTAGTACAGTCCAGAGCCGACAGGAACGAGTGACCCTGTCGAAGTCGTGTACGCTGCGCCGTTAGCGCTTACTTGCAGGTCAGGCGATACCGCAGTCGCCGTAGTGGCGAGATTGCCGTTTGTGTCGTATATTGTCAGCGGCAGACGTAGCAGCGTCGCATCGGTCTCTCCAGTCTTGAAGATCTGGCCGACAGGTGTCCAGTCGATCTCTGTCGCGAAGCCAGCTCGCTCGTACTTGACGGCCAGAAAGCCAGGCGTGTGTGCCTCTAGCAGCGAAGCTTCGTAGTAGTAGGAACCGCCACCCATGTGAACAAGAGTTCCACCGGCATTGACGAATGCTGCACCATTCTGTGATACCTGCACTGCACCGGCCGGCGGTGACGACGCAGCCGTAGTAGAAAGCACGCCCGTATCGTCACGAATCGTCATGTAGATTCGTCGTAGCTCGATGTTTGGCTCGTCTATTTTCATCTCTTCTTTACGACGGACCGAGCGCGAAGAACATCGTCTGACCTGCACCGCCTGCACTGCCAGCGACCCCTGTGCCCGCGTTGCTGCCGCCGATGCCGCCTGGCGCACTGATTGTGAGGCCGCCTGGAATCGTAGACCCACCATAGCCGACTGAACCGTATCCTCCACCTCCACCTCCACCTCCACCACCGTTGCAGCCGACGCCGCCGGTTGTGGCTCCTCCAGCTCCGCCAGGCGCTGTCACCACTAGACTACCAGTGAGCTGTCGCATGCCGACGATGATGACGCCACCACCGCTGCCACCACCACCACCAGAGCAGACGCCTGTTGTACCGCCACCACTTCCGCCACCACCACCACCGCCGAGTCGCCCGGGGTTGCTCATACTGATTGCACCGAGCGAAGCCTGGATCCATGTCTGAGGTCTGCCTAGATCGTCCGTAACGATCGTACTAGCTACAGAACCTGTTCCACCGGTGTGCGTGCCAGTGCCGTCGTTACCGCCGGTTCCACCTGCTCCTGCTCGAAACGACGTTGGCCAGACACCTGGGGAGAATGCGGTTGCATTCTGACCTGCGTTCTGAATACCGGTAGCGCCAGCGCCGCTTGATCCTCCGACTGGCCCGCCACTCAGCGCGTTGCCAGCCGTCGCGCCGCTGCCTGCCAGGCCAGGTGCTGTGATCGTGGCGACGCCGCTAGTGACTACGATGCCGACTGAGGCGAATATGCGACAGCTCTCAGCACTGGTTGAGCAAGTCAGTGTTGTTCCAGATGCTAGCGTGAGAGTCGTATAGAACTTGTCACCGTTGACTGTCTGCGCGCCAGACAGCGACGCTGAACCGTCAAACCCGTCTCCAAAATTGCCCCCACCCGCCACGACTGTCGGAGCTGGAGGAGCAGTCCAGGTGCCGTCGGCTCGCAGAAAGTTGGACGTACCGCCACCACTGAGTGGGGTTAGGCCATTGAGCGTCGACGTGAACACATTCAGGGCTGCGGTAGTCTGCGCGATGGTAGACCAGGTGTTGTCTCCTCGGAGAAAGTTCGTACTGACTGAGGAGGCACTAGTTACTCCACTCGCGCCAGTGCTGAAGAGACCGACTGCGATCGTTCTGTTAGCGCTGAGATCGGCGCTCGCTCCACCACCGATCGTCACAGGTGACGTCGTCGTTATCGTGCGCGTGGTTGGTACGAAGGAGCCGCTCGCTTGCGCTGTTGTGCGCCCTTGAGCATCGATCGTGAGATTGCACGCCGTGCAGCTGCCGGCAGAGACTGACGTATTAGCGAGACTACCAGGAGAGCCGGCAGAGCCAGTTCCGTTCATGCCAGTGCCGGCAGTCCACGTTGTTAGAAGAGGATTACTCACAGTGCCGCTGCCAGAAGAGAGATTACTCGTATTCGAACTCTGTGTGATCTTGGCTAGACCACCGCCGCTAGTGAGCTGACCACCAGAGTTACCTGCCAGTGCCAGAGCAACAGCGACGGCTAGTGCAAGAAGAACACTGCCAGAGACGTATAGACTTCGGTACTTCATACTACTCTACCTCGAGGACAGTTGTCAGATAGCTGGACCCAGCGCTCTTGAACGTCGCTATTGCAGTCTCCATCACAGTGAGTGCGGTGACTAACAGCGGCGTCGCTGCATTCGACGGATCAGCCACTGCCTTGATCCCACCGACGTACGTATTGATTGCTATGAGCAGCGTATTTAGCTGAGTCAGCAGTGCATCTTCAGCTGTTCTGTACGTCTGGCCCATCACAGTCGGCTGTGTCACGCTGCTCGTGGTAGCGTGAATCTTCGAGCCAGGGCCGACCACTAGGTTGATGTCACCAGAAACATACACGTTGTGCTGCTGTGGACTCAACCCAGGTGGTGCTGTCGCATGCGAGACGTTGGTATAGCCGTAGTGTCCGATGACGTATAGCTCGCCCTCGAAGTTGCCCATGTCGCTAGCTAGCAGCACCTCAGCGCCGATGTCTGGTACAGACCACACGCCGTGACCGTTTGATAAATTAGCGATCACCGGCACGCTGTGGTGGTGCGTCTCTACGTGCACGACGAGATTGTGTTCGTCATTGACGAAGTAGTGCTTGTCTTCGCCAGGTGGCTTGACGACCGTGCCGGACAGTGTGTGGATGCTATCGTCAGCCAGAAATTTTCTGAGGTTGGCGTAGCCCACTTTACGCTGCTCCTGAGACGACATCAGGAGCTACGACGGTGTTGGCTGGCTCGAAGCTATCTGCGAATGCAATCTCACGACGCTCGTATGTGAAGTTGACAGCCTCGACCTCTACCTTCAGGCCATCCTTCTGATCGAAGTCAAAGTCGACCTTGCGCACGTAGTACGGCTGGCGAAACTGCTGAATTCTGTCAATGTTGGTAGCGACGAACGCGCAGAGACGAGGTGCGTAGCCGAGTGCCTCGAGGAATCTCACGCGACCTGCAAAGTCTAGCGCACGCATCTGGTCGCCGAGAAACGGATCGAAGTCCACTCTGATGGCGTCTCCTTCGTGCAATTGCAGAGTGTTGAACTCCTCTGAGCTGACGAACGACTCACCTGTCTCTGGTACTGTGGACACAGGACTCGGTCCCTGGAGGCGTAGGTGACGCGTCTCTATCGTGTATGTCGACTCAGCCCTCGCTAAGAGTTCCCATCGCATCTTGGCGAATCGCAGTGCACTGTCTCTGTCATGGCAGTACGCCGGGGCTGGAATAGTCTCAATCTCGTTCTTCTTAAGGCCGAGACCAGTAGTCAACTTGAGCCCGTGTGGCGGGTAGAGCACCTCGAACTTCTGACGACTCCTTGCGTCCCAGTAGATCATCTTGATCTGCGGTACGCGCTCCTTGGCTAGCTTTCGCTTTGCCTCGAAGCTGATCAGGTCACGCCCGTGTGTGATGCGTGGTGCCTGAGCTATTGACTCCTGGGTCTGCGTGCGTGGGTCAGTGATGTGAATGGTAGAGCCGCGTATAAAAACGATGAAGCCATGCTGGATGCATATGTCATAGATCACCTCCCACGTCGTCTTGCCGGGCTTGATCCACATTCCCTTACGCTTCGTAGATCGTGCAGCGCCGGCTGAGATCACCGGGTCGATCGGCGACTCCCAGACGACGACAAACCTGAACGGACTGTTCTTCGGTGCGGCACTGTCAGCTACGAACTGCACAGCTTCGTCAAGCGGTATGCCAGATGGCACGGTCTTGGTGGAGTCCCACTCCGGGTCCAGGACGGCAGTGTAGTCTCGACCTGAGATCACCAGCTGCTGATCCTTGCCGATCTTGAACGTGTCGTCGTCGGCGAGGCCGCGCAGCATCTCGTTCGACTTGGTCTGCCACTCCTGGCTTCCACTTCCGGTATCGTCCCACATGTAGATCTTCACGGCGATCGAGGCGATTCCCTCCGGATCTAGCGGCAGCACGCGCGCGTCGAACGTCATATGCCACGTGTCAGCCTCGTGATAGCCGTTGCGCGACAATCTGCAGGACTTTGGCAGCACTCTGTCTATCGTGAAGATCTTATTCGGTGCGCCGCGACCATCGAACGCGACTGTAAGCTGAGCGCCACATCTCGGTCGGAAGATGCTCACTTGCTGACCTCTGGAATGAGCAAGTCTCTACCGACCGGTAGAAGTACAGAGTCAAGATTATTAGCATCTCGAATGAATCGCCCAGAGTCCGGTGTTCCATACCACTTCTCAGACACTCGGTCTAGCGTATCGCCCTGTCGCACCCGGTGAATACCTCGTGGCTTGCGAGAGGCGAGAATGCGAGCATCCTTCTCTGCCGCGCGTGACGAGCCAATCATCAAGTTGCATTCTGTCTGCTGCGTACGGACCCAGTCCTCGAAGTGTAGCGTGGCGACCACGTCGTGATACGCGAGCACGTCTGTGGACACTAGCTCCTGCACGTCTGCGAGGTTGCGCGACGCCTGTGTTCTGATGCCAGCGAATGCTGCACTCAGTGCTAACAGCTTGTGCTGCGTGCTGTCGAGCATCTGAAGAAACGTCTGGTCGCCAGGGTTGTCAAACGCGACGGCGTTGGCAGCGAACCTGGCGTTGCCGACTGCGCCGCTCAGGTCGTCAATATTGTCGAGCGCGTCTGTGACGTCTTCGGTAGACAGCGGGAGCGACTTCGCTCTGTCGAGAGTCGTGTTGATCTTGTCGACGCTGTCCTGCTGGTTACGCACGTGCTGCGCGAAATTTGAGACACTCTGTTGCTCGACAGGGATCGACCTGAATGACCCGATCGTCTCGTTGTGATGCACAGACAGCGTGAACCCATAGCCAATCTCGAACTTAGTGCGCCACTTGAGCTTGAATTTTGTGATGATGCCGACTAGAGAGTGCGTCTCTATCTCGACGCGTACCAGCGGCACGCGACCGCACATTCTCGCGAACTCGGTGTAGGTGCGTTCGGCGAAGCCCTGACCAGCCCACTGGTCTTTCCACTCACCATGCATCTCGACTGGCATCCATTCGACCGACTGGATGTGCTCTACTGGTTCGTCAGCCCCGGCTGGCATCTCGCGCGACGTGTTGACTTGTAGCTCGAGATCTAGCGTGTCCTGCATCATCGAGTGCGTTTCGGAGGTCCAGATGAATTTGACTGGAGTCTCCTCCAGGACGCTTGCCCCTACGCGGCGAAGCTCTGTGACAGTCATCTGACTCACAGCGCCGTACTCCACCCTTGGCGTGCCGCGTGGCGTGCCGCGTGGCGTGCCGCGTGGCGTGCCGCGTGGCGTGCCGCGTGGCGTGGCCGCAGCGCGTCCGGCGCGGGTACCCCGGTGTTGGTGGGGGCAGCTGCGCCGGTTGCCGCCTGGCGCAGCTGGCGCGGCCCCACGGGGTGCCCGCCAGGGGCCAGCGCCGCGCACCGCAGCGGCCCCCTACACCAGGCGCAGCGAGACAGATCGAACAGCTCGCTACAGTCTTCCTTACTGCAGACTCGATACTCGGTCACAACCCACCCCGGGTGATGACTGAACCACGAGCCTGCGAAGGCGCGCGAATCTTGCGCTGTACCTTTTCGTCGACCTCCATCAGCCAGCGGTCAGGATCCTTTGCAGACACTTCTACGCTGATATGGTTCGTGATATTCTGATTGACCGAAGCGCCCCTGAACGGGTCGAGAGAGTCGCGCAGCAGCAGCTTCTTTATTTCCTCGGGGGACATCAAGGCAGCGTTGAGTCCAGTCATGCCGTAGCCGCTGCTGGAGAACAGCTGCATGAACTTGGACATTACCAACTGAGTCGCCTTGTTTGCATCGATCGAGGCGCGCTGCGCTGGCGTCATCAGTTTCATTGCCTCCTCGATACCTTTGTCAGTCTCGAAGGATGCCTTATATGTTCTGGCACCGACGTCTGCGACCTTTGACTTGAGCGTGCCTATCATGCCGGCGCGAAAGTACGGATGTCCGAGTAGATTCTGTTGCTCTTCTTGATCGAACCCTGCGCTCTTGAGCAGAGCAAGCTGACTTGCTTTCCAGCCAAACGACAGCTTCGAGCTTTCGTAACGTCCTGCCTTGATGTCCTCCAGAACATTGAGCTGCATCTTGTAGAAGTCGACGCTACCGATTGCATTCTTTGCTGACTGAGTACCCTTGGCACCCTTCTCACCCTCCATGTCGTGAGAAGTCTTCTTGACCTGGTCGTCAAACATTTCCATCGACGCTTTGAGATCCTGTAGTTTTACTCTTGCTGGGTCGATCGCGGCAGTCAGCGCCCGGTGTACGCCGAGATACTCACCAAGCTCGTGTGCAGCGTAACCGATGCCTAGAATGCCAGCTGGACCGAGTGCACTAGCCGCACTACCGAGACCCATCATCTTTTGAAACATCGGCTGGAGATCCATCTTGCCGAATGGGAACCGCAGGTGAAGAGCAATCGCTTGTCCAAGCTCTTTCATCGCACCGTTGCCAGTGAAAGACCCAGTCACGGCGCTCAGGTTGCCACCACCTAGACCGAGCCCCCCGCCGAGCATACCTCCGACCTTGCCGATCGCCCACACCTTGCCGATCGCCATGATCGTGTCAGCGTGGTCGACAAGAAACTCGATCGCGCTCTTCATCAGTTTGAAGCCAGACGCCAGCTGTCCGCTGACTGTGTCTGCGAACTTGTCCATCGTGTCACGATTCTTGTCGATCCAGATGGACCAGCTTCTCACTTCCTTGCTGACTTCCTTAAAGACCCCCATGCCGAGCCGACCGCCCATCAGCTCCATGTTGTCAACGAATGTCGACATGACGCCGTGAAATGTCTCCTGCCCCTGCTTGCGCGCCATCTCGAGAATCTCAGGCGACTGCAGCGCCTTCTTGATGACCTCACCCTTGTGGGTCGTGTCCAGCTTGTTGAACTGCTCTGGCGTCAGGTTGACAGCTCTCTGTGCCAGCAGGTTTATCGCGAAGCGATCTCTGATGTGCACACCGCGCGTCGCCATGTACTCGACGTCACGCGCTGCGAGACCAACCTCTGAGCCAAATGCCTTCGCTGCATTCGCCGCACCGAACGTCAGCTGCTCCACGTCATTCATGCTGAAGCCAGCCCGCAGCAGCGGTCGCTCTATGAGCGACGCCATGTTGACCAGTTCCTTGGTGGTCAACGCGCTCTTGGTCGCCATGATGTTGAAGCGGTCTACTGACTCACCTGCTCGCTCCCAAGACTGCTCCATGTTCGCCTTGGTGAACAGCGTGAGCATTCCTGACATCTTCAGACGGTAGTCTTCGAGCGAGGCATTGAAGTCAAACAGGTGCTTCTTAGCCTCGTGAAAGCCTAGTCCGACACCGAGCAGTCCGAGGCCACGCTTCACCTGATCGACAGCCTTCGTAGCGGCACCCGCAGACTTCTCGATCGCTGTAAAGACAGCACTCGCCTGGTCCTTGGCGACTATCTCTGTCTCTACGCGATAGGTGCTAGTGTCTACGAGGCCCATAGCGCTCTACTCGTCAGGGTCGACGAAGATACTCTCGTTGTGTGCTGTAATGCGGCGCTCTATCTCCCTCAGGATGACTGAGCGCTGAAAATTTGTGAGATCTAGCCAGTCATCTGGGGATAGACTGGCCCCTCGTAGATGCCAGGTGACGTAGACCCACTCCCGGAGATAGTGGGCTCTGTAGCCTCGCTGGGAGCGTCGAAGTGAGCCTTGATAAAACTTTCGACCTCTTCCTCTGTCGCCTCGTTGAGTCTTGAGTACGCACGCATCACGAACTCCTGCGTGCGCAGCGACCAGTCACCCCACTGAACGAATGGCCGAATCACTGCACGACCGTCCACCGCAGATATCGACTGTGCGACCAGCTCGTTACGATGCAGCACATTGAGCTGCTGAGCGCTAGCTTTCGCGCTCGGACTAGGTCCTAGAGCTCTGGCTGCAGCGTCCAGACTGTCGCGTCCAGTCATCTCCTCCATGTCGAAAGAGCTGATCGAGACTCCTCTTATCTTGCTGAGATCGAATCGCATGCTCCACCAGTTTCTGTGTCTCAGGTAAAGTACGAGCAGAACCCTGACCAGCTGTCGGCCAGGTATCCATCCTTCGGAACATTGGTGTCGTCGAGCGTCAAGATGAGGTCACCGTGCAGCGTGCCAGTGCGTACGTTGCCAGTTCCCTCCCGATACGCGTACGTCACCGAGATCGTGACCTCCGGAAACGGCGTACCGTTCTTGTCAGCATCTTCGTACAGTTTAGACACTGTCTTCCAACTGTGGTCTCTCTTCTCGGACTTGAACGAGAAGTCCATGCCGAGGTAGTCGACGTCACCGACAGCGCGCTTCTGCCCGGGGAAGCGCTTCTTCTCGAGTTTCTTGTCCGTCTTGATCGACAGGTCGTGTATCGTGGCGAACGACCCGCCGAGACGCTGACCGTTGACCGTAATCTGAACGGTCGCCTCTTTGGCCCTGATCTCTGTGGATCCCATGGAGACTCCTTAGACCTGCGTGATAGTGACGCTCGTTCCGGCTTCGATCTGCAGCTGCAGGAACAAGTTCTTTGGGATGAGCGCTACTCGTACAAGGTCTCGCTGTATTCCGCGCTTGCGATCCGTCGGGGTGTTGACCTCGTCATTGTTCTTTACCTCGAACTGAGGCACGAGCTTGTCATCGCGATCGACGAAGCGCTCCAACTCAGCTAGCTGCGTGAGCCATCCCTCGAAGGCTCCCTTGCGCTTGGCGCGAGACAGCACGGTGTTCGGCCGCTTCTCGTCACCGCGCATCCTGTTCGCCAGGCCAGTGATGAGGAAGTTCTTCGAGCGTTCACCGTCGATCTGCGAGTTGTTGTCGGTGAGATCGGACGTGCGTCCGTTGCCGAACAGAATGACGTTGTTGTTGCTGGTATCGACGTCACGATTGATGAACGTCGACCCTGCTGCGTCCAGGTTGTCTCTCTGAGCGTCAGTGAGTTCGAACGCCAGGCGCGTGACGCCTTGATTCAACTCTGCCGTGTCGGACACACCCGGGTGAATATCTGGCTCCGTCTGAGAGAGAACACACGCCAGCTGCGCCACTGGCGAGCCAACGGTCTCCACAGTAGTCACCGGGTCGACATAGAACGGGTGGTTGAAGACCGGAAAGATAGCTCTGTGTCGATAGCTGGCGAGCTCGGTCGCCCAAGTCGTGTCGGTCACGCTGGCGCTGTCCGGGCAGATACCCCATGCGCTCAGATACGCAGTCGGTGCTAGTGCGAAGATCTTGGTCTTGACGTTGGTGTTCGACCTGTTGCACACCATCTTGAACTCGATGCCACGCGCCGCGTGAAGCGTGTCCATCGGTCCAGCGCCAACTGTGTAGTCGGCGTCAGCGATCGCACCGTCACTGCCAGCCACGCCTGTGAAGCCAGTGACGGCCGTCTGGCCGAGCTTGACGAATCCAGTGCTGTCTGCACCGTCTGTCGAGGCTACAGAGTTGCTGGGTCTGCCAGCTGCGAGCTTCGTGATGACGATCGGTGTCGCGTCGTCACTGCCGATCACGACAGCAGTGTTGTCGTTCGTCCCAGAGATGTCGATGTTCGGGAATACCAGCGTCTGCTTGTACAGCTTCATCGTCAGGTTGAATGACGTTGAGACGCTGTTCGATGCCGCAGAGATGTTGATCGCGATGTCGTTGCCGTGCAGTCCGGGTGACCTAGCCGCGACGTGCAGCACTGGTGTTCCGCCACCGCCAGTCGCTGTCTCGAAGTCGAAGCTCGCCGTGGTCGCTGCTGCCGCCGCCACGCGCACGACGTAGAAGAGACCCATGCGCTTCTGCTGCAGGTCCCACCAGACGTCACCTACGATCGCGCCACCATTCACTCCGTAGTCGCGCTCACCGAAGACCTCGGCGAATCGCTGAAAGGAGGAGCAGAAAACGAGCTTGTTCACTGGACCTCGTACGCATCTTCCGATGAAGCCAGTCGTACCGAGAAAGATGCCGCGCACTGGCGCTGATACAGCCTTGGGCTGCACGTACGTGCCTGGAGCGCCAAACTGATCAGACGTGCTGCTCTGAAAGCGAATGTTCGGCATCTGCACTCCCTAGACGGGGATTGGGTCTCCGCCTGAGTTGATTTTGTATGTCCTGAGGTCCGCCAGGTCCGTGAGGTCGTCTGGCGTCTCCACCGCAGTCTGTAGGTCCTGCGAAACGAGCAGGTACAGCTTGTCGGCAATCGGGTCGAATCGAGGAATCATGAAAGGAGCGTCGACAGAGATCTTCATGTACGTCCATAGACGCTCGGCAAATGCGAACTCGCTATTCCAGGTCATCTCGTCTTCGAACATCACTGTAGCGATGCCGAACGGTATCTTGACACCGCTGATCTCGACGCCAGCGACAGAGACTTGAATCCGCCCTGGTGCCTGTCTCTCGTTGTAGAAGATGAGGCTGACCTCTTGCTCCAGCTGCTCACGCTGTGCGTCTAAGCGAGCACCGACCCACAGTCGACCTTTCATTCGTACAGTACCGATCTGAGACACTGTCGTGTCTTGATCGAGCATGTAGGTGGTGCCAGTCGTGAGTGCATTCGTGACTGGGTCGGTCCTGAAGTACCCTGTTAGCTCAAATCCGTCGTCACCGATCTGCTTGCTTGGGTCGAACTCAACGTCTTCGTCATCGTTGTAGATGACGATCTCCGCACTGTCGATGAGCAGTGCCATGGCAGGATACTCGCTCTTGCGCGACGGAGGCACGTTGACGACTGTGGCAGGCTGAGCAAGCTTGATCGTGAGACGTTGCGTAATCTCCTCGACGACTGCCTTAGCTGCTGCTCGACGAATCTTCATCGCAGCCCCGTCAGCACTCGGTTAGTCTCTTGCTCTACGAGTCTAAAGAGCCGAGGAAGTGCGTGTCGCACTGGATAGCGTGGCTCTTGACCGACCTCGCTGATCTTGCGACAGATCAAGAATGCCGCCTGACGAGCCTCAGCAGCGAACATGCCGAGCTTCATCACACACCACTGTCGGATGCTCTCCTGGCCTTCCTCTGACACGGGGTGCGGCGCACACCCGAACTCGATGACGCCGGCGGCAGGGTGGTCGTTGCTGACCACCAGTCGTCCACTGACGTATCTAATCTCGAACCCGTCACGGTAGTCGCCAGTGACTGTGATGCCCTCTCTGTCGATCTCCTCCTTGAGATATGAGAGCCAGCGCTCAGCTGCTCGCTTGATCGCTGTATTGATAAGCTGAGGTACTCGCTTAAAGCGCTCCCTGAGCACTGGCACGAGCTGCTGCGTGTTTATGCGAATCGTCGCTGTCACTGCCCACCGTCGAAATTCGTCATCGCGCTGGTCTGCTTGACGACAACTTTCCAGTCAGTCTGGTCCTGCTGAAGATCGCCGCGTCTAGTCACAGGGTCAGCCGAGATCACGTACCACTGGTCAGGCTGTCGCTGTCCACCGGTGTCTATCACGCGCCACGCTATCTCAGTGCCATCTGGTACCTCTGGCTGAAGCTCCTCGGCACTGTACCGCAGGCTGATTTGCGTGATCGTCGCGTCGCCTTGGTTCTCTCGGCCTGCTGGGGACAGTCTGTCTCCCTCAGATCGTGTCACCAGCGGTCGCGGGTCTATCTCCAGAATGGTCACTACAGGTGTGCCCTCGCCGACGACGCCGCTGGACCAGCGGCGCGTGATGATCTGTACGCGATACTGTCGCGTACCAAGCTTGGCGTGCACCTTTCGCCGAACATTGTCGACCACATCGATCAACCTGTCCGTCAGAACACGTCCGACCTGTGCGTGACGAGTCATACTGACTCAGCCTTATGCGTAGCCCATTCGCTGATAGCCAGCGACACCGAACGTATACGAACCAGAGCCAGTGAAGACCGTGATCGTCGCGCGTGCGTCGCGGATCGGGAGCGGCATGCCGTGCGTGTCCGACTGCGGCAGTGCATAGGCGATGTTCGCAGCAGTGAAGTTCGCGATCGTGGCGCTCGTACCTCCACTGACCCATCCAGAGCTGTCGTATGACACCTCGAACACAATGGTCACGGTGGTGGACGGTGTCACGGCGTTCGCCACCAGCGTCACATTGAACAGATCCTCGACGCGAACCTGCGCTCTGTCACTGACCGCGTCCAGCGTGCCGGTGGTGCCAGTGTCGACGATGATCGTACCTGGACGAAAGATGTGCTTGCCTCGTTCTCCGAACATTTGCTTCTCCTGCTTGAGATCTGCTTCCCTCGCCGAGGCACCTGGTGGAGCGGCGCTCAGCGAGGGTCGCAGAAAGTGTCATGTCTCGTAGGTAGGAACTCCTAGACTTGGATCGACTCGATGCTCGCTTGGATCACCTGAGTAGAACCCTTCGCGGCGTCCACCAGACGAGAACACGTCATCGCCGATCTGAATCTTGGTCCAGCGCGACAGTCGCTGAACATACTGCTTACCGACAGCGCGAAGATGAGCAAGCGTATAGTGAGCACGCAGCTTGATGCTGCCATCCTCGATGGCCGCAGACAGCGGCAGCGACTCGAAGATCTCTAGGTCTACCTTCTGCAGGTAGTCGAGATGCTCTCGCACGATCGGCCCCATTGATGCTTCCTTGGCGTCCAGGCCGTTGATCGCACGCACTGCGGGTCCGTCGTCCTCAAACCCGGAGTAGCCGAGATAGAAGAGTAGCCTGGCCTTCTCTGCGACAGAGAACGGCATCTACTCCTCTACTGTCGCCAGAGAGGCCATGTTGGCGATCGGCCTCGGTACTCGAGGATCCGTCGCCGGAACGACTCGGCCGTCAGTCATCATGTGGATTGCCGAGGCGACCGGGTCTCGCCCTGGTTGCATCGCGTGGCGTCGCACGTACGCCTTCGGCACACGGATGCGCTGGCCTGGCTTCAGGACGATCCTCAGGTTGTCGATGTGCAGCCTGGCCGGCATCGAAGAGATGTTGACCACCTCCTCTGAGTCATCCTCACCATCTTGAAACTCGAATTCTACACTGTCATCGCTCATCTGGTCTTCTCCACAAGAGTTTATCAGCTCTGACGACACAGCCTACGAACTGTAGCTCGCAGGCTGTAGCGAAGAGCTACGACTCGGGCTTGAACAGCAAGTCAGTGATCAGAAAGTGAGCATTCGGACGCACCGTCTTGGTCTGCAGCGCGCAGTCGAGCATCCACGACTCGAAGTTGCCCTGAGACGGGAGAGCGATGACGTTGGCGACCAGAGGAATGCTGCCTCCAGGTGCGCCTTCGTAGCTCTGCTCCTGCGGCAGTCCCAGCAGAGGAACAGTCGCCATGATCTTGCCGCGCTGGACGCGCGTTGGGTTCGTCGGCAGATACTCGAGGCCGATCGAGTCCTCTGAGAAGAATCCCAGCACACCAGATGGAACAGAGATGTCCTTGAACACCGGGACACCGTTCACCTCGACTGAATGGAAGCCCATCGACATGGTCAGCTTCTGACCACGAATGTAAGCCTCCTGGTTGACGCGTCGCTCACCTCCGTTGAGCTCGCACAGAAGGCGCCAGATGTTGCTGGTCGTCAGGCCGAACGTCGGCATCTTGCCTGACGCGTTGAAAACCTGCTCGAATCCATACTGGATGAGCGAAGGATTCAACGGACGTGGAATGCCACCGTTGCCGAGCGTGATGCCCTGAAACTGCGGGTACGTGACACGGCTGAGGCCAGCGTACGTTCCAGTCAGTGACAGAGGTCCATTGGTGGACATCGTCACTCCGAACAGCTTCTGCGGTCCAGTGGCGCCGGTGCCCGTCCAGAAGTCATCGTTGACGAGCTTGCCAGCTCGCTCGCGCGCCTGGGTCATCTTGTAGAGCCACACGTTGCCGAGATTCGTGCGGCTGAACTGAGCACTGTCTTCGGCCAGTCCAGTGATCTTGAACGCATCACCGTACTCTGCCCACGGCAGAGTCGCCAGAACTTCGACGTCAGCATTGAACGTCGAGACGACCTGTCCGTCGTCGAAGACCTGACCAGTGCCCGTGCCGACTGACACGTCCCAGGCCAGGTTCTTTCCCATGCCAATTTCCTTGCGCATGAGGTTGGTGGTCACGGTGGAGCGATTGTATTGCTTGACAACCGTCTCGCGAATGAACTGCTCGAGCGCTGGATTCAGCGCTGCGGTGTTAGTGTCTGCCACGTCACGACTCCTAGCTCGATGTTCCTCGGGGAACGTGTCAAGAGTTTCTCAGCTCCGCGGTCCATATCGCTGGACCGCATGCGAGTTGCTCTGTGACACCGAGCTAGGCGAGCCTTCCGAGACTTGTCGACCTTGTGAGTCTAGAGCCTGAACCGGAAGTAGAGTGACTGATCCACCAGTCAGTCTGAGTTACGAACAAGAGCAGCTAGGATATCTACTCTACTGCGTACTGCTTGCAGGAGGCAGATGATCTTCGCCACTGTAGGCAGCACTACCGGGCGCGCCGCACTAGTTGCAAGCGCGAAGATAGTCGTCGTGTCGTTCGGGCATCACCCGCCGCGCTGACCAGGAATAGACCCGGTGATCACGCTGCCGAGGTCCTCTACGGTCATCTTTCCTGGCTGAATACCGTTAGCCCCTTCAGGCCCGCGTCCGCCTCTACCGCGTGCCTCTACAGGTGGTGCGAACTCCTTGCCGACGTCTGACTTCGCCCATGAGGCGACACCATCCTTCAGTGGGAGCGTCGTACCATCGTCAGACTTCCACAGGATGGTACCGGTCTCCTCGTCTCGCATCAGGTTGCGAGCGTGAAGCTGATCGACGGCGATGTCAAGCATCTTCGGCTTGACGAATGGCCCGAGCACAGAGGACAGTGCCTGTCTCTCCTCTGCTCTCTGGCCACGAGCTCGCTCAGCTTCATACTGCTGCTGGAAACGCATCGATGATTCGCGAAACTCCTTGTTCTCGCGATCCATGCGAAGCATCTTCGCTCTTACGTCCGGGGAAATGCGAGCCTCACCTCCGGCATCGACGTCCACAGTAGCGTCGACGTCGTCGTCTGTGTCTGCGTCCGTGCTGGCGAGCAACGTACGCAGCTCGTCAAACTTGCCTGCGAGCATTCCCTCGAACTTCTTTGCGAGGTTTTTCTCTATCCGCCCCTCACGCTCTCCCATTGCCTTGTGGAATAGCTTGTTGAACTGCGTGGTGTACTTCTCGTCCGGTTCTTCGTCATCGTCAGGCATTGCTCGTCTCCTAGATCGTCTTTAGTGTCCACTCGATCGCCAACTCGACGATCGTGTTAGCGAGCCAAACGTTACTCGCATTCGGAAGCTGCTGCTTGAGCGAGTCAAACACTCGCACGAAATTATCGTCTAGCCACGCAACTATTCGTAGCAGCAGTCTCGCGAACAGTCGTAGGTCAGGCAGGCTGCGCATCGCGAGTCTTTCTACGCTTCATGCGTCGCTGCCTGCGCGTCAGTCCGTCTTCACCCGGGGTGAACGCTCGTGTGGTTCTGCCGTCAGTCAGCCGACTGTCACGCATGACGAGATCACCATCTACAGTGACTTCGTCGATACGGCGAATGACATGCACGATTGTCCCGAGGCAGAGTGAGCATCTTTCCGGCGACGCGCTAGGTACGTTGGAGTGCGGACAGCTCATGCTGTAGGCGGCTCCTCGCTAGTGTCAGGTTCTTCTGGTGGCTGCTCTGGCTGCACTGTCCACGTCAGGTTGTCCTGCGTGATCGCTCCGGCTAGCTCGTCATGCATCTTCTGCTTGGTGTCTGGGCTGATCGCGTCTCCCAATACGGTGCACGCCATCTGAAACTTGCGCTCGACCTGGAACGTGGCTGATGGAATCGAGACCTGCTCCAGCTGTACTGCCTGTGCGACTAGAGCGTCAGCGTCGGTAATACTGAAACGTGTGTATCCTTCGACGTTTGGAACGTCTACCGGATCCTCTTGACGTATCGCAGCTACCATCGCCACGACCTGCATGGTCGCAGACAGCAGTCGCTTGCCGATCGCTCCGAGCAAGATCATCTGAGCCTGAGCATCCTGCGCCTTGCTGTCGCCGCTTCGTCTCAGCATGGCGCCGCTGGTGTCCTGGCTGAGAGCCATCTGCGTCACCATACGCAGGATCGAGTCACGCAGGTCCTGCACTGCCTGGCGACCGGAGTCAGCGCCAGCCATGTTTGGCCCGATAAACTCAGCCTTATCCTGATGACCCCGTACGTGAACCTGACCAGGGCCGCGCTTGCCGCGATTCGCTCTGTTTGGATCTTTCTGAGCCTCTGAGACGTCGCTGTCGATACCCGGGGACTCGGGGGCTAAGAACTCGTACAGCTGCTGAAAGTTGTACTGAGTCCACTGAAATGCCTCACCATTCGTGCGATTGAAGTAGCTGCGGCATGACGACTCGATGAAGTCACCGATGTGCAGGTACGTTCCGCTGGCGCAGACGTCGAATCGTATCCACGGTACTCGACCAAAGGTGTGCGGCTCTGCAGGCTTTGGCGTAACCATCTCGTCATCGCCTGGTAGACGCTTGGGACTGGTCAGTGACTTCGACTCCTCTACTTCGTATACTGTACAGTCATCAGCAGTCCAGACCGTCCAGCGGTGCGTCTTGACGTCGCGGTCTGAGCTGGCGTGCTCGGCAAACTGCACGCACTCGTATGTTCGAAGCCAGAGTAGTTTGCCATCTCTCTCCTCCCAGTCAGTCACTTGATCGGTGGGCCACGTGCACAGATACGCGTTTAGCTCGCCAGAGACGTCCTGCTCTGCCCTGGACGTCGCAGTACCGCTAGACTTCGGCAGCTCTACCTGAAGCCACGACCAACCGCACGAGACACCCTCGACACACAGGTCACGAATCACCTGGTCGAGTGAGCGATGCTCGCTACCATCTTCGTCGACAGCCGTAGCGCACTTCTGGAACGACTGCCAGAAATCAGTCACTGTGGCCCCCGGCTCTGTCGTCTGTGGCGCTAGACGAACAGGGTCCTGCGCCAAGCCAGCGCTCGTCTGATTAACCACCAGACCGAAGAGATTCTCGTAGAACGCTCGCCGCTTGCGCTCCTCGTAGACGACGTCTTTCTCGTGTGCGTACTTGGGAAAGATAGCTGTCATGACCTGCTCGTCAGTGAGCAGGTGGCTACCGCCGCGATACAGTGCCTTGAGGATGCGTAGTCGCAGTGCGTTGAAGCTCGGATGACACTGCTTGAGACGCTTGTATTTGATGGGAGGAGAGGGCATCAGCGTCGTCTAGGTGCTGACTTGTATTCAGCTGTGTGGCCAGCCATCGCCATCTCCGCCGCCTTCTGATGCTCCTGTGCTTTCTCAGTATGCGCTGCAGCCTTTCCCTCGTTACCGGCAATGCGATGCTCCGATGCTGCCTTGTCGTGCGCACTTGAGGCATCAGCGTGTGCAGCGGCAGAGGGAGCAAGCTTGGCTAGAGCCGAGATTTGCTCGGCTCTAGCGCTGAGCGCTTGACCCTTAGTGTTAGCGCGCTGACGAACAGCGTCAAATGCAGCGTCAAATTTTGTAGTCTTCTTATTGGTGTCCTTGACTCCGAATGATGCGCGAAGCTGCTCATCGTTAGACCGACCGACTGGTCCGGCGAGCTGACGGCCAATAGCGGCAGTGTTGAGTTTCGCGTTCTCTTTCTCAGCGAGAGCAGTATGTATCTCCATTTGTTCGTGATGAAGCTTCACCATTCCAGAGTCGCCAGCGGCTCGGTTAGAGACTATAGCTTTACTGTGAGCAGCGGCAGCTTCTGTATGCTCCTCTGGCGTGCTTGCGGCGCGGCCCTTGGCGTAGGCGGTATCTGTGTCCTTCACATGCTGTGAAGCCAAGGTGCCGTGTGTGATGTTAGCCATTCGCTGATTGAGTGAGTCATACGCAGCTGCGGCGCTCTTGGCGTCAAAGTAAGGGTTGTGTGCCAAATCTTCATGTGTCTTGGCGTACTTGGCGTGCTGTGAAGCTACGTCTGGGTGGCCTGACTCCTTAGCGGCACGTTCAGCAAGTCGATGGCGAACTGCTGCCTCACGGTGATGTGACTCGAAATTACTGTTTCTTGCTCGTTCTGTCAAATTTTCATGTGTCTTGGCGTACTTGGCATGCTGTGAAGCTATGTCTGGGCGGCCTGACTCCTTAGCGGCACGTTCAGCAAATCGATGGCGAACTGCTGCCTCACGGTGATCTGGCTCGAGATTACTGTCTCTTGCTCGTTCTGTCGCTACTTGAGCAACACGTGTAGCTTCTTGACTTTTGGCGAAGGCTGCGTCAGCTTGCTGAGCAGCTTTTCGCGAAGCTTCAAACTTTCTAGTCTGCTCGGCTACGGGACCGGTGCCGTGCGCTGTTCGTTGATTGAACGAGTCAGAAGCAGCCACAGCGGTACTGCGCGCCGCTATCGCCGCAACACTCGACTTTGCCGTGTCCGCTGCCTCCCTCGCGTATCGCGCATGCTCGCTCCCAGGTGCTATCTTCTCAGCGGCCCTGGCGTGCTTGGAGGCCATCTGGGAGGCGTGCTCTGCCACCAGTGCGTGTGAGGCAGCGTCAGCAGTCTGACCAGCGTGGTGGGCAGCGGCGTGTGCTTCCTTCGCCTTCAGCGACTCTCTAGCGAAGTGCTCGGCTCTCGCTCCTCTGTATGCGGGATCCTTGGCCAGAGTAGAGGTCTGCTGTCGAGCGCCGAATTCTCCGGCGTAGTGAGCGTGGGTAGGCATTTTCTTCAGTCCTTTTCAGATAGACGACTGCTCGCGCAGCGTCGCCAGCTTCCCGTAGTGTGCGGCCATCCTGAGTTGTCCAGCTCGCTGTCGATCCACCCTAGACGACAGCGGAATCTTTGTCTGATCGAGACAGAACAGTCTGTCTGCGATGCACGTAGACCTGACGATGATAGGCACGTTCTGCCACCACCCGACGACGTCAGAGTCACGCTCGCCAATCACGACAGCTTCCTGCAGTCTGACGACCGACTGAAGTGCGCTCTTCACGTCCAGGTCTAGCAGCAGCTGCAGCACCACCCGGGGTCTTGCGACGAAGGCGAATCCTCCGCCGCGAGGATCACGACCGAGCGTATTCTTCATTTCGATGCATAGCAGCTCGAGCTTGGTCAGCGGATGCTGCCTGGCGCGGTCGATCACGTCCATGCGGTCGACACCGACGACGGAGCCGACCTGAGCAGGTGTCGCGGCGCTGATCGGTGGAGTCTTGAGGACGTTGCCGTCGCGGAGATCGACAAGCTCAGGAGCTTTCTTGGTTGCGTCGCTCACTTGAACTCCGTCTCTTTCCAGTGCTGATGCCCCATCGACTCGATCATCCTGTGGTGCTCGCCAATCTCATCCCAACTCTTCTCGTGACCTGGCTCTCTAGAGATGGTGTTGACGTGTGGACCACGCGACCCGTTGGGGTTGTGATCACTACTCGTCAGACTGGTGTGGCTCTTGGCGACGTCGTGGTTGTTCATCGCACCGACGAGGTCTGCTCGAGACGTCTCGATGAGCATCTTGCGCTGCATCCCTCTGACACGATCCTTGAACTCTTGCAGAGACATTCCAGGCACGTCTGTCTGCATACCTTGAAACACACGATGGATGAACACCTTGCGATCGCCGAACCCATGCTCCACCGGTGCTCGGTTAGCTGCGTCCTTGGCGAGACGAGCGAGGTGTTCGTCGGAGATTGGAGAGGGAGCGATGGCGGGTTTCTCAGTCTTAGGAGATATAAGAGCAGCTTTAATGCTGCTAGTGTTGTGAGATGTAATCTGCGCTGCGATGTCCATAGCGGCGCTGCGCTTACCTTTAGTTCCCCGTATAGCTATGATATCTTTATGAATCTTCTCAGCAGCAGCATGAAGTTCATGTAGTTTACTGCTTATCGGTAACAGCTGCGCTGCATTTGCATGTGCACGTGCAGCTGCGCGGTGTGCAGCTGCGCTCTGTGCAGCTGTGCTATGTACAGTCGTTCGGTTAGCTTCTACAGTGAGACGAGCAGCCTTGTCAGAGATAGATTCAGAGTGAGCGATTGCTGGCTTCTCAGTCTTATCAGGACTGCTGAATCCTGCGGCATGCCGACTAGCCACCTGAGCTGAGTTAGATTTGTCATCTGCAGATATCGAAACAGCACGCACGATAGGAATCGGCTGCGTCATCTGCTTCGACGCATCGCGCGCAGTCTGAACGTGCGCCGGAGACAGCGCTGCTGCCTCCTTATTCAGTTCAGCCATGCGCTCGTGCACCTTCGATGTCTTCATCTTCTCATCCGGCGCAAGCGACGCCGACTTCGCTCTCGGCTGAGAGGCGAGTGTCTCGCGCATAGACTGGTTGTCTATCTTCTGCGTCTGCTTAGCGTGCGGCTCTGACTCTCGCGCGAGTACGTTTTCGTGCTGTCTAGCTGCCGTGTCCGCTGCCTCCCTCGCGTATCGCGCATGCTCGCTCCCAGGTGCTATCTTCTCAGCGGCCCTGGCGTGCTTGGAGGCCATCTGGGAGGCGTGTGCTACGACCAGAGCATGCGCAGCTCGATCGACGTGAGACTCTGCCACGCGATGAGCCTCGCCAGACTTCAGCGCCTCCCTGGCGAAGTGCTCGGCTCTCGCGCCTCTGTAGGCTGGATCCTTAGCCAGAGTAGAGGTCTGCTGTCGAGCGCCGAACTCTCCGGCGTAGTGAGCATGGGTGGGCATCTACTTCCTATATTTCTTCGACGTGAATGAACGAGCTTGCCGCCCAAGCAGTGTCAAGAGCATTAAAGAACTCCTCACCATCGTCAATCGTCAGCTTGCGCTTGCTGTTGCTTGACAGAACTCCAACGTTCTCGATACTATCCTTGAACGATTTGTTTTCATACTCAGCCATCACCTTATCATCACGCAACGTGAACGTTGCCATAGTCTCAGAGCGATCTGGTGTGATGCACCGAACGATCTTAGAGCGATCCGATGATTGTGTCGATCTCACTCTTACCTCCCTTAGAGACCATGTGTCCTACATTGTGCGTGAATAGTTCCCACCCGTCGTGGCCAGGTTCACTAGACTGTGGTTGCATGATGCTGCTGTCCTCTTTGATAGCTTTGGCCCTGAGAAGACTGTGCCGGATCGCTTCCTTCTCTATGCCTGCTGCATGAAGGGTTTGCGCGACATGGCGCAGATCGATGCTATCGATCATCTTCTGCGTATTGCGGTGTAGCTCATCTTTGATGGTCATCGAAGATACAGGTTGGATAAACCTGACTGGCTCTCCCTTTGGAAATGACAGGCCATGATCGATCAGGATAGGGTGAGGACTCCCATCCGCTTTCGTACCAACTAGCAGGTTGTGAGCATGACGATCACTGTTACCGACTACATAGTCGAAGACTCGTATCTTCTCGCTATCCTCTTGGTTAAACTTATGACCGCTCTTCATTGAACCATCGAGTGGACCATGAAATGGATCGCTAGTGAGTTGCGTACCATCTTTCCAACGCTGCATGGACCCGACTTTACCACCATGATCTCGCACGACGGTCTCTGGAATCATATCATGCATGCCGAAGTGCGCAGCTAGGTTAGACGCAGCCACTTCGCGCTGATAGTACGTCCCAGGATCGATGTTCGGTCGTGCGCGAACTTCACCCTCAGATGGCTTGAAGACTGCCTTGCTCCCGTCCTTGAATGTGATCACCTGACTGCTATTCTGCCCTCCACCGAGGTCAGCTGCACTAGCGATCTCAGCAGTGCGCAGTGAGCCAGTCTTCTCAGACTTAGTCTCAGAAGCAACGCTCTTCTTAGCTTCTTCAGCGTGCTTCTTCGCCTCGTTCGCTTGCTTCCTTGCTTCGTCTGCGTGCTCCTTGGCTTTCGCAGTCTGTTCCTTCAGCTGTGCAACGTGCGTCGCCTTCTCCTCATTATCTTTCGCCTTCTGCACGTCGATCTTCTTGGTCTTCGCCTCTTCATGCGCGTCAGTCTTGCTCGACTGCACCTCTTCATGAGCGTGCTTCGCGATCTTTGCGTGCTTAGTCGCCTCGTCTGCCAGCTCAGAGCCCGGATGCACCTTGGTGACGAATCGAGCGTGAACTGCGGCACGATCAGCTGCGTGAGCTATGGTGGCTTCGTGCTGCAGCTTCTCTTCTGGTGTCTTCGCCTTGGCGTGGCTAGTGAGTGCCGTCAGCGCCTCCTTGGCGAAGTGTTGGGCACGCGCAGCTCTGTAGTGAGGATCCTTCGAGTTGTCTTTCGACAGCTTCTGAGATCCGTCGACAGCTTTCGCCGCTGATTTCTCAGCACTAGCCTGATCGATCTGCTTCCCAGGTTGTCGCGCACTGCCGAACTCACCAGCGTAGTGAGCATGTGTGCGCGACTGGCCGGAGTCGCGAGTCTTGCCTGTGATCTTCTCCAGTGGCACGGCGCTCAGACAACCTTCTCGAAATTCAGCGTCTGCACCTTGATCGGTTTCATCTCATGCTCGAACCACAGGCCGTCGTCTAGCACGATCTCCCCATCGACTACCGAGCACGGTGTGACTACGTGCGGTCCGTGCGGCACTGAACCTTCGACCACAGTCAATGGACCGAACACTGTAGTCTTGAACGTCGTACCGATCGGAATTGGTCGCCCTGAGTAGAAGCGAAACCCACGTATACCTGGTGGTAGCGCGCCGATAGTGATGGTAGACATTCAGTTAGTCTTTCTCGCAATAATCTCTACAGTGGCACCATTCGAATCAGTGTGCGTCACACAATCACCCATCTCAATAGCATGATTTGTGATCATTCTAGCGTGATACACACAGAGCAGCATCTCAGAGTCATCTGGTCTCTTACCGATTATTGTCGGTAGTCTAGGACAACCGTGGATGTAGCACTTTTCATCACTCATTCGGCATCTACTCCCCCATAACTTTTGTCTTAACTGCGTGCGTCCAGGAGTAGAAGCAAATGCCACGGACACCAAGTGGAAGAGAGTTCATCTTTGATGAGTGACATCAGCCTCCTGCCTTTTTGGTATGCATCTTAGCCAGTCTGATGTGATAGTCGTATGCCTCTGGCTGTCCGCGCTTCATCGCCGACTGGGCAGCCTCGGTGTGCGCCTGCGCCGCGTCTGCGTGACTCTTGCGATCTTCAGTGATTTCTGCCGCAGAGGAGAGATGTCTTGCTGCTCTACTTAGATTTCCACTTGACTTCTGTGACTGCGCTGCATGCACATGTGCCTGTGCCGCGGCGCGAAAGTCGTTAGCAGAGACGGCAGTCTTCTGTATCTTCTCAGCACGACTGGAGAGCTTCGAGGCTGCGTGCTTTTGCATCTGCTTCGCAGTCAGCTTGATTGAACTCTCCAGATACTTGGATCTGTCCTTCAGCGCTGTAATGGCAGACCAGTCCTTTGGCGAGACGGCAATCTTACTGAGTTTTCTGATGGCCTTGGCAAGATCAGCCATCTCACTGCGCTTACTAGACTCCTCAGACTTGGTCTTTGATTGCTTCTCTTTCGGTGCTTTGGGAGCCTTGTCTTTCGGCGCCTTGCTCTCTTTCGGAGCCTCGCTCTCTTGCGGTGCTCTCTTGGGCGTCGACTTCGGCTTCCCAGACTCTGTCTTCAGTGGCGTACCTGATCTAACACTGTACGGATTACCGCTGCTTCCGAATTCACCTGCGTAGTGCGCGTGAGTTCTTCCACCAGATCCTCGAGATCGAGTGCCAGTGGCGTAATCCCTGGACTTGCCTATGGCCTTAGCTAGCGGCAACTAGCTCCATGTCTGGATGACGATCTCCTCGCCACACGAGCAATCGAAATCAAACGAAGCACGAATCACCGGTCGCAGTTTGAGCACAGTGCTGCAATTAGTTGATTCACAGAGAACCATTCATGATAAAGTGAATTCCACAGCCCAATACTACAATAGACATGATAATAAGTGCAACTCCTCTCCAGAACTCCCAATCTTGGTCGGTCATGACTTAGCGTCCCTCTCGTGACTCTCCCTGAGAATCTTCACCTCTGCCTTGCTCAGCATTACACGGCTGTCGCTCGAGTAGTCCGTCCACGTCATCACCGCCTGCTCCACCCGGGAGGAGTCGCCGAGGTGGTCGAGTACGTAGCTGCTCGGCAGGATCTTAGCCTCCTGACCGAGCTGCATGACCTCTGGATCGCTTGCCTGCAGCTGCAGTGAGCGCAGCGTCGTTGAGATCCTGCCACTGCGGGCACGGCTTGCCCTCGTAGTTGAGGCCGCGACAGCTCGCCATGTAGATGGCGTAGAAGTCACGAGCGCGGACTACGACGCTTGCGTGAGTCATCGACCCTTTTCTTTTCGCTGCACAGTCTTGTCGACCATCAGCCAGTAGTCTGGGTCGATTGAACGGAATTCTACGACGTCAGACTGGACTTCTACGACACAAGACTGCTCTTCTACGACACAAGACTGCTCTTGCGGATGTCTCAGCGCTTGCGGATGTCTCAGCGCTTGCGGATGCCTCAGCCAGCGGCTGTATCGCTCTCTTGGCGGTGACAGCTCGTTCGTCTTGCAGAACCGGTCGATCAAACTGGCTAGTGAGCTACAGTTCTGTGTTGCGCCGATGTCAGTGGTGGCTACTCGCATAGACAGCCAGGCGACGAATCCGTAGACAGCCTCGCTTGCGCTGAGCTCGAGTCTTGGCTTTGGACGCGACTCGATCGCGTTTGCAAACCAGACGAGCATGGTGCCGTAGTCTGGTCGCAGGCCGCTTCTCACGTGGTCCATGAACTCGTCAGCCCACTTCACAGCATCGTCGCCGCACTCCTTGATGATTTCTGCGCTTGTCTTCATTGACTTGTTTCTCCACCGTGTTTGGATTGCTCGTCTGCGGCTGCGAGCCACTCGCTCATGCGTCGAGCAGCTCAGAGCCAGACGAGCTATTGCTCGGGATCGAACCCGTCGAGATCGAAGTGCGTGAGATCAGGCGCTGGCCCGACAATCACGGTGACGACCAGCGGAACTACAGAGCCGATGCTGACGTCACAGGTTCCCTCACCGACGCCGTGAATAAGGGCGCGCCGGTCGTTGCCAGGATCGAGCGACACCGTCGCTACCGCGTTGTTGTTGCTCGACATGGCAGTCGTCCCTCCGGAGACTGGCGTCGTGCCGTCGATGCTCGAGAAACGGGTGAACCGCACCGGGCGATCTTTGGTCTTGTGAACAGTAGTGCTCGCTGTAGACATAGTTCCTTCTTGTAGGTGTATCGACTCAGCCCAGGACCACCTCCCTGCGAAACGAGGTGAACGAAGACTTGTCGAAAGGTTAGAACTTCGCGTCGCCAGGCGCGGTCACGTGCGGTGGTACGATGATCGGCCATCGCCACTGGCCAGGACCGTCGCCGTTGGTCATGCTCGTCAACCAGAGCTGAGCTGGACCGTCGACCATGCACTGCACGTTGATCTTCCCGTCGTCGAACACGCGAACGACAACGGCCGGACACTCACGTGCGCCATTGTTCATGTTAGGAATCTGCTCCAACTGAGCGTCGCTGAGCGTAACTATCACGATTCTTCCGATTGACGGTTTCTGCACTGTAGATCTCCTTCTGTTGTAAGTGAGACAGCTGCGATTCTTACCTGAGCAGCCAGTCTGCCAGGTCGGGCGGCATAGACGCGATCGTCTTCGGCACAGACGCTGAACCCTTCTCCACACCGACGACGAGCGCCAGGATCGACGCCATCACGTCACTGCCGACGCTGTCTGTTTCCTCAGCGGTGTCGCTGACGACCAGGCCGTACCGCGACCCGCCGAGTCGCTGCTTGAACTGGGCACTGTCGTATATCAGCACGCCACTAGCTTCACCATTGTTCGCAGCGTCTTGCTGCGAGTCGAAGATGACGACGCGATCGTGGATACTGCCGATCACGACGACCCAGTGGTCTACGCCGTCGACGCACAGAATCGTCGGAGAGCCGCGATCGAGCGAGGCGCGGATGCTCGTCAGCAGTGCGTCGAGCGGTTGTCCTCGCAACTCCTGCACGCTGTACTGTAGCACGCGCAGCGCGCATGCGATACCCTTCTCGTCTGTCCCATTCTCTTTCGTGGTGCCGGCTAGCTGCTTGATCCGAGCTATTTCCGACGTGTGGTCGTGGCCGAGTGCTAAACACGCGTTGACGATCGCGTAGACGCCGCAGGACCATGTATCGGGTTGGAGAAGCATCAGTCCTCGAGGTCGACGCTCGTTAGTGCAGCGTCAATGACAGATACGCTCTGGCAGGTTGAACCACGTAGGTGGCCGGATGAGCAGTGACAGACAGTGCTTTCGCCGTTCGTCGCGATCGCCGCGTCGTGCGTCTTCTGCAGCTCGAGCACCTTGCTCTCCATGAGATCAACGTACTCGCGCATCTTCTGAGTCGCGGCGCCCATGCAGATCTCGTCCTCTAGCGTGAGCTTCGTGTCGTCTGGCTCCTGTTCTCGCAGTGCAATCGAGCCGAGCCGTGCGTACTTCTCGACGCTGGTGTGCCCGTCCCATCCGGGTGCCTCGCGTCGCGGGAGAAAGCTGAACCACTCGACTTCGCTGTCGTGAACATGCCAGGAGACCTGACCGTAAGGTGTGACGACGTAGACCACGTTGAGCCAGTCAGCGTCCCACTGCTCACCTTCGTGCAGTCCAACCCATGCCTTCCATCCTAGCACCACGGCGAACTTGGCGAAGAAACAGACGAGCATGTCACGCTCGCTGTAGACAGCGTCCTTATCCTTGCGGAGCACAGCGACAGTCTCTTTGAGCTCGGCATTGTCTTCTGCTGTTTGGTTGAGAGTGTCGACCAATACGTCGTCACAGGTGTTGACAGCACGTAAGCTTCGGAGACTCTCATTCTCCGTCATGAGCCGTAGGATCGTTGCTCCATAGCTGTGCTCACTGCCGTTGATCGACTCTGCGTATCGCCGAAGATCCTCGCGCTGCGTGTCTGTCAGTCTAGAGTCAGTCATTGGATTCCACCTTTGTCTTAGAGCTTCATTCTTCGCTGCTCCCAGATGATCTCTGAGAGAAGACCGCCGAGGTCTGTTGCCTGCTTGTTGCTTAGCGTGAGCTGGTAATGCTGTTGCGGTTGCTGCCAGTCGTTCAGCCATGTCTCTACACCACTATACGAGGTGTGGTGTTGATGCGGACCTCGGTGAATACACGGCTCACCGAGCTTGGGACTGATCGACGTGCAGGGAGACCAGGCGTTGCGCTCCTGCTTGGTCAACTCACGCTGGCCAGGACAGATATGTTGAGTGGCTCGCAGTCCTAGACCATCTTCACGACCTAACATCGCAATGAATAACGTCGCAGTTTGCACATTTGACGCACACGCAGAAGGGATAGATACCTCTACAGACACACTGCGCTTCAGGTATCGTTCGCGTGAACAGATATGGATGGTCAGCGTGCGACTTTCCGGCATAGTGTCTCTGTTGACAGTGAGTACAGTCGATACAGATACATTGAATAAGTGGCATTCCGCAGCTTGTGCAGAAAGACATATCGAGTGCCTCTGTCATACATTGTCTCAGGTCGTCGTACTGTCAGTGATCAACCCAAGCGACACCAACGCCGCGAGGAGCGACACCAACGCCGCGCCTGCAGTCTTAGAGCCAGTGACTGTCGGCTTCGTCACTGGAGTCGCGCTGAAGAACCCGAACTTGCTAGACAGGTGGCGAATACTGCCGTCTGTGCCGAAGTCCGCGATGGTGGCGTTGTTGGTCGTTTGACGAAACCGCAGCACGCTACCCGACCCTGTCGGTTGGTCGAAGCTGTACTGGTTGCCGCCGGATGGGTCACATAGAGTAAGCACGTGACCTGTAGCGCTCGCTTCTGCCTTGATCTTGATGCCGATGGCACCACCGAGCATGAAGAAGTCCTTGTCGATCACCCACTGAGTAGTCGGGGTGGAGTCGTGTACGGCCAGCACGTCGCCAGTCTGCGATGGTCCTCGCCGTAGACGCATCGTCGCCATCGCAGGTTCGTCATCTTGAGCAGAGACTTGAATCCTGGCCGACCCGTTTGGTGGTGTGACACCGACGCCGAACGTTGGCGACAGAGAGCCGCGATGCAGCGCGTACAGCAGATCGATGACAGAGTTGCGCGTGATCGTCACGCGAACACCAGTTGCTGTGATCGTCGCATTTGCACTCAGCGTCAGGCTGTTGACGCTGGCGACTGACGAGACCGTCGTGCCGTTTGGAACACCTGGACCACTGACTGCTGCGCCGACGAGCGCAGACGAAAATCCTCCCAGGGTTGCACTCGTCACTGTCGGCGAGCCGCTGGTCGTCACACCATCAGTAAACGAGTAGGTGTTCCGAACGCCGACTGCGACGAAGTCACGCTCTGGCGAGTTTGCCGTGTCGATGCCAGAGAACCACGTGCCGTTAGCGCCGATGTAGTTGAGCTCTAGGCCCTGAAGCGGACCTGGCGCGCCGGTCGCGCCGACTGGACCTTGTGAGCCGGCGTCACCCTGAGGGCCAGTCGACCCGGTGAGGCCGCTCATTGGCCAGAGACTGAGTCCAGTGCCGTCTGCGACTAGAACGCACACGCCAGATGGTGGAATAACGAGCGACACAGCGCCAGGACATGTCACTCTGTTGACTGCAAGGCTGCGAATATCAGCGTGCGTGATGATTACATTTCCGGTGACTGCGTCGTTTCGCAGCAGAACCAATTCGACGTTGGAGAACGAGCTGTAGTCGAAGCCAGTGATCGTCGAATCACTGCTGACTGGCAGAAGACGCCACACCGTCGGCATGCGACCTGCGCCGGTACCGAGGTTGTGATTGAACTTGCTAAGTGTAAGTGGAGCTGTCTGCGTGCCTAGATTCATGTCTTTACTCCTACAGCGTCAGTGCTGGCTGACGCTACATCTCGCTGCCTTGGTCGTAGTCTGCCTCAGTCACTGGTGGACGGTCTCTGTACAGCAGATTCCACCCGTGTGCTGCAGCATCGATGATGTCGTCGTGAAGATCGTCCACGCCAGTGAACAACTTGAACTCCTCGATCAGTTCGTCTGCCCAGTCTTCGTCGATCGGCACGTGAACCCGACCTTGGTTCCACGCAGTGCTGAGAGGAATGGAGCGTGTGAACTTGTCCTTGCCACCGACTTCGACGTCTACGATCCTGAGCTTGTTGTTCGCTCGTCTGAGCATCTGCGAGACAGCGCGACCAGCGTTGGCCGCGACTGTCTCGACAGCGATGAGCAATCTGTACTTGCGCTGTATGCGCTCGAGGATCGTAGTGACCTCGGGAACCTCCTCCTGTACGTGAATACAGTCGTAGATCCACATCTCGCTCTCGACGCCGTAGCCTGACATCGCGACGACGAGGATGGCCGAGAAGTCAGCGCTGGTCTTAGCACTCGCCGCAGTGTCAGCTGGGATGCAGGCGCGCTTCCTGGTCCAGGTGAACTCACTCTTGCGCAGAACTTCACTGTAGTGTCTCGCCTCTAGTGCTGTTCTGCTCTCGTCCTGCATGCAGGTCAGGCGCGCCTGAGCAGCGGCTGGAAGTGCTGCGTACTGCGTATGTGTGAAGACCCGCGCATTCTCCTTGAAGACAGTGTTCTTCTGGTAGCGCGACGGCTCGTGAAAGATCGCCTTGCCGATTGGCCGAGGCGCGCCACCGTAGAGCGCCCACCACAGCGCCTCACCAATCGTCCGACGAATGTCGTCAAGGTGTCCGTCGTGACCACAAGGCTCGGTACAGATCGCATATGGATACTTCTGAGACCAAGCGACCTCGCCATACGCTTCGTCCTTCAAGTCCTTGATCGGACCGAACCTAGCTCTCTCAGCGACTGACAGCGCGAGCCACTGGGTTTTGCTGATGATCCTTCGTCCAAGGATGTCATCCTTGGAGTCAGCCACCGTCGGAACGTGGATACGATCCCACTTGAGGTTCTTGTTGATCCAGCCGATCAGATCGTTCTCACCCCACCGGGTGTGCAGCACGAAGATTGAGCCACCCTGCAGTCGAGTGTACGCCACTCCCTTGAATCGCGAGATCACCTGGCCGTTGATCGCGATGGAGCGAGCCTCTTGCTCGTCCTTGTATGGGTCGTCGTAGAGGATGACGCCAGGTACTCGCTGCCCAGTTAACTTGCCACGTGCGCCGGCAGCGATCAGACCACCGCGCTCTGGCGTGTGCCAGTGGCCTTTCGCCTTGCTGTCTGCCGCGAGCCTGAGACCGGCGACGCTGGCGTAGTCTAGCGCCAGCGACGACTTGTCCATCGCCTGGGCGCCGGAGTACGTGACGTAGGCGTTCTGGTCAGCAGGCGAGCGACACAGCCACCAGATCAACAGACGAAGTAGAATCGTGGTCTTGGCGTGACCTGGACCTACGTCGATGGTGACGCGCACCGGAGCAACGCGCGCCTGCTCGATAGCGTCGACGACCGGCAGCAGGTGCGCCGGCACTGGCTCGTCCGGCCAGAGACGCGAGACGAAGTCGACTGGACACTCGCCGCCAACGAGAGACTCGAGTCCGTCTGTGAGCTCAGCGCGCTCCTGATCAGACAGGAACTCGAGGTTGGCAGGATCGTACTGCGGCAGAGCGAGACGTGTCACCAGAGCACCGATGATGAGTCTATTAGACACGACAATCACACAGCTCCCTCAGCTCGAGTAGCAGCTATCTTCTGCTGTTCAGCTAGTTGTCTCTCTAGTCTAATCGTGTCCGCTCTGTTCTGGTGATGCCCTGCCTGCTTCTCGTGCAGAGTTACGGTCTTCGCGTCACCGGTGTTAGCCTTGGCTGCCGCCCGGTGTGACGCTGCAGCGGCCTCCTGGGTCTTCACGCTCGGCGCGTCGCTGGCGATCTTCGTCTTGCCGAACGCGCTCTTCGTAGCGGCCTTCGCCGCTGCGGTGCGCGTCTCGGTCGACGTGATCGGTGGCTCAGCGTGAGCGAGACTTGCCTTCGCCAACTTGGTCGTCTCGTAAGCCTGAGCAGCATAGGTCGCGTGCTCGCTGCCAGGCGCCATCCTCTCGGCCGCTCTCGCGTGCTTCGCCGCCATCTGTACGGCGTGCTCTACGACCAGTGCGTGCGCGGCGCGCGCGCTGCCGACTGCACTGCCGTGAGCCGCTGCAGCGACCTGCGCAGTGCGTGCGAAGTGCTCAGCCCGAGCAGCGCGATAGACTGGATCCTTCGCCAGCTTTGAGGTCTGCTGTCGCGAGCCGAGCTCGCCTGCGTAGTGAGCGTGGGTGGTCACGTGAGCCTTCTCATGGTATCATCCACTTCTCACCAGTCAGCTGGCTCTTGACGCTATCCGGAGGGCCGTCGCCCACTGCACTATAGTTGCGAACGCTGATCACTGGACGTCCTCACTATCGATACGAGCTATCATTATCTTGTTTGCGTCCGTGTTGGACACGCCAGTCGCGATCAGTTCGTCGAACTGCTTCCGCTTCTCGAGGAGACCAGCGTATGCCTTCTGAAAACATGGATCGCACGTGTAGTGCTTCAGTTCCTCACTGTCTGGCAGAACGAGTGTAACGATCTCGTCAGTTGGAGTGCCGCAGCCGAGGCAGGGAGCGCTCATCTCACCACTCCCATTGCTTCGTAACGGCGAAGGCCCTGATCGGTCTGCTGTCGCGAGCCGAGCTCGCCTGCGTAGTGAGCGTGAGTAGGCACTCTACAGCCCCAGGATCCTTCTGACGATCCCAAGCTTCTTGGTCATCGTCATCTTCGGCAAGGTCACAGCCTGCGCTGCGCGACTGTCCTCTGGCGTAGCTGTCTTCTCGTACGCGACTTTCTGCGCGTTTCGCTTGACGAGTAGGTCTTCGCGCATGCGTCTTCGCCGCACGTCCTCTTGGCGCTTGGCCTGCGACGCGATCTCTTGCTCGTAGGTCTTATGCACGACTGGCGCAGGTTTGTGGACGTAGTTTGGCCGCGTGCGTGAGAGCATGTCGAGCACGCTTTCCTTGCGCGGCGCTGCGTGCACTATCGGCTCTGAATGTGCTGGATGCTCGCTCTCACCGTGTATGCGCCCCATCTGAGCACCGAAGTGCCAGGTTGGTGTCTCAGAGTGCAGTACTGCACTTGTCTCGTCCTCACCGTGTACTCGCTCGAAGCCTACGCCACGCGGGTTGAGTCTCACGACAGGTACCTTTCTTGGCTTGAACACTGACTTGCGCTCGGCCTCTGCTGCGAGTGCGCTTGCCAGAGCGTGCCTGGTCTGCGCCGCGGCGTGCGCCTTCGTGTGTCGCTCGACATCCTGCGCATGCGTGAACACGACTGCCTTAGCCTTCATGGCTCTCGCAGCCGCAGCGTCCGCCCTGCGCACGCTGTCTGCTGTCGCAGTCTTCCTAGCAGTCTGCATCGCCTTCTTCGCTGTCGCCGCTGCTTTGCTGGCTCTTTCTTCTGAGCTACGCTGCGCTGCGACGGCGCGCAGCGCACGCTCTGCGGCGAGCTGCACGGCAGCTGCAGGAGTGAAACAGAACGCATGCGCGAGCGCACGTCTCGAATACACTGTGGTGAAGGTGAGCACGC